GAAACAGATCGCCGGCTAAAAAAAGGCCGGCCAAAAAAAAAGCCCGAAAATAGATCACACTGATTAAACTTTGCCATTATGAAATGATGAATAATAATTAAATATCCTGTTATAAATGTAAACATTACTATTTTTTTTTTAAAAAAAAATATTTAACAAACATTTTTAAATATGTTTTTGAAATTTTACATGTAAACCAACTTACTCTCAGTCAGGAACTAGTATATTATTAGACACCAATGTATGGCTGATTATCTTTTAATAAATAACAGCATACTTTTAGTTTTGTAGTTTTCTAGCAAGACTTTAATTTTCTCTGGATCTGTCGTTTTTAATGATAAAAGAGAGGATTCTGGACTATAATTTTTAAATGATAATATTTTTACTAATATATTATCATTCTTTCGTTTTGCTATTTCTAAACACTCTTCGAAGGCAGTAGCTCCTAAATCTATACAAAAGAAAATGTTAGTTATTTGACAGAGTTTTACCGAGATAATCATTGCCAGATTAATATCAACCCCCAATACAAAACAATAGTAAATAGTTAAAAAATTGCTATCTCTCGTACAGGACAGATACATCATATCATTAATGCTCATATCAATCTTTTTTATATTATTCATTTCATGAAAATCATACACATTGTTAAAAGATAGCCCACATATTAATCGCCAATCTTTAAAATGTTTATATCTTTGATAAAAGTATTGAATAGCTTCAGTATAATTATATCGTACTGCCAATGCGTACCAAAATCTAGTCAACTTTTCGCTAAATGAAACATCATCCAATATGAAGTTGATTGATATTTTCTCCAAATCCCAATAAATTATTGTTTTCAATATATCTATATTTAGAAAAAGGAAATTATTAGATAATAGTTCATGGCATATAATAATATTACTGCTAGATTTAATACGGTATACTTTACAAAATATATTTATAGCATCCGTTTCACCCAAAGTTTTCTTCGCACCTAACTTCCGACAGAAGTTCCAGGTACACTCCGTATTGGCAGTGGCCAACCCAAAGTTAATATTCGCACCCCACTCAGTAAACAGCTTTATGAGATTATAGTTATTTTCTTGTACAGCTTTCATTAATGCGAGATTTATCTCTAAACCGTCTTTAAAGGTTACTGATTTTATCATTTGATGATCCTCATCATTAGTAGAAAGCATAATTGGGCCCCCATGCCACCATAAACCACAACATTTTAATATATGACAATATTCCCTAGATTGAGAATATTCTTTAGATATATGCTGTGTGGCCAGTACTTTTTTAGTAAGGGCCTGCAGAGAAGATGGTGTAGGCATGTTCCTTCATCTACAAAATAAATCAAATTAAATTATTTATTTCTGGCGCTCTATGGCCTTATTATATAAGCTCTATACACAAAAAAAAAGGTTACACCCGCTGTGACGATGTATACTTTTATTTGTGGCTAAAATTTATTTTCCTATGCAACATCCTATTATAGAAGGTCATATTAAATATACCCTTTGAAAAAAAAATCTTGAGTTCTATTAATATATCCTATTCTTGACAAGATTAAAAATACCCAATACACATATAGTCAAAGGTTGACATATTCTTTGAGTAATAGGATTTCAACATGGTATTAATTTTTTTTGGGTCAATTATTTTTGGGATTAGGAAGGGATCCGGACTATAATTTTTAAATGATAACATATTTACTATTAAATGATAATTTTTTTGTTCTGCCAATGCCTTACTCTCTTCAATAGCATTAGCCCCCAAGTCCATACAAAAGAACATGTTAAAAACATTATAGTTTAATATTGAGGTAAACATTGCCTGATTCATGTCGGCCCCCAATGCAAAACAGTAGTAAATAGTCAAAAAATTGTTGTCACGGATACAGGCCAGCTGCATCATTTCATCAATATCGATATGAACTTTTCCTGTGATATATATCTCATGAAGATCAAACACATTGTTAAAAGAAAGCGCACAATTTAAACGCCACTCAGTGAGCTGCTCATATTCTTGATAGAAATATTGAATCGCTTCTTTAAGCTTATATCTTACCGCTATACCATACCAATATTTAGTTAACATCTCACTCAATGAAGTATTATCATCCAATATGATATTGTCTGTTATATCCTTTAGATCCCAATAAATTATCATCTTTAACTCCTCCATATCTACATTCTGTAAAAGGAGATTATTAGAAAACAATTCATGGCATAGAATGATATTACTACTCGTTTTATGACGCTTTGTTTTAAAGAAAAATCGTAAAATTTCACTAGCCTCAAGACCTTCTTTGGCACCCAATTTTCGGCATAGGTTTCGGGTATGCTCCTGATTAACAGAAAGTAACCCATAATTAATATTTGCACCCCATTCAGTAAACAACATGATCAATTCATAGTTATTTTCCTGCACAGCTTTCATTAATGCAGTATTAAGTAACAAGCCCTCTTTAAGTATTGGTGTCTTCACTAACATTTGATGGTTCTTATCATAACAAAGCATTAGTGGGGCTTCATGCCACCATAAACCACAACATTTTAATATATAATAATCATCTTCAGACACAGGTTGTGTGGCTAGTACTTTTTTAGTAAGTGCTTGTAAACTAGATGGTAGCATACTTCTTCTATCTACGAAATAATTACTTCTGGAAAAAAAATCAAATTAAAATACTAGAATCTAATATATTTTTAATAAGCCTGTAAATTACTATTATATAAATATTCTTCCCCGCCGTATTCTTACCGAGGGCGTCTTTTTATATGCCAACATATTTTTAGATCTATAGTTTTTTAACAAGTCATTAATTTTCTCTGGATCTGTCGTTTTTAATGATAAAAGCGAGGCATTTGAACTATAATAATCTTTAAATCTTAATATTTCTACTAATATACCATTATTTGCTAATTTTAAACACTCTTCGAAAGCAGTAGCTCCCAAATCTATACAAAAGAACAAGTTATTAATATAAAACTTTTTTACCGAGGTACACATTGCCTGATTGATGTCAGCCCCCAATGCAAAACAATAGTAAATAGTTAAAAAATTGCTATTATTTATACAGGCCAACTGCATCATTTCATTCATATCCATATCAACTTCTTCTTTATTATATATCTCATGAAGATCAAACACGTTATTATAAGCAAGCCCACATATTAATCGCCAATCTTTAAAATGCCTATATTGTTGATAAAAATATTGGATGGCTTCAGTAAGGTTATGTCGTACCGCTATACTATACCATAACCTAGTTAGCATTTCGCTGAATGATATTTCATCCAATATAAAGTTGATTGATATCTTCTCTAGAAAACAACAAATTATTACTTTCAATCCCTCTACATTTTCATTCATATGGGGGTTGTTAGATAACAATTCATGACATAAAATAATATTATTGCTCGTTCGAATACGATGAATTTTACAAAAAATATTACAAAATATTTCTAAAATATCCCTTTCAATCAAAACGTCCTTCGCACCTAGCTCTCGACAAAGATTTCGGGTGTACTCCGTATTAACAGTGACTAACCCAACATTAATGTCTGCACCCCATTCGGTAAACAGCTGTATTACACTACGATTGTTTTCCTGCACGGCTTTCATTAATGCAACATTTATCTCTAAACCATCTTTAAAGCTTGCTGATTTTATCATTTGATGATCCTCATCATTAGTAGAAAGCATGATTGGACCTCCATGCCACCACAACCCACAACGCTCTAAAATACAATAATCATCTTTAGACACATGCTGGAAGTCCAGTACCCTTTTGACAAGGATCTGTAGAGAAGATGGTGTAGACATATTCTTTTTTTTGCAAAATAGTTTAAATTTTAGTCTGTAAAGAATGATTAGATAAACTAAGTAATTGACGTTAGTTATAGGCATTAAATGTTATGCAGATCTATAAAAAAATAAACGACACAAAAAAAATATGTTTAATATTAAAATGACAATGTCTACATTGCTTATTGCTCTTATTGTTCTACTTATTATTATGATAGTCGTATTTTTATATTATAAAAAACAACAACCACCGAAAAAGGTCTGTAAAGTAGATAAAGATTGTGGTAGTGGAGAGCATTGTGTTCGTGGAACATGTAGCTCATTGAGCTGCTTAGACGCTGTAAAAACGGACAAACGAAATATTAAAATAGATTCTAAGATTTCCTCATGCGAATTTACTCCCAATTTTTACCGTTTTACGGATACTGCTGCTGATGAGCAGCAAGAATTTGGAAAAACACGCCATCCTATAAAAATAACTCCATCTCCAAGTGAACCCCATAGCTCTCAAGAGGTGTGTGAAAAATATTGTTCATGGGGAACAGATGACTGTACAGGTTGGGAATATGTTGGTGATGAAAAAGAGGGAACATGTTATATATATAATAATCCACATCCGTCTCTTAAATATGGTAAGGATCACGTCATAGCCTTACCCAGAAATCATAAACATGCGTAAATAAATTTAATTAGTTAATGTATCCTTTTTAAAAATCTATAAATATTCTCTCGATATATGCTGAAATTTTTATATAAAAAAAAATAATTATTTATTATAATTCATCTAGAAATTTTACAGATAAATTTATATCATTGTGCACCGATGCACGACTGATTTTTTGGGACCAGGACCTTCTGCAATATCATTATATTTTCTTTCATTAATATACCATTCAGATGAAAATGTTGAATAATTTTTATGGCAACAATCTACCATTGAATTATTTTTAGTAGTTTCTATTACATCATTTATTTTATCAGACTCATCTTTATAGTCTTGATAATTTTTGTTCTCAACTTCTAAAACATAATCATTATTTTTCAAAGAGGTATCCATGATGATACTTAGTAAAAATACTTTAAGTTTTAAGTTAAGACATTTAAAATGATTGTTGTATAAATTTACCATTCACAAATAAAACTTATAACATTACATATAATTGCCATTCGTTATTCAATCTCATAGAATATACTTCTGATGGTTCAACATTCTGTGAATCAGTATTCTGCTCATCAGTACATTTATTATCATTAATATTTTTAGGCTGTTTTTCCGATGTTTTATCGTTGCAATGAGCCTGCTCCTCCTTTAATGGAGGAGTATCTGTTGAAGACATCTGTTTAGGAAGAGTGTCATCCATATCTATTATGAAGAAAACATATTAAGTTTTAATACAATCAAGAATATTTTTGATTATGTCTATTTTTTATCGATATTGTTAATAACATCTAAATTATTTTTTTATGTAAAAAAAAGATATGGTAACAATCTTTATTCTGTCCAATTATCTTATGATAATTATCAAAGTACTATTTTAAAGATGATTATCAATGCGGCAAATATCATAAGCTAACATATTTTTCGGATAATAGTTTTTTAGTAAAGTATTAATTTTTTCAGGATTAGTCTCTTTTGCTAATAAGATAGGATTCGCTTTATAAATTTTTAAAGATAATATATCAATTATTACAGAATAACCGTGTCGTTCTGCTAATTCTAAACTCTCTTCGAAGACATCAGCCCCTAAATCCATACAAAAGAACATATTTTCAATTCGAAAGTTTGATACTGAGCCATACATTGCCCGATTGATGTCGGCTCCCAATGCAAAACAATAATAAATAGTTAAAAAATTGTTGTCACGCATACAGGCCAGCCGCATCATTTTATTAATATTCATATCAATATTCATTGTGTTACATATCTCATGTAGGTCAAATACGTTGTTAAAAGAAAGTGCACAAATTAAGCGCCACTCATTAAGATGTTCATATTCTTGACAGAAATATTGAATAGCTTCTTTAAGATTATATTTTACTGCGATGCCGTACCAATATTTAGTTAACATCTCACTTAATGAAATCTCACTTAATGGGATATCATTTACTATAAGATTGCTTGTTAAATCCTTCAATTCCCAATAAATGATCATCCTTAATTCCACCATGTTTACATTTTTTAAAAAAGGGTTATTAGAAAATAATTCATGACACAAAATGATATTACTACTCGTTTTATGACGCTTTGTTTCAAAGAAAAATCGTAAAATTTCACTTGTCTCAAGACCTTCTTTGGCTCCCAATTTTCGGCATAGGTTTCGAGTATGCTCCTTATTAACAGAAAGTAACGCATAATTAATATTTGCACCCCATTCAGTAAACAACACAATTAGGTCATAATTATTTTCTTTGACCGCCAACACTAATGCAGTATTAAGCTTTATACCTTCTTTATAGCATGGCGTTTTTATTAATATTTGTTCACTATCTGTATAAAGTGTGATAGGAGCATCGTGCCACCATAAACCGAAACGCTTTAAAATACAATAATCATCATTAGAGACGTGCTGTGTGGCCAATACCCTTTTGGTAAGTGCTTGTAAAGTCGATGGCTGCATGTTTATTCTGTTTAAAAAAAAATCAAATTATTAAGTTAACATAAAGATCAACCCGTAGGTAGTAATAGTTGCAGCCATTCGGTAAACAATCTTATTAGATCATAATTGTTTTCCTGTACGCTTTCATGAATGTGATATTTAATTAGTAGGCCTCAAAGAAGGCCTACTAATTTTATCTAAAAAAATAAACTACATAATATCTTGTTTCTTCATCAAATTATCATACCATTTAAAGTGTGTAGGTTGGGAACATTCCATAATGTGGGTATCAGGGTATTTATATATTTTCTGGTAGAAACATTTATTTGGCAGATGTGTTGTCCAACATTTATGTCTAATAAAATCATTTTCATCTATGGGGGGATGATTCTTAAAAACCTTATTCCTACAGATGCCATTTTGACAATCCCAGCAAAAGTCACAATATTTTCCATGAGTACACCAATGTTCGAGCTCTCTTTCGGGAGGAATGCTGCCAATCTTATGTTGTTTATCTAGCAACTCACGGTACAGCATCAGTTGAGAAAGCAGAAAGAAGATTACCAGAAGAACTAGCAAATATATAATAGTCTGCAAACTACGTTTGCGAACGTAATTTGCAACTAAAACACAACCCACAAGATAAAATCCATAGGTTAATAATTTCTGCCATTTTCGTATAACTGCCTCATGCCATTCATGGCTTATGTGTTGTGGACATTCTGTTCGGTAAATTTTATGAGGCTTTATAGAAGTTATGTAGTAGATACAGAAATCATTGCGATGATAAACACTGCAGTTAGCTATGTAGTCATTTTCAAGAATGGGAGAATGGTTTTCAAAGACCTTGTTCCTACAAATACCATCTTGACAGTCCCAACAGAATCTACAGTGGTTTGCATAAGTGCACCAGTATCCAAGATCCTTTTCAGGTGGGGTACTTGTTCTTTCCACCAAGGGCTCTAGCTCATATGTATAAAGAAGAGTTGGAATAGATAATAGGGTAAATATTTGCAGACCAAACATGGCTACTTGTGAACAAGTGGCTGCTCGTCAGCAACTGGCTGCTCGTCAGCAAATAGCTGTTTATCAGCAAGTGCTGCTTGTGGGTAAGCCAATAAACCGGCCATACCCTTAAAAGGAGAATTCAGTTTGATAAAAAAAATAACTAGTTTCCTAGCAATCCAGTTAAGCATTTAGTAAATGAATGGCATCACACGTCTGCATCATGCATTCTACTTGAAAAATGGGCCCATCTCTTACATATTTACACTGACGGTGAATCATACAGTGTTCCATGGGATAGCTATGCTCCTGCACAAAAGGCATATCTTTTAGAACTTTATTCTTGCAAAAGCCATCCTGACAAGCCCAGCAAAACCGACAATTTTTCACATATTGACACCAGCATCTAAGCTCCTCTTCTAGGGGATTGTCGGTCGAAAAATCTTGTAGATTAGCTGGACTAACTAGACCAGCTAGACTAGCTAGACCAACTAGCACTAGGCCGAGGTAACTAAAGAACCCCATTGTAGTGTTATATAACGAAAGTTATATAACGAAAAAACATGTTAAATTTTGGACAAAAAAAGACCTTTTTATAGATCTGGAAAAAAAAATCTCACAGATCTCATTAAAAACCCTCACAGATCCTCTCTTTCATAAATTTTCATTCCCAATCGATGAGGTCTGTTATGAGGAACTGGATCAGAACAATCCATAGTATGATATTGTCCATTTCCTTCATCATAAGTACATTGGTTATACCAACGAGAAACCTTACATAGTGTCAAATAGCTGTTCTTAATAATCAATGGCATGCTCTCATTCACCTTGTTCTTGCAAATACCATGTTCACAATCCCAGCAAAACCTGCAGCTTTCCATGTAGGTACACCAAAATCCAAGTTCTTCCTCTGGAGGATTCTCTGTTGAATAGAGATGTCCAGCATTCTTTGCTGGTAGTCCAAAGACTTGATTGGCCAGCAGGCCAAGAATTCCCAAGAAGATCACCAACATTGCTGGCTGGCTGGCTGAACAGCTGCTAGATAGCTGCTGAATAGCTGCTAATTAGCAAACCAAGTGACTCGCCCTCTCTACTCTTCATAATAGAATTTAAGATTGGGTCCAGCATTTTTCCCATGTTTTACAGGGAAAAGATATTTTTAGTCTATGAACGCACATGGTTCCGCACATTTAGAAAAAATAAAACATTTTTCTTTCCTCTTTCTTCCAACTAGCAGCAAGCCAAGGTAACTAAAGAACCTCATTGTAGTGTTATATTACGGAAAAAACATGTTAAATTTCGGTCAAAAAAGCCTTTTTTATGGATCTGAAAAAAAATATCACAGATCTCATTAAAAAGCCTCACAGATCTTCCTTTTCATAAATTTTCATTCTCAATTGGTGAGGACGATTGTGAGGTACTGGATCAGAACAATCCATAACATGGTAATGCCCATTTCCTTCATCATATGTACACTGGTTATACCAGCGAGAAACCTCACAAGATGTCAAATAACTGTTCTCAATAATCAATGGCATGCTCTCATTCACCTTGTTCTTGCAAATTCCATGTGCACATTCCCAGCAAAACTTGCAGCTTTCCATGTAAGTACACCAGTATCCAAGTTCTTCTTGTGGAGGATTATCCGTTGAACGAAGATGCCCTCCTGCCTGAGTAGGCAGTCCTAAGATCTGATTGGCCAGCAGGCCAAGAATTCCCAAGAAAATCACCAACATTGCTACGGCTGGCTGAACAGCTGCTAGATAGCTGCTAATTAGCAAACCAAGTGACTCGCCCTCTCTACTCTTCATAAGAGAATTTAAGATTCGGTTCGGCATTTTTTGATATTTTACAAGAAAAAGATATTTTTAGCTATAAATACATTTCAAATATCGTACATCTAGAAAAAAAACAGAAATTTATTTAATTTTGGCTGACATTTTTTTTCCACTCTCTCTTTAAGATTTTGTAAGGATTCCAGGGCTTTGGTTCAGAACAGGCCATTACATGGTCAATCCCCTGTCCTAGATCATACATACATTTATTTAGCCAGCGGGAAACTATACATGATTGCACATACTCATTTTCAAGAATTGTTGTATTCTCCAATTTGCCCTCACAAAGGCCATTTTGACAGTTCCAGCAAAATTTACAGCTTTCCGTGTAAGTGCACCAGTATCCAAGTTCTTCTTTTGGAGGATTATCCGTTGGATGAAGTTGTCCAGCTGGTTGATTAGGTAGCCCTAAGACCTGGTTGGCCAGCAGGCCAAGGAGTCCCAAGAAGATCACCAACATTGCTATGGCTGACTAAACAGCCGACTAAACAGCTGACTAAACAGCGGCTAATTAGCAAACCAAGCGACCCACTCTACTTTTCATAAGATAGTTTAGAATTCGGTCTAACGTTTTTCCAATGTTTTATAGGAAAAAGATATTTTTAGCTATGAATGCACTTCACATATCCTACATTCAGAAAAAAAATCAAACCAATTTATTGAATTTTGACTGTAACAAATTTACTGACAAACTCTAGAGTTCATCTTTTTTCCACTCCTTCCTGAAGTATTTGTAGGGATTCCAAGACTGTGGCTGAGAACAATTCATTGTATGATAGATACCCTTATTTAAATCATACATACATTTATTCATCCAGCGGGAAACTGAACATGGTCGCACAAACTCATTTTTATAAATGACTGACCCATCTACTTTGTTTATACAATTGCCATCTTGGCAGTCCCAACAAAACTGGCAACTTTCCATGTAGGTGCACCAATATTTAAGTTCTTCTTCTGGAGGATCCTCTGTTGGACGAAGTTGTCCATCTGGTTGACTTGAGACCTGGCTGGCCAGAAGGCCAAGAATTCCCAAAAAGATTACCAACATTGCTACGGCTGGCTGAACGGCTGCTGAACAGCTGGCTAAATAGCTGACTGAATAGCTGCTGATTAGCAAACCAAGCAATCCACTCTACTTTTCATAAGATCATTTAAGATTCGGTCTGGCATTTTTTCAATACTTTGCTGGGAAAAAATTTTTAATCTTATCGATTTACCACTGTATTGTTACACGCTCGGGGAAAAAAACAAACCTGAATCAAATCTTTCAATATCTGGATCTAATTGAGAAACTAGAATTCATCTTTTTTCAAATCCTTTCTGAAATGTTCATTCTTTTTCCACTCCACCCTTGTAATTTTATAAGGATTCCAGGGTTTTGGGTCAGAACAGTTCATGGTATGGTAAATGCGCTCCTCCACATCATATCTACACTGGTCACCCCAGCGGGAAACTTCACAATATTTTACATAGCTGTTCTCAACAATACTTGTGGAGTTGTTCCCCCAGATCCTGCTAGTACAGACCCCATCTTCACAATCCCAGCAGAACCGACAGCTTTCCACATAAGTGCACCAGTATCCAAGTTCATTCTCTGGAGGATCAAATGTTAGAGGAAGATGTCCACCTATCCGAGTAGAAGTGGAGGATGAAACCAAGTTGCTACTGGCCAGCAGGCCAATAACTCCCAGGATAATCACCAGCATTGTGCTCAACCAGCAACTGACTAGCAATAGCTAGCAATCAGTAGTGGCTAACACTCTACTCTTTATAAAAAATTTTAAAATTCGATTAGATTTTTTTAGGATTGAAAATGAGCAAAACACTTGTATTCTTTTCCTAGCTAGAAAAATAAGCTAGTTTAAAATAGGATTTTCCTTACATATCAGTTTAATTTTTGGGAAAGGTATAGGTAAAATACTTGTACCTAGCCAGAAAAAAATAAACCTACGGCGACTTATACACCATACGTTTATTTAATAATTTTTAAACTCTGTGATAAGACTGGAATCTTAGACAGGCTTGATGTGGAGAACAACATGGAATACAAGAATGCCTGTTACAGAAATGAGTTCTCTCAAACTGAGGATGGTCATACTCACATCCATGAAATCCTGGTCTAGGAGATTCATTTGATGCATGATGGCCGCACCCACATTTATGAGGCACTGAAGAACCAATAGGTTTAATCCCGATCTGAAAGGTACTATATAGTATAATGGCAACCCATATCAGGATTAAAGCAATCAAAATTCCCTCCTCAAGAAGCATGATGGGCTTAAATCTCAGGCTGCCTTAAATCAAGCCGCCTTAAACCTAGGCCTTCACTATCTTTAATAAAGGAGTTTAAATTTTGATCCTTTTTAAGGCCCATGTAGAAGAAAAAAATAAAGTTTATATCAATCTAATTCATAGGTCATCTCTTTCATAGATCTTCATGTATTCAATGTGTGGATAAGTATGGGATGTTGGATTTGCACAGTCCATTTCATGATCTATATGGACTCTGGGTCCTTCATAATACCTACATATACCATTCCAGCGGGAAACGGTGCAATTTATAATCCAGTCATTTTGGTGAATCACAGGCCAATCTGCTTGAATTCTGTTTCGGCAGATTCCGTGTACACATTCCCAGCAAAAGTCACATTGGTTTGCGTAGGTGCACCAGTAAACTAGCTCATTTTGGGGAGGATTACGGGTTGGCAGTAGGTCTTCTAATTTACGTATAGGAGCAGCCTGAAGGATAACGACCCCCAGTAGTACTAGAATCAGCACCTTCATGGTGGCCACGATACTAGTAGACCTCTAAGTTAAAGAAAGGGATCTAAAATTTAAAGCCGTTTAATCATTACTCATCATTATTTTTTACAAAAGGGTTATATATTAAAAATCAGTGTTTCTAACAAGAAATAATTTTATAAAAAATTAATATATTTTGTAATAAACTTTATTTCTAATGACTGTTTAAATAAGGAATGTATCCTTAGTTAGTCGAGGAAGATGGTTAGATTATTTTATAATCCGATAAAATGCTTATTTTATCGTAGATCTTGTAAAAAAAGATTACGAAAGGCTTTAAAAAAGCTAAATTTTTATCATCCTCCAAAAGAATGTTGTCAAATATATCGTTTGCTAGAAAATGCTCCAGGGGGAACTTACTTTATTACAGAAAATATGACCAATGAGTTAATAATGATCGCAAAGGATCCGGTAGACAAAAAAATTAAAAGCGTTAAATTGTATCTTACTGGTAATTATATTAAGATTAATCAGCACTATTATATTAATATTTATATGTATCTTATGAGATATAACCAAATATATAAATATCCTTTAATTTGTTTTAGTAAATATTCAAAAATATTATAACTCCCGAGTAAATTATGTTAGATTTTCTTATATAATAATTACAGGTTATATTCGTGATAAGATTGCTATTTTTAATACGTTATTTAATGTTACCAATTGCAGCAGAGCAAAAAAACAAATGTATGGTTACAAATCATCTTGATTGATTACATGTCGTTTTAACTCTATGAACCATTCTAAATCTTTGGGTTGTGAACAATTCATGTTATGTTGATAGTGTATCCTGAAATGGGCTTCGTACATACACCGGTCATGCCACCGGGAAACTGTACAATTAACAATATAATCATTTTGAGTAATAATAGGATGGTCACTAAACACTTTATTTTTGCACATTCCATCTTTACAGGTCCAGCAGAAGTCACAGTGTTTTGCATAGGTGCACCAAAACTTGAGATCCTCTTTAGGAGGCCTACGCATTTGCATCGGATTATCTGTGGAAAGAGGCAGGTTCATTATGATATTAGTCATCAATATTCCCAAAAGAAGATAGATTCCAAGGAAGATAAGCAGTCTTGTAGCGGCTTGCATTCGCATTCGTGAGTATTGTTTGCGAATGTAGACCATGAGAGCAATGGTAGCTACCATACAAAGACAAGTATGTTTTATATTCTCAACGTCAATGACTTTATCCTCCCTTACTTGCATTAACTCATCAAACCAATCATAATATGTGGGATTTTTACAGCTCATGATGTGAAAGCGTCTTATCTTAGAGTCTGTAAAGTAGCTACATTTTTCACCATAGCGGGAAACCCTACATATCTGTATGTAATCATTTTTTTTGATGAGAGGATGTTTTTCAAAAACCTTATTTTTGCAAACCCCGTGTCGACAGTCCCAGCAGAAGTCACAAGATCTTGCATAGGTGCACCAATACTCAAGCTCTCTTTTTGGGGGTCTCCGGGTCATTGGTAACTCTCCCGTCCCTGGAAAGGGTTGGCTTTGAATGACCCGCTGCACTTCCACCAGTACCAAAAGGAACACAATCACCTTCATGGCTGCAACTTATAGGTTGTGCAACTTATAGGTTGTGCAACTTATAGGTTGTGCAACTTATAGATTGCGACTCAAAAGGTACGGAAACCTTACCCTCAATACAGAGTTTAAATTTTAATCCTGATAATGTATTTGTTTATGAAAAAAAAATTTTTTTACTCATGTATGAATTCTTATACGAATCATCATATGTAGGCTGAGAAGAATTCATATAATGGATATACGTGTTGTGGGCTCAATAAACATTTTGTTACATCACAAAAAATAAATGCTAGATTTTTTTTAAGACATATCTATGAATGACTAAATCCTTCATAAGCTGTAGGCTGAGAACAATCCATAAGATGTATATACGGTGTTTTGGGTTTAATAAAATACATACAACGGTCAAAATAGCGGGCAATACTACATTGACTAATATAATCATTTTGTTTAATAAGAGGCATATCATCCCAAACTTTATTTTTACAAATGCCATGCCTACATTCCCAGCAGAAATCACAATGTTTTCCATACGTGCACCAGTATTCAAGCTCTCTTACGGGAGGTGTGTAAGTCCTTGGTAAATTTTGTTTCGTATAAAAGATGGAAAGGGGTCGGTTTAAAACCGGCTGAGATAGCCAAATCAAAATACTTAAAAGAACAAGTAGTTTCATAGTGGTATTTAGGTGTAAATTTCTATGGTACGCAAATGCAATGCAACCTACAAATGCAATACTAAATACAAGGTAAGAACAGCAATGCCTTATAATGATTGGCCAATGATTACCCCCCCCCATTTTTCCATGAATATTTCATTTCCTGTATAAGGTCTAGGATGTGAACATTCCATGTTATGATAATTAGACATTTTAAGTGATATTTCATAAAAACAATGTTGGTCTATAGATTCGCGAGTAACTCTACAATTTACAATCGAATTTATCGAAATAGACTCATTTGTTATCTTATTTTTACAAATGTCATTTTGGCAATCCCAGCAGAAATCACAATTCTTTACATACGTACACCAATATGCAAGCTCTTCCTTAGGAGGATGCCGGGTTGCTGGTAAGTCTGGCAATTCATGTGTAAGAATGAGGACTGAGTAGCCCAACAAAAGTCCTAAAAGGACCTTCATGTTGCGTTTAAATGACGCGTCCAAATGACACCTGTCATTTTAAAAAAAAATTAAATTTTGTTTCCACGAAAAAAAAATCCAGCATGTATATTTTTTTTTAATATATATAATCATTGGAACCCTTATAAGGGGTAAGCTGAGAACACCATATTTTGCATAGAGGATGTATATCCGTATTCAAGCTCTCTTATAAGTTCTTGGTACATGTAGAAAATGATCAATTCAAGACTGGTTGAGACAACCAAACCAAAATACTCAAAAGAATAAGTAGTTTTATAGTTGTACGCAGTCGTAGATTTTTGCAGATCGCAAATGCAACGCATCCAGCAAATGCAATGCTAAATACAAGGTAAAAACAACACTGTTTTATAATGATTGGCCAATACTCATCCCTCCATTTTTCCATAAACATTTCATGTTCATAAAGTCTAGGATATGAACATTCCATGCTATGATGATTAGGTATTTTAACTGATATTTCATAAAAACAGGATTGGGAATCGCGAGTAACTCTACAGTTTACAATCGAAGTTATCGAAATAGACTCATTTATTACCTTATTTATACAAGTGTCATTTTGGCAATCCCAGCAGAAGTCACAAGATTTTGCATAAGTGCACCAGTACGCAAGCTCTTCCTTAGGAGGATGCTGAGTTGTCGGTGATTGATATGTAAGAATGAGGATGATTGAAAAACCTAGTAAAAGTCCTAGAAAAACCTTCATGTTGCAGTATGTAATATACCACAGATGTTATTTAAAAAAAAATATTTAAATTTTGCCGTATGTGTATATTACATACTGCAAAAATGTTCTTATATTAACTAAAATATGTGGGCAGAGAGCAATTCATATAATGAATATACGGTATTTTAGGCTCAATAAAATACATACAACGATCAATAAAGCGGGTAATACTACATTTACTGATGTAATCATTTTGAACAATAAGAGGCATATCATCCAAAACCTTATTTTTACAAATACCATTCTTACATGTCCAGCAGAAATCACAGTGTTTTCCATACGTACACCAATATTCAAGTTCTCTCATGGGAGGCGTATAGGTCCTTGGTAAAATTTGTTTCGTATAAAAGATGGAAAGGGGTCGATTTAAAACTGGTTGGGCTAACCAAACCAAAATACTTAAAAGAGCGAATACTTTCATGGTTGTACTCAAACGCAGATTCTTACAAAGCGCACATACAAAGCAGCCTGTATATGCAATGCCAATGATGAAATAGAAGCAGTATTGCTTTATATATAATTGTTGATGGTCACCACCCCCCCCCCATGGTTTCATGAATATTTCATTTCCTGTATAAGGTCTAGGATGTAAACATTCCATGCTAAAGTGATTAGGCATTTTAGATGATATTTCATATAAACAGGACTGAATCCTAGAATCACGGAAAACTCTACAGTTTACAATAGAATGATTGGAGTTAATGAAACTAGATTCCGTTATCTTATTTTTGCAAATGCCATCTTGACAGTCCCAACAGAAGTCGCATTGTGGTACATACGTACACCAATATGAAAGCTCACTCTTGGGAGGATGCTGGGTTCTTGGTAAGTCTGGTAATTCATATGCGTGAATGAGGACTGAGTAGCCCAACAAAAGTCCTGGAAGAACCTTCATGTTGCACCCAAATGGCACCTGCATTTTTAAAAAAGATTTAAATTTTGATACCACAAAAAAGAAATACTGGTATTTTTTATAAAAATACATATCTATGAATTATTAAACTCTTTATAAAGTATATAGGCTGAGAACATTGCATATAATAAAAATAGGGTGTTTAGATTTATAAAATATATATAATGATCAAAATAGCAATGTTGTTATAGGTGTCAATATTCAAGCTCTTATGCGAGATGTATATGTTTTTGGTAAAATGATTTAACTATATGTAGGAAATGGTTGATTTAAGACTGGCTGGACTATCCAAACCAAAATACTCAAAAGAGCAAGTAGCTTCATAGTAGTACTCAGATGCAAATTTCTATGGATCGCAAATGCAACACAACTCGCAAATGCAATACTAAATACAAGATAAAAACAATAATGTCTTATCATTAATGGCCAATAGTTATCGTCCTCCCATTTTTGTATAAACATTTCACATCCTATATAAAATATAGGATGTGAACATTGCATACTATAGTCATTAGATATTTTAGGCGATATTTCGTAAAAACACGAATTAAAAATGCGATAAATTATACAATTTATATTGTCATGTATGAGAATGATAGCTAAATAACTCAGCAATAAAAATCCCAGGAAGGCCTTCATGTTGCATCTAAATGATACCTATATTTACAAAAAGATTTAAATTTTGAATATAACTGCAAAAAAATCACCTTAAATTTTTAATAACAAACATTATTTTTTTTTTGAATCTGTCGATATATGATGTCCATATTAAACTATTATAGGCTAATCATCTTTGTATATAGATTTTAGATATTTGCTTGTTGTATCAACTTAACTGCTAGCGAAGAAAATGGATAAAAAGTTTTTGTGGTTTCATAGGTTGAAAACATTTTATGTACTTCACTAGGATCTAATATTTTATTTTGAAGAACCGAATGTGGGCTTAAAATGTTTTTCTTAGAAAAAAGTAGAATCATAAGATTGCTATTTTTTTGTTTAATGGTATCTTGTATCTTTTTTGTATAAGGATTGGCACCTAAACTTATACAAAAATATACATTAGTCAAATAACCCCATTCTATATATAAACTTATTCCCCTACCGGTTTCTCTGTTTATTTCCTTATCTGTTTTATCAAAACGTAGCAATATATCTAAAGCATTATCTATATCCGCGCCTAAAGCAAAACAATAATATATACCTAATTTATTCCCGGGATGCATACAGGCAAGCGACATCATGTGATTTGGATCTAAACGTATATTTTCCTGAAAATACGCATGATGAACTTCATCAACATTCCCTAAGTATATAGCCGTTTTTAAACGCCAATGATCTAGGTGAGGAAATTTTTTACTAAGAAAACGGATAGGTTTTATAAGATTAAAATCTATGGCAAACTTAAACCAAAATTTTAATACAAGTGTATTTCTTGTCATTTCTTCTTTTTCATCTAAATTTAAGATAAAACGATTGTACATAAAGTCTATCAACATGTGAAAATCATGGCTATCGAAGCTGTCGAGAATCGAAATATTATCATAATAAATATCTATAGCTAATAAGACCTTTTGTTGTTTGACTAGATAAACAAACATATTATACAACCCTACATCTAAAAATTCTGGATCGGCTCCTAGTTGGATACACAGGTCTTTCATCTGCTTCGTTTTGGCACACATAATACTAAAATTAATGTCGGCGCCCCATAAAACAAATAACTTGATTAGATCAGTCTTATTTTCCTTCACAGCTTTTATTAAGGCTCTGTCAAGCTCGTAGCTGTCAACATCAGAACATGACATAGAGCCACTGGTTACCATTTTACATTGTTTACAAAAACCTATGGGTCCGTTTTCCCACCATAGACCAAGCTGTTGTAGAATAAAACTATCATCTTCATGATAGTTTGAAAAAGCCTTGTTTTCTATCAAAACTTTTTTTGTAAGAACCTGTAAAGAGTTCATCGTATCTTATGAATAACAGAAGTAAACGTAATCAATTATAAAAGTGACTTTTTTGAGAAATCTTCAAATGCTTGAAAGTGATAATGTGCACATTATACGAAGAAACACATGCAGTGGTGTCCATGATCAAAATTTAATGTTCTATGTAAAAAGTACAGACGTTACCTGTTTGGGTTACATTGTTTATTTTAAACGTTAATTAACCGTTTAAGTTAGCGATGTCTGAGCTATCTTCTATACTCATCCGGGGGGGGGGTCCTTATAGCTCTGACATTATTGTGGATTATTGAATATAATGAATACTTCATAGGTGCTACACGTAGTAAAAGTTTTAATTGTTCTGCTTAATTGTACTCTATAAGTTTATAAAAACCCTTTGGTCAAAATTTAATTTTTTATAGAAAGAGTACAACATCGCTTATTTAAGCTTCATCATGTTTAATTCATTACTTTCTACAATTACTGGGGGGGGTCTCATAGCTTTAGTATTGCTATGGTTTGCTAATTATTATGTAGAATTTATAGAAGCAGAAATATATGAAGGTATCCCCGTTCTATAAAATTAAATAATTTCAGTATATTTTTTTATGAATAGAACGGAAATGATATAAAAATAATTTAATATTGCAAAAAAAATCATAATGTTGGCATAAATATATAATAGCTGTGTAATTTATAAACTGACTCCTCCAAATAATTATTAGATGAGGTACTACCTGTTTATGATATGCCAATGATAGACATTGTATATTCATAAAACAAAATTATTTTAAATGTATTCATGAATACATGGATACATCATAACATTTTATCGTAAATTGTCTCTTAGCGAAGAAAATGAATGAACCGTTTCCGTATATTGATAGGTTGAAATTATTTTACGCACTTCACTAGGTTCTAATATTTTCTTATGAAGTATTGAATGGGGGCTTAAAAGTCCTTTCTTAAAAAGTAGTTTCATTATAACATTCTTTTCTTCTCTAAGAAGAGTTTCTTGTATTTTTTTTGTATAAGGATTGGCACCCAAACTTATACAAAAATGTACATTACTCCAAATACCATAATTTGAAAAGAAAGTTATTTCCCTATTTACTTCATGATTAATGAAACGTATCAACGTCTCTAAGGCAGTATTGATATTTGCCCCTAAGGCAAAACAATAGTATATACCTAACTTATTTTGAGGGTACATACAAGCAAGCGACATCATGTTATTTGGATCTAAACGTATATTTTCCTGAAAATATGCATGATGGATTTCATCAACATTACCTAAGTATACAGCCGTTTTTAAACGCCAATGATCTAGGTGAGGAAATTTCTTACTAAGAAAACGAATAGGTTTTATAAGATTAAACTCTATCGCGAACTTATACCAAAATTTTAATACAAGTGTATTTCTTGTCATTTCTTCTTTTTCATCTAAATTTAAGATAAAACGATTGTAAATAAAGTCTATCAACGTGTAAAAATCATGGTCATCAAAACTATCGAGAATCGAAATATTATCATAATAAATATCTATAGCTAATAAGACTTTTTGTTGTTTAAGTAGATCAACAAACATATTATACAACCCTACATCTAAAAATTTTGGATCAGCTCCTAGTTGAAGACACAGAACTTTTGTCCTTTCCGTCTTGGCACACATAATGCCATAATTAACGTTGGCACCCCATAAAACAAATAACTTGATTAGATCAGTCTGGTTTTTCTTCACAGCCGTCACCAAGGCTCTGTCAAGCTCATAGCTGTCAACATCAGAGCATGACATAGAGCCACTGGTTACCATTTTACATTGTTTACAAAAACCTATGGGGCCATCATGCCACCACAACCCTAGCTGCTGTAAAATAAAAATATCATCCTCATGATAATTTGAAAAGGCCTTGGTTTCTATCAAGACTTTTTTTGTAAGAACCTGTAAAGAATTCATCCTATCATCATGGATAAAAACAGTAAATGTAATCAATTATAAAACTGACTTCTTAAAAAGAAATGTTAAATGAGTGAAATCGATGTTTACGATGATGTGCATACGAAGAAATACGTCTACTGGTGTCCATGATCAAAATTTAATGTTCTATGTAAAAAGTACAGACGTTAACTGTTTAGTTTAAACCAAAGATTAAACCTAATCAACAATGTTTGACACTTCTTCCATTCTTATACGGGGGGGGTCCTAATAATTTTAATACTGTTGTTGTGGATTGTTGAATATAATGAAAACTTTATAGATGCTAAATCGCAAGCTCTTAATCGTACAGTTTAATGTTATAAAATGTTTTCATCAAAATTTAATTTTTTTTATAAAAAGTACAGAAAATAATCATTTAGTTTAAACTAAAAGTTTACTTTAGTTTGGCTATTTGAGTTAATGATGTTTAATTTATCTTCCATGCTTATTAAGGGGGGGGGGATCCTAATAGTTTTAATACTATTATTGTGGATTGTTGAATATAATGAAAACTTTATAAATGCTGAAATGGATGATTGTAATTGTACTCATACTCAATGTTGTCAGCTTTAATGATTTAAAAAAAGTTTGATCAAAATTTAATTTCTCATAAAAAAGTACACATCAACATCATTTAGGTTTCATCATGTTTAATTCATTACTTCCTACAATTACTGGGGGGGGGTCCCTCATAGCTTTAGTATTGCTATGGTTTGCTAATTATTATGTAGAATTCATAGAAGCAGAATTGTATAATTTTAATACTACATTGTAGATTATGAAATACTAAACTAATTTCAGTATATTTTTTTTTGTTAATATAACTTAAAGTACAAAAATGATTTAAAAATTGTAAAAAAAAGAATCATAATGCTATTAACATATACTGTGATCATATTAACATGTATCTTTTATAAACTAGCTCCAGATAAATATTGGCCAATATATATGTTTTTCATTATTATGATTTACATAGTACATATGTATGAAAAGTTAGATATACATGAAAAATCTCAATTCTGGAATGATACGATGGCACGCTTATCTGGACGCCCCGTACCGGCATTAATGTGTAAGTGTTTTTACTAAAAATACAATATGAAGTATTTTTTTTGATGTAAAAAACTCAATACCTTTTTAAATAAAGTTTTGACGTCTTATTTTATTATTTAAAAAAATGTAACTCACAAGTATTCTCTACTTTTCCAAAAAAAAATAAATGTAATCAGTCTTATCATTTAGGACACATATTTCTTTTTTTAGCATCTATGATTTTAGTTGTTAAATAGAATATGATGATCATTCATTATTTAGTGGCATCATATTCTATTTAACAATCACCTAAATAAATGAACATCTTTTTTATCTTAACTGATCACCAAAAGTTATTTTGCGAAAAGGCATACATATGATCAATATCAGATCTACAATGAATGTTTCCATAATATCCCTTTATCGCAATAATTTTATTTTTGCATTCCAATGCCTCATCGTCTGTGCTACTATATGTTTCCGTAACTGTTTCATCATCAAACATAAATCCTATTAAATAGGCAAAAGGCTTTATTCCCGGATATATTTTTACCATTTTCCTGAGAGCCGTGTATAGCTTGTAATAAATGGCTAGAAATATGCAATAAAGTGTAGAAAGAGAGTAATTTTTGGCATAAAAGGTTTTGAAGGTTTGATGAATGGCTAAATCACAGATAATATAAGATACAATATTAAAGCGCACCTGCTCATGCAGATTTGTTGAAACATTCGTAGAAAGATTCAACAGATAAAAGGTTATTAATAGTTGCTCATCATTCTCTTTATATGACATCGTAAGACGCTCTAAGATTTTATTATTGGGCATATCTGCCACGTGTTGAAGATTTAAAGCCTGTTCTTCTTCTGTGTTACGGCAAAAGAGTCGCGCGTATTCGGGTGAAGCTCCCCAGGATAATAATGTCCTTGCTACGGCTAAATTTTTTTTGACGATGACTTTCATGAGAAATAGGTCCTTATTTTTGCATTGATCACTATGCAAATTTGTATAGTTGACGCCGTTGCATTGAGTACATTGATATAATGTTTTGCAATTCCAGCGTAGCCCTAAATGGTATAAAAGAACCGTATTTTCTAGATGAGCATGCTGATTAACGATGTTTTTAAGACAACATGTAGTTAAGGACGCCATAGTGTCCCCCAATTTGTTAGATAAGAGTCTTTACTAAAAAATATGTTTTTTAGTTTTAACATTCGAGATTGTATTATTTGAAATGTTTCCATACATCAATAGAAACTCATTTGAATAGCATCCTCAAAAAAAATATGATGTCTACTATTCATGTTAAAATTTAATTTTTCATATAAAGAGTACAGATTTATTCCATTGATTAAACTACTTAGTTTGACTATTTAGTTTAATTACTTACTTAGTTTAGCAATGTTTGAGCTTTCTTCCATACTCATCCGGGGGGGGGGGTCCTCATAGCTCTGATACTATTGTGGATTGTTGAATATAATGAAGACTTTATAGATGCTAAAATGTTTGATTGTAATTGTACTCAATGTTGTGTGGTTTAAAAAATAGTTTGATCAAAATTTAATTTTTATAAAAGGTACAGAGTGGGTTTTATTAAACGTAGCTTATTAAGTCTCATCATGTTAAAATCTTTACTTTCTTTAATTATTTGTGTGGTTTTATTAACCTTTTCCATATTATGGCTTACCACGTATCATGTAGAATTTATAGAGGCATTGGAGGATTTTTACGACTAAAATATAATTTCAGTCCATGTTCTATTTGTAAAATATTCTTTTCTAAAATAAGACATATTTTAGATCATTAAAAAAAAATGATACTAACGACGTAATAATGTTTCTTTTTTTTCTATAAAGAAAAATAAAAACTTATAAATGAAAATAGAAATAGTAAAACTCTTATAGAGTCTTATGAGTGAACATCATCATAATGTTACTCAACCATTGGGCTATTAAAAGATATTCCGTATGCATTATTGTTTTAATCAGTATGATCACTTTATACGAAGCCGCTATTAAAACGCTTATCACACACCGAAAACAAATTTTAAAACACCCCGATAGCCGTGAAATTTTACTAGCTTTGGGATTATACTGGAATAAAACTCATATTCTTCTTAAGTGCCACGAATGTGGAAAAATAAGTCTTACCGGAAAACACAGTACAAAATGTATTAATATTAATTGTCTGCTTATTCTTGCCATAAAAAAAAAGAATAAGCGTGTGGTTGATACCTTGATAGGCATGGGTGCGGATGTAACATATATACATTTTTTAAAGAATAAGACAAAACTGTCATACAACCAGCTGTCTGCTCTTAAAAGCAACTCGCAGATTTCGTTGAAGGAGTTTCGTGCTATATGCTACCTTTTATATAGCCGTCTTCCCAAAAAAATTAAACAAGGAATGCAACTGTGTAAAACAATGGCGGGACTATGCGGTGAACTTTTATGTGCATTTTTTGCTCCGTAAGTGATAATATGTATATAAAACAAACAGATATACTGCCAAAATATCATCTATGTACATAACATCCGGGGCATTATTTTTTTTTCATACCCTTAAATATAAAAATATTGGGTTTCTTCACTAAACTTTAAAGGTAAAAATTTTTCTTTGTTTTCCACCATCATGTATGGGTTTAGACCAGCCCAGGGATTGTTTATTTGAATATTTGCTAAATAGGAGCACAATGCCATGATCATGAATCTTTCATTCTGGTAAGCTTTTTGATACATCTCCAAAGATGCCGTACCTCCGAGGGTGTAGCAGCAAATAAACGTCCACACTTTCCCGTGGGTCGCGGCCCACTCCATTCCGTAGTTCAGCATCCTTTTCTGTATTTTTTTATTCTCTTTATAAAAAAAGCTTTTCATCCATTCCACGTTCTCATAAAAACATGCGCTTAAAAAGAGCACTAGGTTTAGTGTCGTCTTATGATAAAATGTAGGAACGAATGTTTTAATTATTTTGTTCAACGCCTGATTCATACTATGTTTTACCGCCATAAAAATACAAAACCAATACCAACTTTTTTTATAAAACGTTTTGCTGTACACATGTAAACGAGCAAAATATATTTCAAACTCAATATTCTTTTTATAAAAAAACTCGAGACAGTCATTTATGTTACGACATCTTCTAAAAACCTCAAAAATAGTAATTAATTCACTGTCGCTGTGGAAATGTTCGTAAGCTAACTGTTTAATGTCTTTAGGGGTTAACTCTTTTTTTGGGATCAGTGGTTTCAGATGCGGCAAAGGTCGTCTAAAGTGATTGGCGAAGGTTTCATTCGCTCCCCAAGACAAAAGCCGATAAGCCAGCATGTAGTTATCACGTTTTACCGCGTAAATGAGTAAATAGTTTATATTGATACATGTATCACCATGTTGCTGTCCGTTTGAACATATGTTGCCGCATTCTGAACACTTATCAATGATAATATAGTTCTTACAACATAATCCCAAACGGGTTAGTATTTCTTTGTCACGTTTTAAAAATTCGTCACTCTTCTTTAATGTTAATGCTTTTAGCGCAATGTTAAATAAGCTCAGCATTTTATGAAAATGAAGTGTTTTAACAAGATGTTTTAGCAAAATGTTAATGTTTTAATATAATGTTTGTATTTAGCGGCATGTCTACATGATGTTAACGTTCCTACTAAACCAAAAAAAAAATCAAATTGACTCATGAGAATTATAAACTGACGATATTGGTTGGTAATTTTTTAACATGGTATATATTTTTTTAGGATCGGTTATATTAGGTAATAAAAGAGGACGAGCCGTTAAAATATTTTGTTTAAGATCCTTTAGATCCTTACAAAAATATAGATTATTTGTCTGATGCTGCCACGATGATACGCTTATGGCTTGATCAATATCACCCCCTGCAACAAAACAGTAGTATATTGTTAAAAAATTGTAATCTTGCAAACAAGCCAAATGCATCATTTCATCGATGTCCATATGAACGATCTTTTGCTTGTACAGCTCATGAAGGTCAAATACATTGTTGAAGTAAATGGCGCACATGAGTCGCCACATATTAAGGTGCTCATATGTTTGATAGAAAAAGGAGATAGCTCTCTTAAGCTTATATTTTACCGCTATGGCGTACCAGAATTTAACTAATGTGTTAATGGGTACATGATCTAAGATATAAAATATTAAATGCTTTAACTCCTGATGGATCTCCCCCACTATTTCCTGTATGTTTAGAGTTTCTAACATGGGATTTTTATTAAATATTTCATGACATAAAATAACATTATTACTCGTTTTATTGCGCAGTAACCCAATGAAAATTTCCCTATTATTTAAACCTTCTTTAGCTCCTAACGTTCGACACAGCTCCTGAGTTTGTTCCGTCCTAGCACAGGTCAGCCCATAATAAATGTTTGCTCCCCACTCGGTGAACAGCCTTATTAAATCGTAGTTATTTTCTTTTATGGCCATGATTAATACTACATCAAGATGAAGAAGTTCCCCCTTAAAGGGGGTTGAGCTTAAAATAATGTAATTACAGTAGCGACACAAACTAATGGGCTTGTCTTGCCACCATAAGCCACAATATTTTAAAATATAATGATACTCCTCAGGCACGCTCTGTTTGGCCACAGCCTTTTTGGCCAAGGTTTGCAAAGAGAGCATGATAACTTTTTTTGAAAAAAAAAGTCAAATTAAGTTCTTGTTTTTTTAAAACATTATGTTTTGTATATATAGATGATCCACCGATGATCCTATCATCCTATGAAGGAATTCTTCTTTCATTGTTAAATACTGAAGAGATAATACTTTCATCGTATAGAGAATATCATGTCAATCATCCATATGATTAAACCCATACTTAATATAGTATTTATGTGCCATGGACATATTTTTTGAATGATAATCTTTTAACATACGTTTTATAACTATGGGGTCGGTTTCATTTAAAGATAAAGAATCATTCATGCTATAACAATTTAATGATAAAATGCTGGCAATGAACGATTTGTCATTTTGATACGCTAAAGTCTTTCCCTCCTCAAAGGCATCGGCGCCTAAGTCTATACAAAAGAACATGTTTCCGAGATTATAGAACAGAATAGAATGAAACATGGCCTTATTGAGATCAGCCCCTAAGACAATGCAGCAGTAATAAATCGTTAAATAGTTATAGTTCTTGCGACAGGCCCACTTCAGCATTTTATCCATGTCCATATGAACTTTCTCCTTTGCGCACAGCTCGTGAAGGTCAAACACGTTGTTATAAAAAAGGGCGCACATGAGCCGCCACTCGTGTAGATGAGCATAGCGCTGGTAAAAGTAGTGGATGGCCTTTGTCAGGTTGAACTCTACGGCCATACCGTACCAATATTTTGTTAGCAACTCGCTTAATATATCCGTATTTTCCATTAATGCTTCCAGCTGTTCATAAATGATTCCCCTTAATTTGGTACGATTTATCGTTTCTAAGATAGAATTATGAGAAAACACCTCGTGGCACAAAATAATGTTACTGCTGGTTAGATCACGTTTTACCATGTTAAAAAAATGCAAAATTTCCTGTTGATTTAACTGTTCTTTGGCGCCTAACTCTCTGCACAGATCTCGGGTGTACTCCGTGTTGACAGCAAGTAAACTGTAGTCGATGTTCGCGCCCCACTCGGTAAACAATTTTATTAGGTCATAATTATTTTCTTTCACGGCTTTCACCAACGCCGCATTAAGCGTCACGCCATCCGTAAAAATCGGCGACCATATTTTCTTTTGGTTTTGATGATACACGATGGGACCGTCATGCCACCATAGACCGCAGCACTTTAAAAAATGATGATGACATTCGGCCGGATACTGTCTGGCCAGCACCTTTTTGGTGAGCGTCTGCAGAGAGAGGACCATGTCTCCTTTTTTTTTTCAAAAAATCAATTTAAAAAACTTTAAAAAAAAACAAAATAAATCTATTTAGCATACAGCCTATGTTACGACGTTGTATCATTATTGTGATAATCCAAATAGGCCGACATACTTTTTGATTTATAATTGTTTAATAGATGGTATATTTTTTTAGGGTTCGCTTCTTTTAGCGTGAATAGAGAGGGATCTGGATGATAGATATCTAATGACAAACGATGTGATATTAAATAATAGTCCCGCTGCTCTGCTAGGGCTTTTGCCTCTTCGAAGGCATTGGCCCCCAAGTCTATACAAAAGAACAGATTATCTATATTAAAAAACTGTATGGCAGCAAGCATCGCCATATTGATATCGGCCCCTAAAATAAAACAATAATACATCGTTAAAAAGTTGTTATCTTTCGTGCAAGCTATGCGCATCATTTCATTAATGTCTATGCGAATTTTTTCCTGCTCATAGAGATAATGGAGGTCAAACAGTTTATTAAAACACAGAGCACAGATTAACCACCACGTATTCAGGTGCTTAAAATGTTGGTAAAAATACGAGACGGCCTCCCTAAGACCATTCTGCAAGGCCACCATAAAACAATATAAAGTTAGCATATCGCCGTCCGAAACATCGCGTAGTAGGTCTTCGTCTTCTACTAACCTCCTCAGCCTCCAATAAAGAGACGACTTTATTTCCCTTATAATCACATAGGTAGGAAAAGGATTCTCATTAAAAAGCTTATGACATAAGATAATATATTGACTCGTTTTGTTCTCTATAAATTTAAAAAACATATGCATCACCTTTTTTTTATCTAAGCGATAGTTCGCTCCTAATTCCCAACAAAACTCTCGAGTAGGCTGTGTATTGGCACAAATGTATCCATAGTTGATGTTTGCACCCCACTCCGTGAACAGTTTTATTAATTGATAGTTGTTTTCCTTTGCAGCTATCATCAATGCCGTATTGAGGTCCAGGCCATCCGCAAAGTATGGCAACCTTATTAACATGTGTTTACAATCAAGTGAAATTGGAGCCTTATACCACCATAACCCGCAGCGCTTCAAAATATGATAGTAGTCTTCAGGCAGCACATGCTGGCTGGCTAATATCTTTTTGGCGAAAGATTGCAGGGAAGGAAACATCCTGTCTCTTTTTTTTTAAAATTCAATTATCTGCGTTCATAATCGAGAAAAACCACCATATTCTTTGAGTGATAATTTTTTAACATAGAATTTATCTTTTCTGGGTCGGTCACGGCCGACAACAGGGAAATCACCGGGTTATAATGTTTTAATGATAAGGCATCGGCTATCAAATAATTTTCCTTTTGTATTGCTAGGGCTTTGCCTTCTTCAAAGGCGTTGGCACCCAGGTCTATACAAAAGAACATGTTCCCGAGATTATAGTTTTGTATGGAAACAAACATGGCTTGATTGATGTTGGCCCCCATGATAAAACAGTAGTAAATAGCTGAATAGCTATAATCTTGGATGCAGGCTATGTGCATCATCTCATCGATATCCATGCGGACCCTTTCTATTTCATACAGCTCGTGAAGGTCGAACACATTGTTATAAAAAAGGGCGCACATAAGCCGCCACCGATGTAGATGGGTATACTTCTGATAAAAATAGTGGATGGCCTTTTTGAGGCCGTAGTCTACCGCTATGGCGTACCAGTATTTGGTTAACATATTGCTGAAGGAGTTGTCATGGTCCAACATGTAGGTTATTTCCATGAGTCCCCTTAGCTCCCACATGATTTCCTCCCTCAGATCCAAATCATCCACATGTTTCAGATTGGCGTTATTGGAAAACATTTCGTGGCATAAGATAATATTACTGTCGGTTTTGTTGCGCGTCGTATCAAAGAAAATTTTTAAAATATACTCTCTATCTAAACGGTCTTTGGCTCCAAGTTCTCTACATAGATTGCGGGTGTGCTCCGAATGAGCACAAACCAGTCCATAATTAATATCGGCACCCCACTCAACAAACAGCCTTATCAAGTCATGATTGTTTTCCTTCGCGGCTTTCATCAGTACGGTGTTCAATTCAATACCCTCGCTAAAACAGGTTGACTTTATAAACATTTTGTTACGATACGTATAAAATGTAATAGGGCCATCATACCACCACAACCCGCAGCATTTCAGGATATGATATTGATCTACCGGTATACACTGTTTGGCCAGCACTTTCTTGGATAGGGATTGCAAGGAAGGCAACATGTCCTTTTCATTCTTTGATGGAAATCAAATTATCTATTTAAAAATGTTTTAATAGGATAAGGTTATTTAAAAAATATCGCAGATATATCCCTTGATTTGAACGATAAAAACTCCCATAAAACTGTGCCATAAAATTGATCCTTTTTTGGGTTTAATTACTTGAAATAGTGGGTCACTGCAGGAGCTAGATGTTCTCTCTCCAAAACTTATGTCGAAAAACCTTACCTGACTGTAAACTTCCTGAATTTTTTGACGATTATGTATTACAACTGCTGGGATTATACTGGGAAAACCATGGAACGATTCAACGAGCAGGAAACAACTGTGTACTTATCCAACAACATAACCTCATTCCCGTAAATGAAGCCCTAAGAATAGCAGCATCTGAAGAAAATTATGAGATCGTGAGCCTTTTATTAGCGTGGGAGGGGAACCTTTACTATGCTATTATAGGGGCTCTAGAGGGTAACCGCCACAACTTAATTCGTAAATATGATGACCAAATCAAGGACCATCATGAAATTCTGCCATTTATTGACGATCCAGTTATATTTCACAAATGTCATATAATGCGGCGATGCTTTTTTAATTGTATGTTGTATCAAGCTGTAAAATATAGTAAGTTTAGCGTTCTTCTATATTTTAAATATATATTAAAGGAAAATTTGCCCCTCGTCCACTCACTCATTGAAAAAGCGTATAAATATCATAATTATGAGGTTATTAAATGGATCTATGAAAATCTACATATCTATGATATCATAAATACTTTTAAATATGCTATTGCCCATAAAGATCTACGTTTATATTGTTTAGGGTATACATTTGTATATAATAGGATCGTACCCTATAAGTATTATCATTTAGATATTCGCATCCTTTTAAGGCTACAACTTCTACATAAGGTGACAGCCAAAGGATACTTGGATTTTATCCTAGAAACCTTAAAGTATGATCATAATACAAACAATATAGATATTATCCTAACACAGGCTGCAACCTATAACCATAGAAACATTTTAACCTATTTCATTCCTCAATCAACCTACGCACAAATAGAACAATGCTTATTCGTGGCAATAAAAACAAACGCTTCCAAAAAAACCTTGAATTTACTATTATCTCACCTAAACCTTTCTATCAAACTCGTCAAAAAATTAAGCCAATATGTTGTCGCTTACAAGTCAACAAATATCATAAGCATTCTGAGTATGCAGCAAAAAAAGAAGATATATTTAGATATCATTTTGACAAAGGTTGTAAAAAACGCTGTTTTTATTAAATTTGTCATTGGATGTATGGTTACATTTTCCATAAACCCAGAAAGAATTGTCAAAATGGCCGCGCGAATAAAAAAGATGAAGTTAGTAAAAAATATATCTGAACATGTTTGGAAAAATCATGCGGCTAAACTTAAACATCTTAAGCATGCGGTACACACGATGAAGCATCAAGAAGGAAAAAATAGACTCATGAACTTTATCTATGATCACTGCTATTACCACATGCAAGGAGAAGAGATCTTTAGTCTTGCAAGATTTTATGCAATCCATCATGCGCCAAAATTGTTCGACGTTTTTTATGATTGTTGTATCCTAGATACGATACGATTTAAAAGCCTGCTTTTAGATTGTTCACATATTATAGCTAAAAACGCTCATGATGCTAGTATTAACATCGTGAATAAGTATATTGGCAATCTATTTGCTATGGGAGTTCTTAGCAAAAAAGAAATCTTACAAGACTATCCATCCATCTATTCTAAATATGACATACTTTAGTTTATTTTTTTTTTAAAGCCTGAACGAATATTCTTTCCTTCAGAAAACACTAGTCATCTTAGATCATAAGTAAGGAAGACCATCATATTTTTTGAAAAGTAATTTTTTAACTCATGATCTATAATTTCAGGGTCCGTGCTTTTAGGCAACGGGGTGGTGGCCGGGCTATAAATCTTTAGGGATAAAATATTCCTTATAGGCTCATATCCTTCCTGTCCCACTAGAGCCATACCCTCTTCAAAAGCATCGGCCCCCAGATCCATACAAAAGAATATGTTTTCTATATTATAGTACTGTATTGAGGTAAGCATGGCCTGATTGATGTTGGCGCCCAACATATAGCAGTAGTATATCGTTGAAAGGCTGTGGTCTTTGATGCAGGCTATCCGCATCATCTCTTCTAAATCCATACGGATCTTGTCCTTTTCATACGCCTCATGAAGGTCAAACACGTTATTAAAACAAAGAGCACATGTTAACCGCCACGTATTCAGGTGTGTATATTTTTGGTAAAAATACTGTATGGCCTCTTTCAGGTTATAGCGTACGGCTATAGCGTACCAGTATTTGAGTAATAGTGTATTAAGCGAAAACTCATTATTTAGCAGATCGGTTTTTTCTATTATCTCCCTTAACTCCCAAAAAATTTCTATCCTCATTTTTAGGTTATTTACCTTTTTTAAAAGTAGATTATCGGAAAACACCTCATGACATAAGATAATATTACTACTGGTTTTATGAAACTTTAAATCTATGAAAATTTGTAAAATATCCCCTTCATTTAAGGTCTTCTTGGCGCCTAGCTCTCGACAGAGATCCCAGGTGTGCTCCGTGTTGACAGATATCAGCCCGTAGTTGATGTTCGCTCCCCACTCCGTAAATAGTTTTATAAGACTGTAGTTGTTTTCCTTTACAGCCTTCACTAATGCCATGTTTAGGTCTAAGCCTTCTTGAAGGCCTGCTAATTTTATCAGCCTTAGGTTATGATCAAACGTGATCGGAGCATTATTCCACCATAGATCGTAACACTTTAAAAGATAATGTTGGTCCTCGGGCAGACATTGTCCAGCCAGCACCTTTTTGGTCAGAGATTGCAGGGAAGGCAACATGTCTCTTCATCTTTTAAAAAAAAATCAAATTAACTTCTCCGGATAAATTTTTCTTTCACGGACTGTTTTAAAAAGAGCTTTTCAAAAAGCTTTTTTTAAGTTTAGAAATCATCATCCTTCCTGGCATTTTGCCGCATTTTGCCACGCGCTTAGAGTATTTTATGAGAGTAATCCAGAATGATGGATAAATTTTTTGATTTATAATTTTTTAATAAACTGCTTATTTCTTCGGGAACCTTTAAGTTTAATGGCAAGGAAGCATCTGAGCTATAAATATTCAAAATCAAACTATGGCATAAAAAATTATAACCATTTTGTCTCGCTATGGCACTACCCTCTTCAAAGGCATTACCACCCAAATCTATACAGAAATATATATTACCGATGTTATAATATTGTACTGAAGTAAGCATAGCTTGGTTGATGTTGCCCCCCAGGACATAACAATAATATATTGTTAATAGATTGTTATCCCTGATACAAGCCAGAGATAACATTTCATTGACGTCTATTTGGATTTTTTCCTTGTGGTATATATCATGAAGCTCATATATTTTGTTATAACATAGGTAACATTTTAATCGCCATTCATCAAGATCCGTATATTTTTCATCCAGAAAGCAAATGGCATCTTTATGATCGTATTGTACTGCATTGGCGTACCAATATTTCACTAGTAATTCGCTTAACTCGTCCGTTTCTTTTATTTCTATAAGCCCGCATAGTCTTCTATAAATTAAGCGCCTTAATTGTGCAGCAAATTTGTTTTCTAAATTAGGATTATTTATAAATATCTCATGGCACAAAATAATACTGCCGCTACTTTTATTATGCATTATTTTATTGAAAATACAGAAAATATCGTAGTCGTCTAGAGTTTCTTTGGCGCCTAGCTGTCTACACAAATCTCGGGCGTGCTTCGTATTGATAGAAAGTAGACTATAGTTGATATATGCGCCCCACTCTGTAAATAACTTTATCAGACTATAGTTATTTTCCTTAACAGCTATTATTAATGCCACACAAAGGTCTATATCTTCTCCTAGGAATCCCGATTTTATGTATATTCGCCCACGATCTATGTAAAGCTTGAGAGGAGCATCATGCCACCATAAGCCACAGTATTTCAAAATGTGTTCATCTATCGACAAACATGATGTACTGGCTACCGTCTTTTTGACGAGGGTCTGCAGAGAGAGCGGCGACGACATGTTTCTTCTTTGAAATAATTATTTCCAAAAAAAATCAAATGTTCTATAGTCTTTAAAAAGGCTTAATTCATCATAAAATGATCATATTTAATAATGCAAACACAGTTTAATAATGCAAACACAATTTAATAATGCAAACACAGTTTAATAACGCAAACATGATTCAATAACATAAATTTTTAATACGCTAAAAGACTGTCTATAAGACTTAGTCTATAAGACTTAGTCTATAACTACAATTTCTGGATGGGCTGTAAAATACTCTTCGGCTCGTTTTAGATTTTTTGACGTATATGTCTTTAGCATATCATATATTGCCTGGGGTTCGGTTATATTTAATACCAAGCTCGCATCACGGCTGAAAAGCTGTTTTACTAAAAAAATGTTGCTCAAGTTATACATATAAACTCTATGCGCAATGAGTCGCGCTCTATCAAAGTTAGTAGCCCCCAAATCAATGCAGAAAAATAGGTTTAAAGTATTAGTGTTATAGATGGATAGATTCATGCCATAATCAAGACTAGCCCCCAACATATGACAGTAATAAATGGCTGCATAATTTTCTTCCCGCAGACAAGCAAATTTCATCATTAGATTAGGGCTAATGCAAATCTCTTTTTTAGAACACAGCTCATGCAAGTCAAAAATATTATTAAAATAAAGGCTACAAGTTAGCCGCCAATACAGCTGATTTTTATGCTTTTCATAGAAATAGTGAATAGCTTTTGTAAAATTATGTCGTAATGCCAGGGCAAACCAAAACTTTGTTAATAGGAGGTGCGCCGTATCCCCCGTCAACGGAATTTTTGAACGGGTGTACATAACTGTGTCTAAAGTGGTTCTAGTCACGGTTTCCAAGAGTGGATTATGACAAAACATGTCATAACCCAGTAGAACTCCTGCACAGGATTTCAGATCGGCCACTTCTTTTAAAATTTCCAGAAGACGAGATTCAGAGACAGGTGTTAAGCCTCCTAGTTCCGTGCACAGCCGCTTTAGATGCTCGGCGGGAACGCATATAAGTGCATATTCGGGATTTGCGCCCCAATCCACAAACAATCGTATAAGCTCAAGATTATCGCTCTTCACGGCCTTTACTAGCGCCGCGTCAAGACAAAGATCATCCTCAGAAAAACACTGCAAATGTTGATACGAAAAAATTTGCTTACATGTATTACATAAGTGAATAGGACCTAAATCCCACCACAAACCAAAACGCTGCAGCGTATAATCATAGTCACTTGAAAGATAATTGCATGCCACAACCTTTTTGGCCAACGTTTGTAAAGACAACATACTTAGTTTAAAACAGCTTAAACCTAAATTAGCTACTAACTTCCAAGAAAATCCTCTTTCCCTAAGGTATATCTTATAACTAGACATAAGGCGATAAAAATCAACTTTGGTTATACTTTTTAATATGAAACGTCTAAGTACTTGCAAAGTACTTGCAAAGTCCTTGCAAAGCCCTCATATAGAATTTTCAATGACATGAATTTTTATTTTTTAATGAGGTAGGGGAAAATGTTTTCCCTTCAAGACCATTGCCGAAAGCATCTTTTTATTCTTCCCGATGTTTTTGGCGAGCATGTACTACAACGGTTAGGACTGTACTGGGGACGTCACGGCTCTCTTCAACGAATCGGGGACGATCACATACTCATACGGCGGGACCTCATCCTTTCCACCAACGAGGCCTTAAAAATGGCGGGAGAAGAAGGAAACAATGAAGTAGTAAAGCTCTTGTTACTGTGGGAGGGAAATCTTCATTATGCTATCATAGGGGCTTTACAGGGTGATCAATATGACCTAATCCATAAGTATGAAAACCAAATCGAAGACTATCATCATATCTTACCATTGATTCAAGATGCGGAAACGTTTGAAAAATGCCACGCCTTAGAACGTTTTTGTGATGTTCCATGTCTGCTAGAACATGCTACAAAACACAACATGCTCCCTATTCTCCAAAAATATCAAGAAGAGTTGTCTATAAGAGTGTATCTACGCGAAACCCTATTCGAACTAGCATGCCTATGGCAGAGGTATGATATTCTTAAATGGATAGAGCAAACCATGCATGTTTACGATCTAAAAATTATATTTAATATTGCCATCTCCAAGAGGGATCTAAGCATGTACTCCTTAGGATATGTTCTCCTTTTTGATAGAGGGAACACCGAAGCTACCTTGTTAACGCAACACCTCGAGAAGACAGCGGCCAAGGGGCTCCTCCACTTTGTGCTAGAAACGTTAAAATACGGCGGTAACTTAAATATCGTCCTGTTCCAAGCCGTAAAATACAATCATAGAAAACTTTTAGATTATTTTCTGCGTCAACTACCCCGTAAAAATATTGAAAAACTTTTGTTGCTGGCTGTGCAGGAAAAAGCTTCTAAGAAAACATTGAACTTACTGTTGTCACATTTAAACTACTCCGTGAAACGCATCAAAAAACTGCTGCGCTATGTGATAGAGTACGAGTCTACCTTGGTGATAAAGATTTTATTAAAAAAAAGAGTAAACCTAATAGACGCCGTGTTGGAAAAGACTGTAAGATATTTTTCTGAGACGAAAGTAAAGACTATTATGGATGAGCTTTCGATTAATCCGGAAAAAGTCATTAAGATGGCCATACAGAAAATGAGAACGGATATTGTGATCCAAACTTCTTATATTTGGGAGGATGATCTAGAAAGACTTATTCGTCTTAAAAATATGGTATACACCATAAAGTATGAACATGGGAAAAAAATGTTAATGAAAGTTATTCACGGCATATACAAAAACTTATTACACGATGAAAAAGAAAAAGTCATGTTTCATTTAGCCAAGTTCTATATTGCTCAAAACGCGGCCACCCAATTCAGAGACATTTGTAAAGACTGTTGCAAACTGGATGTGGCGCGGTTTAAACCGCGGTTTAAACAACTAATTTTAGACTGTTTAGAAATTGTTACTAAAAAATCTTGCTTTAGTATTATAGAAATTTTAGAAAACCATATTATTTCCCTATTTATGATGAAAGTTATCACTGAAGATGAAAAAAACCTAGGTTTAGAATTATTATATAAAGTAATTAGTTACAAAATGATATCATATTAAAATTCAACAGATATGTATAACTAATATTGATTATATTTTCGATTATTATCTTCTATGGTGCATGATAATCATCTAGCACGTGAAACATGTCCTCTTCCCTTCAGGAACTTTGCCGAAAAAACTTACCCGACTACATACTTCCAGAGTTCTTTGACGACTATGTGTTGCAACTATTAGGACTACACTGGCAAGATCATGGTTCTCTTCAACGTACCGGAAAGAATCAGGTACTTGTTCAACAGGAACCCATTCATATCAATGAAGCACTAAAAGTGGCAGCATCAGAGGGAAACTTTGAAATCGTAGAACTGTTGTTGTCATGGAAGGCAGACCCCCGCTACGCTGTCGTAGGAGCGCTAGAAAGCAAATACTATGACCTCGTTTACAAGTATTACAACCTAGTTGAAGACCGCCATGATATGTTGCCGCTGATCCAAAATTCAGAAACGTTCGAAAGATGTCATGAGTTAAACAACTGTTCTCTTAAATGCTTATTCAAGCATGCTGTAATATATGACAAGCTGCCGATTCTACAAAAATATGCAGACTATTTGGACGGGTGGCCGTATTGCAACCAGATGCTGTTCGAGTTGGCATGTAAAAAACAAAAATATAACATGGTTGTGTGGATAGAGGGAGTCCTGGGCGTCGGCAACTTCACAATTCTTTTCACAATTGCGATTATCAAAAGGGACCTACAGCTGTATTCCCTGGGCTACTCCATCATCCTTGAGAGAATGTATTCCTGTGGATACGACCCCACGTTTTTACTAAATCACTATCTGCGAGTGGTTTCAACAAAAGGGCTTCTGCCTTTTGTACTGAAAACCATAGAATATGGTGGAAGCAAAGAGATAGCCTTAACTTTGGCTAAAAAATATCAGCATGAAACTATTTTGAGATACTTCGAAACCAGGAAATCCCAGGAGTGCTAAATACAGCAACCCTATTGTGATGAATAGTAACTATATTGTATACGTTGTAAACGTTGTATACATTGTACCTTAAACATTTTACCCACATCATATGATTTTAGAAATCTTTTAAGCCACTAAACAATACTATTATGATGTATAGAGTATAACCCCTATTGTATATGTTGTACCTTAAATATTTTACCTATATCATGTGATTTTAGAAATCTTAAGCCGGTGAACAACAGTGTTATCATACATTAAAATTCTAGTAAAATTTATATTTTTTTTGGCGAATAAATGTTTTCTCTTCAAGACATCTGTCGGAAACATCTTTTTTTACTTCCTAGTTCTTTTGATGAATATATATTACAAGCGCTAGGACTATACTGGGAAAAACACGGATCTCTTCAACGAATAAGAAAGGACGCTGTGTTTGTACAGCGAAGCATCGTCCTTTCCACCAATGAGGCCCTGAGAATCGCAGCCTCAGAGGGAAACGAAAGGGTAATAAAACTTCTGTTATCATGGGAGGGAAATTTTCATTATGTGATCATAGGGGCTCTAGAGGGTGACCAATATGACCTGATTCATAAGTATAATAGTCAAATTAAAGACTATCACGTGATTTTATCATTGATCCAAAATGCAAATACCTTTGAAAAATGTCATCAGTTATACAATTGTACTATGTGGCGTCTTGTACAGAATGCTATAAAATATAATATGCTTTCTATTCTCCAAAAACACAGAAATCTTCTGACAGATGAGGGAGACAATCAGGAATTGTTTGAGAAGGCATGTGAGGAACAGAAATATGATATCGTTTTATGGATAGGACAAACCCTAATGTTAGATGAGCCGGAGTCTATTTTTGATATCGCCCTTGAACGGATAGATTTTTCTTTATTAATAATGGGTTATAGCCTTCTTTTTGCTAACAAGATGAGTAGTATAGACATTCATGATGAAGAAGATCTTACTTCATTACTAACAGAACACCTTGAAAAAGCAGCTACTAAGGGATGTCTCTTCTTTATGCAAGAAACTTTAAAACATGGCGGAAATGTAAATATAGCGGTCTTATCTAAAGCTGTTGAGTATAATCATAGAAAAATTTTAGACTATTTTATTCGGCGGCAAAAATGTTTATCACGCAAAGATATTGAAAAACTATTATTAATAGCTATTAAACATGGCGGATCCAAAAAAACGTTAAACCTACTCTTATCTTATCTAAACTATTCCGTACAAAATATGATTGGAAAAATAGTAGAAGCTGTCATAAATGATGGTGATTTTACCATCATAATCATTTTAAAAAAAAAGAAAATAAACTTAGTGGACTCCGTTTTGGCGGGTTTTTTAGATCATTTCCATACCTATTGTTTTATAAAAGTTTTTATCCATGAGTTTGCTATTCGTCCGGAAAAAATAATTAAAATGGCCGCGCGAAAAGATAAACTAGATATAATTATTGAATTTTTTAATGATATATATCCTCATAAAGATGATCTTGGAACTATATTAAATATTCTCAAAAATATAGTAAATACCATGAAACATAAAGAAGGAAAAGAGGTATTAATTGGTCTTATTCATAAAATATATCGAATTATTCATCTGGAGAATAAAGAAATGTTTAATTTGGTACGATTTTACATCATGCATAATGCAAATATCCAATTTATATCGATTTGCAAAGACTGTTTTAATTTAGCCGGTTTTAAACCATTTCTTTCAGAATGTTTGGATATTGCTATTAAAAAAAATTACCCCGATATTGTACGAAATATAAAAATTCAATTGAAATATGAGTAAAATTTATTTTTTTGATCTGAGTACGAAAATGTTCTCCCTACAGGAGATCTGTCGAAAAAACCTCTACTTTCTTCCTGACTGGCTTAATGAGCATATGGCTCAACGACTAGGACTGTACTGGGAAAAACATGGTTCTCTTCAACGAGTAACAGATGACTATGTGCTTGTCCAACAGGATCTCATTATTTCCATCAATGAAGCTCTAAGAATGGCAGGAGAGGAGGGGAATGATGAGGTGATAGAGCTCTTACTACTATGGGAGGGAAACATTTATTATGCCATCATAGGAGCTTTAGAGGGTGATCATGATAGCCTAGCATATAAGCTCTATAGCCAAATCAAAGATTGTCATAACATTCTTCCCTTAATTCAAGACCCAAAAATCTTTGAAAAGTGCCACGACTTAGATGAATCCTGTAACATTTCATGTCTCGTATTAAACGCCGTAAAACATGATATGCTTTGCATTCTTCAAGAATATAAAATGCTTCTAAGTGGAGGGGATATCCAAGAAGTGTTTGAAACAGCATGCCGTTCACAAAAATACGATATTGTTACATGGATGGGACAAAATATCGCAATATACAACCCCGGGGTCATTTTTGATATTGCCTTTGATAAGATGAATGTATCCTTATTGTCTATAGGGTATACGCTTCTTTTCGAACATCATATCAATAATATGATTGAAAACAATATGGATACAAATTCTTTATTGATGCAACATCTTGAATGGGCTGCTAGCACAGGCTTTCTTCATTTTATGTTGGAAACGTTAAAGTACGGCGGGGATGTAACAATAATAGAGCTATCGGCGGCGGTAAAATATGACCATAGAAAGGTTTTAGATTATTTTCTCCGTCGAAAAAAGTTGCCCCGAGAAACCCTTGAGAAACTATTATTGCTAGCTATATGTGAAGCTTGTTCTAAAAAGACCTTAAACTTGTTATTATCCTACTTAAATTATTCCGTGAACAATATCCGTAAAAAAATCTTACAATATGTAAAACAATATGAAACAACTCTTATTATAAAAATTTTATGGAAAAAAAGAAAGATAAATCTGATAGATCCTATTTTGGCAGACTTTGTAGGATATCATAGTTATACCTATTTGATAAATTTTATGCGTGAGTTTTCCATCTATCCGGAAAGAATAATTAAAATGGCTGCACGAGTAGCGAGGGAAGACTTAGTTATAAAATTTTCCAAAAAAGTTTGCAAAGACCCTATAGATAGACTGAACTATCTGAAAACCTTAGTGTATACTATGAGACATAAAGCAGGCAAACGAGTGTTAATTTATACAATTCATAACTTATATAAAACCAGTTATCTGGAGAGTAAAGAAATGTTTAAGTTGGCACGATTTTATGCACGGCATGATGCAACTTTCCAGTTTATATCTATTTGTCATGATCTCTCCAAGCTAAATATTGATATTAAAAACTTGCTTTCAGAATGCTTAGAAATTGCTATTAAAAATAATTATCCTCGACTTATCAAAGCTATAAAAATGGATATGAATTATGAGTAAAATGTTTTGGATATCAACATTAGGCAGAAATCCTACCAAATATAAGATCTTTCGCTAGAATACAATTTATTGTTAAAATAGAGTAGGTACATTGTAAAAAAAAGATTAAACTTAAAATAATGTGTATTATGTAAATTTTTAGAAATAAAAATTTATTTTTTTTTATTGAGGGGTACGGAAAATGTTCTCCCTACAGGACCTCTGTCGGAAGAATACTTTCTTCCTTCCAAATGATTTTAAGAAACATACCCTGCAGCTGCTGGGATTATATTGGAAAGAGCATGGATCTGTCCATCGAGCAGAAAAAGACAACATAATGATACAAAATGAACTGATTCTTACTGTCAATGATGCTTTACAGCTTGCAGGAGAGGAGGGGGATACAGATGTGGTACAGCTCCTGTTACTATGGGAGGGAAATTTGCATTATGCCATCATAGGAGCCTTGAAGGCTGAAAATTATAACCTCATATGTGAGTACCATAGCCAAATTGAGGACTGGCATGCCCTCCTACCCTTGATTCAAGACCCAGAAACCTTTGAAAAATGCCATGAATTAAGTCTTGGATGTGACCTTTTATGTCTTCTTCAACATGCTGTAAAATGTAACATGCTTTCTATCCTTGTGAAGTATAAGGAAGATTTATTAAATGCAAGGATTAGGCATCGTATTCAATCTCTGTTTGTTTTGGCATGCGAAAACCGGAGAATTGAGATTATCCTATGGATAGGTCAAAATCTGCCAATTCCTGAACCTGAGACTATTTTTAGCATTGCTGTTATTACAAAAGATTTAGAACTGTTTTCCTTAGGATACAAGATAATTTTTGATTACATGCAAAGACAAGGAATTTTTCAATTATCCGAAGTAGTTCGCAAGATTTTGCTAAATCGTCACATTGATATGGCAGTAAATAAAGGACTTTTACCCTTTGTGCTGGAAACTTTTAAATATGGTGGTAGTATAAAAAGAGCCTTATCTTGTGCAGTAATGGACAATAAAAGAAAAGTTATAGACTATCTTGTTCGCCATGAAAATATATCCCATCAAACCATTGAAAGACTTTTATATCTAGCTGTGAAAAAACATTCTTCCAAGAAAACTTTGAACTTGTTGCTATCTTACATAAATTACAAGGTGAAAAATATTAAAAAGCTGTTAGATCATGTTCTAGGTGGCAACTCCACTCTTGTGTTAAAAATTTTATTGGAAAAAAAGCAAAACCTGGTGGATGCTGCTTTAACAAGACTTGTAAAACATTCTACATATTTCCGGGTGAAAGAATTTATCGAGGACTTTTCCATCAGCCCAGAAAAATTCATTAAAATAGCTGTGCGGGAACAGAAAAATGTGATCATCAAGGTTATTTGTGAAGATATTTGGGAAAACCCCGCAGAAAGAATCAGGTATCTGAAGCAGATAGTAAGCAGCATAAAATATGAAAGTGGAAGACAATTTCTGATAAACATCATTCACACTATTTACCAGAGTCATTCCCTGAAACCTGAAGAAATTTTTAAATTGGCAACATTTTATGTCAAACATAATGCAGTCACCCATTTCAAAGATCTTTGCAAATTTCTTTGGCTGAATAGAGGGATAGAAAGTAAGAAACACTTCTTAAGGTGTTTGGAAATTGCTGATGAGAAGGATTTTCCCGCCATTAAAAGTATTGTGAGTGAATACATTAACTATATGTTTACTGCAGGAACCATGACCAAGGATGAAATCATGCAAGCCTATGCTTCGGAGTATGCCATGTGTTAAGTTTCTGAATAAGTCATTCATAGGTAGATTTTAGAATAGGTTGCATTGAAGTTATTGATAGGTAGAGTTTAGAATATGCTGTATTAAGGTTATGAATAAGTCATTCATAGGTAGATTTTAGAATAGGTTGCATTGAAGTTATTGATAGGTACTATTTTAGATAATTACTATTTTAGATAAGTATTATTTTAGATAAGTATTATTTTAGATAGATACTATTTTAGATAATTACTATTTTAGATAAGTATTATTTTAGATAGATACTATTTTAGATAATTACCATGTATTAAAACCAAATTAGCCATCATCTATGTTTTAAATAATACTTCTTAAAAACCTTAGATAAAAATTTATTTTTTTTTCATAAAAGTAGAGAAAATGTTCTCCCTTCAGGACCTCTGTCGGAAGAACCTTTTTACTCCCCTTGAACCCTTAGGCAAACATGTGGTTCAACGGCTAGGATTGTACTGGGAAGGCCATGGTTCGCTTAAACGGATGGGGCATTGCTTTGTGTGTGTGGACCAGATTCATATTCTATCAATCAACTTGGCCATAAAAATTGCAGCCGCGGAAGGGAATGAGGAGATTGTTAAGCTTTTATTACTGTGGGGGGGAAATCTGCATTATGCCATCATAGGAGCCTTAGAGAGCAGACAATATGAGCTGATCCTGATATATGAGAATCAAATTGGGGACTATCATGACATCCTATCCCTCATTCGAGATCCAGTGATCTATGAAAGATGCCATGAATTAAATGTTACATGTACCTTTCAATGTTTATTTCAACATGCTATTAGACATAATATGGTTTCCATTCTTCAAAAATATAGAGAAGACCTAGCTAATAACAGAAGAATGATCCAACTTCTGTATGAAATGGCATGCCGATTACAAAATTATGATATCATTACCTGGATAGCGCGTAACTGGCATGTTTATAATATAGAGGCCATTTTCAGCATTGCTTTTATTAGAAAGGATTTAACTTTGTATTCCTTAGGGTACATGTTTCTTCTGGATAGAATGAGCATTGAAGATAGAAACTTTAAATCAATCATAACACGCCACCTTGAATATGCGGCCAAAAAGGGACTTTTTGACTTTGTCCTAGAATCTCTGAAATATGGAGGCCAAGTAGATACAGTGTTGTTTCAGGCTGTAAAATACAACCATAGAAAAATTCTGGCCTATTTTATTCATGAGACCCCCCGTAAAACGGTTGAAAAGCTGTTACTTCATGCCGTGGAGTCGCGAGCTTCTAAGAAAACCATGAACCTGCTTTTGTCTTCTCTGAACTACTCTATACATTCCATCATTAAAAAGCTCCTGTACGCTGTGGTGAAACACAAGTATATGCTTGTCATAAAGCTTTTGCTCGCGCGGCCAAAAAAGAAGTTAAACCTAGTAGATGCTGTTCTATATAGACTTGTAAAACACTCCACGAATGCAGAAATAGTAAAGTTTATGAATGAGTTTTCTGTGAGCCCGGAAAGGGTGATCAAAGTAGCAGCACGATTAATGAGAGTGGACCTGATTAAAAAGATTTCTAAAGATGTATGGGAAAATAAACTAGAGAGAATCAAACACCTTAAACAAATAGTATATACCATGAAGCACAGAAATGGAAAAAATCTACTGATGTACAATATTTACAATGTTACTGGATATACCTACATGAACATCAAAGAAGCATTTAACTTAACAAAATTTTATGCTGTCCACAATGCAACATGCTTGTTTAAAGAAATGTGTAAAAACTGTTTTGTACATGATTTAATACAGCTTAGAGAATTGCTTGAAGATTGTTTACATATTGCTAATAAGCATGCTTATATTCAGATTGCAGAAGCCGCAAATGAATATATCAAATATATAGATGATATATATATATCACTTAAGTAAATCATGTATATATCAAGTAAATCCAGATGAAATCAGGCTAATTGTAAATAGATACCATATAATGAATGATTTATTAAGACGGTAGTTTCATTAAGACAGTAGTTCTATTAAGATAATAGTTCTGTTAAGATAGTAGTTTTGTTAAGATAGTAGTTTTGTTAAGATAGTAGTTTCATTAAGATAGTAGTTTCATTAAGATAGTAGTTTTGTTAAGACAGTAGTTCCATTAAGATAGTAGTTTCATTAAGATAATAGTTCTGTTAAGGCAGTAATTCAGTTAAGATAATAGTTCTGTTAAGATAATAAAAATTTATTTTTTTTTCATAAAAGTAGAGAAAATGTTCTCCCTTCAGGAGCTCTGCCGGAAGAACATTTACATTCTTCCTTACTCTTTGGGCAAGCATGTACTTCAACATCTAGGGCTATACTGGGAAAAACATGGTTCTCTTCAACGAATCGGAGATGATTATGTACTCTTACAACAAGATCTCATCTTTTCCGTCAATGAGGCCTTAAGGATGGCGGCAGAGGAAGGAAACAATGAAGTAGTAAAGCTCTTGTTACTGTGGGAGGGAAACCTTCATTATGCCATCATAGGAGCTTTGGAGGGCAACCGATACGACCTCATCCATAAATATTATGACCAAATTGGGGACTGCCACAAGATTCTTCCCTTAATCCAAGATCCGCAAATCTTTGAAAAATGCCATGAATTGAGTACTTCCTGTAACATTCGATGCCTTTTAGAACATGCGGTGAAACACAATATGCTTTCTATTCTTCAAAAACATAAGGACCAAATAAGGTTACACTTGGCATTAATCCAAGTACTATTTGAGTTGGCGTGTCGTGAACATAAAAATGACATCGTTCGGTGGATCGGCTATTCCCTGTACATACATCATCTAGAGACTATTTTTGATGTTGCCCTGCTCCATAAAAATTTATCCTTATATGTTTTAGGGTATGAACTTCTTATGCACAAAGTGAATACAGAGGCTGCAAATATAGATGTATCCGATTTGCTAACACAGCACCTTCGAAGCGCGGCAGCAGGAGGTCTCCTTCATTTTATGTTAGAGACATTAAAGTATGGTGGGTGTGTGGATAAAACGGTTTTATTCGCAGCGATCAGTTACAAACATAGGAAAATTGTGGCTCATTTTATTCATCGAGTTCCCCGTAAAACGGTTGAAGAACTATTACTCCATGCCGTGCAGACCCGGGCCCCCAAAAAAACTCTGAACCTACTTTTATCTTCCTTAAACTACTCCGTGCACACCATCATCAAACAACTCGTACGCAGTGTTGCCATCTACAGGTCCACGCTTGTCGTAAAGCTTTTGCTCATGCGGCGAAAAAAGAAGTTAAACCTAATAGATGCTGTTTTAGCCAGACTTGTAAAATACTGCACCTATACAGACATTGTAAAATTCATACGTGAGTTTTCTGTGAGCCCGGAAAGGGTGATCAAAATGGCTGCACGGGAATCCAGGACCTTTCTGATCGAAATGATCTCCAAAGCTGCTTGGAGAAATGACCCACAGACGATGATTCACCATCTCAAACAACTAACCTATACCATGAAGCCTGAATCTGGAAAAGACCTCCTCATATATATGATCCACTATATTTATCAAACCTCTAATTTGCTGGTAGCGGAGGAGGAAAAAAATATTTTTAAATTGGCAACTTTTTATGCGAAGCATAACTCGGTAAACAGGTTTAAACAAATATGTGAAGACTATTATGCACTAGATGTAGATGCACGGTTTAAAACACTTATTTTAGAATGCTTTGAAATTGCCGTCCAAAAAAACTATCCTAGAATTGCAAGTATTGTGGATGACTTTATTCGATTCCTTTTTTATAAGGGAGATATAACCAAGGAAGAAATTAGCGAAGCCTATTCTTTGAAGGATGCTGAGTTATATGTAGACTTAAAATGGTTACAACAAGAATAGAAATGGTTTTAAACAAGGTTTAAACAATTTAAACAAAGTTTAAACAGGTTTAAACAAGATTTAAACCTTATTCATTGAAATCCATCGAAAAAAAAGCTGTTTGTTTATCCCATAAACTCATCTTTTTTTTGGTTTCAAAGTTTTATACTAAAATTTAGCATTTTATAATATTTATAATTAAGTGTTTTGCATGCACTGCAGAAATTCTCATCTTTATTAATTTGTTCAATACCACATGTCATACAATATGTTGTTTGGTTATCAAGTTTAACTTTATGAAAGGAAAGCAGGTAAGCCACAAATTTAAAAGTAAAATACCTTTCATTTAAAATAATCTTATGAATATATTTTCGGTAAGGAGGCATGAAAGCATTTGCCAAAATAAATCGCATAAAGCACTTAGAAAAACCCATATCTTCTAACCTTTTGTGGGTATAAACTCTATTTTTGTGTTTTACAGAAACTTCATGGGTAAAATAGTCGTTATAGCTATCAATCATTTTTTTAAGCCCTATAATGCCCAAGGTTGCACGCATAAAGCCACAGTTTCTGCTCCAGAAGCCATGCACCTGTAAAGGATGCTTTTCATATAACCAATTACAAAATTTCATTCCGCAACAGTAACATGTTATTTCAGTGGGTGATGTATAGAATAATCCGGCATTAGAAAACTTTTCATAATTTTTTATGTCATGGATTGCGAAGCTTTTGTTTCGTGCATCCACGGAGCTATAGCCTGCATATTTAGGTTTGACTTCAAATAATCGTAAAGAGATATATGTATCTATCGTATTTATTTTAGGATACATTTCATAATTCTTATATATAATATAAAAAAAATTACAAACATTTGTAATGCTCATCCTCAATAGACAGCTGAGTTGTAGGCTTTATTTTTCTAATAACATGAAGGACATAGTTTCTCATAAGACCTTCAAGTCGGTTATTGATCATTCCAATACATTTTCTCAATGAGGTCATGAAGCCTGGCATTTTGCTAATTGCTTGGCAGAGTGCCAACAGATTGCCCACTAAAGTATCTAATAGATTACCTACTAGCTATAGTGAGCCAACCTCTCTATATTTATTTTATACTTTTCATTTTTTAATAGATTTAATATTTTATAAAAAAAATATTTAGTTTTTTATACAAGAATGTCGACAAAAAAAAAGCCCACGATTACCAAGCAAGAGCTTTACTCCCTAGTGGCGGCAGATACCCAGTTAAATAAAGCTTTGATTGAAAGAATTTTTACAAGTCAGCAAAAAATAATCCAAAATGCCTTAAAACACAATCAAGAAGTGATTATACCACCCGGAATCAAGTTCACCGTCGTTACAGTAAAAGCTAAACCTGCTCGCCAAGGCCATAATCCGGCAACAGGAGAGCCTATTCAAATTAAAGCTAAACCCGAACATAAAGCGGTAAAAATACGAGCATTGAAACCTGTACATGACATGTTAAACTAATTTATAATTCATATTCCTCATCTATACCATCATCTTCTTCAATGCATTTTTGCCAATCAAAACGGACTACATCTAGGTCATGAACATTAAACTAATTTATAATCCGTATTCCTCATCTATGCCATCATCTTCTTCAATGCATTTTTGCCAATCAAAACGGATTAGATCTAAGTCGTGAATATTAAAATACATACCATCATACATTTTAATATAGTCTAAATTTAAGTTTTTCTCAAAAACTTTTATCGTTTTTGAGAAAATGATCTTATCAATTATTTCCTTATTAAGATTTGCAGGAATAGCACAAAATTTATCTTTAGGTACTTCATTTATGATATTAATAAATTGAGTAAAAATTATTTCTTGTTTTTCTTCTGTTTCATATAATCGTTGTAAATGTAAGGGTTTTTCATTCAATGGTTTGTTTGAAGATAAAAAGAATGTGTAATCTGGGTTGAAGGTATTTTTGGTATCAATCATTATTCTGTCTGCTTGAGCATATGCCAAACCAGACCAAATATAACGGTCCACAATTACAATAAAATTTAGTTTAAGTAGTGCTGCAATTTCTGCCGTAAATTCACATCGATGTTTTGTGAATAATTCATGCAATTGTTCTGATGGCATTTTTACGATTTTATTTAATACATCCAATATAAGCTTACCGGTATCCGTGTTTGGACTGGGAAAATGCATATATATCACATCATATCTCTTATTTTCCAATGCATTTTTTAACCTTATTGCCTGTGTGCTTTTCCCCACACCGTTGATTCCTTCGATGGCAATAAGTATTCCACGCATGATTAATAAATAGGTAAAAAAATTCATTTTTTAACATTTCTTATAAATCATATTGTACAACACTGCATCAACCGCATAGCTTCATTAAAAAATGTTGCGGATGCCTTTTGTATAACCTATATTCATCTTTACCAACATATATACTTGGCAGACAGCCAGATATGGGCCCATATCTGGGCCATAATTAAGATAAAAATTATTTTAGACGCTGCTACAGCGAAATCAACATTATGTACTGCGGCATAGCATGCGGCATAGCATGCCCATAAGCAATCTACAATGTATAACGCTTAATGCATAAAACATTTAAGTAAAACAAATTTGAATAAAAAAAATAATTGTTATAATGGCGTTGTTACACAAAGAAAAGCTTATAGAATGCATTGATAATGAGCTGCAAAACAGTGGAACGCTATTGCTTCTAACAAAAAATATTGTTGTATCAGAAATTTCATACAATGGCAATGATTATAAATATTTTACCTTTAATGACAATCATGACTTGATAGGCCAAGAAAATCTTAAAGGAGCAACATCCAACAACATTGCTAAGATGGTTTATAATTGGATCGCGAAAAATCCTCAAACTAATAAGGTTTGGGTCGGCGAACCGCGAATTCGCATTTATTTTAAAAATAATTTATATCATACTAATAATAACCATGTATGTATAAAAGATTTCTATAAGGTTTCAACCTCAGTTGGTCCTAATATCTTTAATGATCGTAGCATTTGGTGTACTAAATGCACATCCTTTTATCCATTCAGCAGCATTTTATCACCCAATTTATTCCAATAAATTAGATACATTTTACTACGATTAAAATAATGAATGCATTATTATGACAAAAAAATGCATTATTACGGCTGGTTACTATATTGCGATTCATCATTTTATGATACATTATCTATAGGATAATTTATTATCTATAGGATATCTCGTTATCCTATAGATAATGAATTATTTTTTTATCTATATATCACATAAAGATCTGATATGGGCTAAAAGTATGTTCAAACTTTATTTATCATATAGGTCTGTTAAAAACATACATAGGTTATATATAAATTGAATAAAATTTTTTTAAATATCACCGAAACATTCAACATGGTGTTGATACAGTTTTTAACAGGTTTCTTCTATTTATATGGTAAGAGACTGTTTTCAGTTAGTAAAGTTATGGACATGATATGTCTAGACTATTATACCATTCTTCCTGCTCCTCTGGCGATGATGTTAGCGGCAAGAGTAAAAAACTATGACCTTATGAAAAAACTGCACGAATGGGAAATCCCTGTTGACTACGCTTTACTTGTGGTAGATGATGTGCCGACCATCGACTACTGCTTAAGCCTTGGCGCTAACTCTCCGACTAGAGCACAAAAAAGACGACTGCTAAGGGACACCACATTCAACCCCGTTTATAAGTATCTTATGAACTGCTCCGGCTTTCCAACAAAGAGAGAAAAAAACATTCCTTGTGATGTACAATGCGAAAGACTGCAAAAAACCATCATAAAAGAACTGGTATTTAACTGCTCCGTACTGCTTGAAATGATACTGCTCTCAGAAAAAGAATATGCATACGCCCTACACTATGCAGCAAAATATAACCAATTGCCTATCCTCATGTATTGCTGGCAACAATCAACAAATGCGGAATCCATTTTGTTAAAAACCTGTTGCTCGGATAAGAACATCAATTGTTTTAATCATTGTATCCTATACGGCGGCGCGCAGAATCTGGATGCTGCAATGATAGAAGCGGCAAAACACGATGCCCGAATGCTAATCAACTACTGTGTCATGCTTGGTGGAAGGTCCCTAAACGAAGCAAGAGAAACGGCCATTATATTTGGACACATTGAATGCGCACAACATTGCTCGAGACTGCAATCTTACGTCATGCGCGACTAAATCTTGAGGAGTATCTATATTTACATTATATTTTTTTATCAAAAAAAATATAAGGTTTGTATACAAAGATCTGTATACAAAAATCTGTATACAAAGATTTGTATACAAAGATTTGTACACAAAAGGTTAATTAAACAATAATTGTTTGGACACAGAAAATCAATCTAGATAGTAAATAAGCTTATTTTTTTGCATAATACAGACAAATTAGATCATCAAGATCATCAAGAGATTACTTACCATACTTGTTAAGTTTTTTTACACATAGAAAGTTTGGATTCTGTTCAGGAAGTTTTTCATAGACATTATCTTCACAGCTAGTGATAATAATTTTAGGTTTTTTCTTGTGCCTGCGATGGAAAACATCCAGTTTGTAAAGAGGGAAATGCATGAAGAGGGGTTTTTGGTAGTCCTTGTTCAGAGATTTAACTAAATCTGCGTGTCCTGTAAAGACTGCCCAATCCCAAGTATTAAATCCTTTAAGATAGTCTTTTTGGTTCGGATTTGCTCCATATTTTATGAGAGAAAGGACACTTAGAGTACGACCCCGCATTGCAGCCTTCATAACGGGCGTAATCCCATTAAAATTCCGAAAACAAACTTTGATGCCAATTTTTCCGAAATATTCCAGCACTTCTTCCAAAAGGAGATGATTCTTTTTTTCCGCCAAATAATGCCAAACAGAATTTCCATCTTTATCCCTTCTATAATGGCTTATTATTTCCCCGGGATAGGATTCTTGTTTAAAAAGAAATCTTAAAAAGTCTAAACGTCCATAGATGCATATCCACATAAATACCGTGATTTTACTTTGATCGCATCTATTGACAATCCATGGATCTGCTTTAAAAAATCTCTCAAATAGTGTAAGGTCTCCTTTTTTGATATGTTTTTTAATCCACTCAATAAACAAGTGTTCTACTTCGGCTGAAAACAGGCCTACCGTATCCATTTTTAGGTAGTCCTCGTACTCTCACTTTATAAGGAGTATTTCTTTAATTTTTAACGTCCTTTTTTTTCGGACTTCTTTGGATAAGCCGTTTATTACCATCTTTAAATGCCTTATAGCGAGGAGGAGCCAGGCCGCTTTCCCATATGTGCGGTAATTCTTGGTGTTTATGCTTGCCTTTGGCATAACCAGGCCAGTATTTTTCGATGTATTCAGGGTTTGTTTTTACGTATTCTTTAAAGGTTTGATAGGCTTCTTGAATACAGGTGGGCTCTCCGGTATAATTTCCGTGTTCATCTTCCTTTAAAAAGCCGTTATCCCTATCTTTTCTCCACTTAAGATTGTGCTTTCCAAAAATACGATCAAGATCTTCCGCCTGCTGGGGTGGAATCATAAACCCCTTCTTAGGTCGAAGCTTTCTGTTTTTTCCGTAGCTTCGGCCATCACGTTGCGAAACAGTGGTTAGGACACCCGATAGTCTTTCCATGGGCGTCGCATCTAATCCTATCCATCCGCCCTGATGAATATCAATGGCAACAAGCTCTCCTTTATTTTGGGCAAGCCAAGTTTCCAAGAATGCCATGCTTTCTTCCCAGGGATAAGGCCCGCCAACACCACGGGTTGTCCAATCTTGCAAGGATTCCAGGTCCAACACCTGGTAAGGCTCTAAAGAAGATGGTTCATTGTTTTTGTACTGCAAATAGGATTTAATGACCCATTTATACCATGTGTCAAACCGCAGCGTGGCGCCTCCAAAGTGAAAGCCGTCGTTGATTTTAGGATATCGGCAACATATTTCAACCGTACGTTTGAGTTCTGCAAAGGCGGCCTTCCAAGGAAGTCTTTCGCTGCGGGTAAGACGGTCTATTTTGCCCTGTGTGCCGTAGCGTATGGCATGACGTGCCAATTGCAACAATTCTGCCACCGATCCGTGGGCCCCAATCCAGTTTATCGGATAGGCAACCTCCGAAGGGTTTAAAAGATGCTCGTAAAAGCGTGGATCTTCGGATGCCAAGGCGTCTGCAAAGGGGATAATACTGGAAAACTTGTCTAGGCATACGTTTTCTGTGTTTACTTCTAAAGGTAGAAAAATGGTTGCGTGAGGCTTTTGAACCTGCTTGTTCAGCGGCCTGCATATGCTTTGTATAATGTCTCTAGGACTATGTCGCGGCGCTGCAAAAAATACCGCGTTTAGTTCTGGTACCTCTACCCCCTCTTGAAAGAGTCGGCAGTTTAATAAAATAACGGGTTCCTTTGAGGAGCAAAATTCTGTAAATGTTTTGAGGATAACCTGTCGCGGCAGGGTTGAGTGAGCTATCAGGGCGTAGACCCCTAGGTCCACCAGCTCCGCGTATAGCTCCTTGGCCTGTTTAATATCACGGGTGAATACCAGCATTTTAGGCGACCTTACATTGGTTTTTAAATAGGCTAAGGCCATTATAATTTGTTTTACGATTATCTGTTTCGTGGTCTCCTCTCTGTTACTTAGTTGGTGGGCCAATTTGGGCGCGGCCACCATCTGCAATTCAAAGTCATTTACATAGCCGGCCTCTATGCCTTCTCGCAGATAGTAGCGAAAGGCAACGCCGCCAAAAAGTTCACGATTTTTCATGGAAAGCGGGGTGTCGTACCTGGGCGTTGCCGTTAAAAAAAGTCGGTGCCCTTTTTTAAAGTTGAGCAACACATGGGTGAAGGGCCGTGTCTCCCATTCGCCGCAAATCCGGTGACATTCATCGCTAATAATAAGATCGAAATCATCCACCAGTAGCGTGGAGGATTGGTAGGTGGCAATAACAAGAAGAGAAGAGGCCTCCTGTATCCGTTTCACAATAATGACAGGGTTGGTAGTCATTTCTATAGTGTCGTGATTTAGCACAATGCGGGTCTGGTCGGACCCCACAAGCATAACGTTCTTCAAGGAAATTCCATACAGATAGAGTTTTTCCAGGGTCTGCCGTAGTAGGGATAGGCCCGGCACCAGGTACAAAACTTTTCCTTGAAGATAATTAGAGAGAATAAGATAGGCGACGCGGGTTTTGCCGCATCGGCAGGCCATCTGCAGAATGGCCCTTCCGCTTCGCTGCAGCTCCTGATAGCCCATATTGGCCGCCTCCCTCTGATAAAGTCGATCCTCAATGGTAGTCCGTGTCTCTCCTGTAGAAAAAAATAATACGTCATCTGCGAAACGATCTTCATCTTCTACAGGGGTTATCACCAGGTGTCTTAGTTTCTCCTTGCTTATCAGCGGATCAGAGGGCGAAGATGGTTCAACCACTATCGTGGAATCATTCATCTCATAGGTGGGAGCATCACACAAAGTATAGCTTATGTTCAGACAGTTTGCGACATCCTCAGCCAATTGTTTTATTTTTTCAGGTAAAAGGCATAGGAGTTCTTTGTTTTTGACTCGAAAAAACTGTGCACAATATAACACCCCTGCTTCAATTTTTTGTGCATCCTTCTTTGTAGGCGTTTCCAATGTAAAACAATATCTCCATTCATCCGTAAAACAGGTTGTATAAGATCCATCATGAAGCCTAGCGGCCAAGTTTCCTGTGTGCCCAACTTTATGTAAAGATTGAGTCTCCAGCCAGGGATGAACCGCTACGTAAAACCCTGCGCACATGCTAGATCAAATTGCAGTTTCTTAATAAATGTACACAGGATCTTAAAAACATGTGATTACAAAATTTAGATAAGAAATATTTAATATTAAAAATCACGGAATAAATGTCACTGTGTAGAGAGAAAGCCAAAAACTCCTCTTGACCGCCGTGGGAAATCATCCAGGGTAGTAGGTTGTGTTTCATGAAGTTGTATGCCGTAGTGATCACCGTGGACTCCAGATGGTTGTTGGCATCTTTGCAGTACTTTGCCATCCTGGCAGAAAAGACGATAAATCCACAAATTCTACCCCAGTTGATAAGATCCTTAAACAACTCAGTCACAACCTCAGTAAACTGGGTTTTAATTTCTTGGGCACTCGTAAGAGAAAAGGTAATTGTAACCTGCTTGTTCAAACAATCATCATAATAGGTTAAAATTTTTTTTATTTGTTGCTGGTACGGGCTAAGTTCATGCTCTGAAATATCATTCATGTAATATTTAATATATCCCACGAGTATTTCATTAATGATATTATGATATATGAGCTCTTCTCCCTCCATAGCGGCACCCTATATTTTTTTATTTAGGTTTCAATGTTGCCACAATTGTGGCACAATTGTGTCACAAATATGTGATATACAACAAATATGTGATATACAACAAATGTGTGATATGCAACAAATGTTAGGCCACGTATAGCAACCTATATGTTAAGAAATATTTTTATACCCAACATTGGTTTCCTTGGCTATAAATAGCAGCTATAAATAGCAGCTGTAAACGAGCAGCTGTAAACGAGCAGCTGTATACCAGCAGCTGGTATACCAACAAAATTATTTAAAGATTTGAAATCATATGTGTATAACTATACAATGGAAGCAATTCTTACCAAACTTGACCAGGATGAAAAAAAGGCTCTTCAAACCTTTTATCAATGCGCGTGGGAAGAAACTAAAAGTATTATAGACGATTTTCTTGAAGCCCCTGAGGTTCGTTGCGCCTATAAATTCAACTCATACACAAAAAAAATGGAGCTTTTGTTTACTCCCGAATTCCACACCGCCTGGCCGGAAGTCCCTGAGTGCAAAGAGTTCATATTAAACTATTTGAGACTCGTGTCGGGACATCGAGTGGTATTAAAAGGATCTACAATTCTTTTTACAAAAGAGACTAAGAACCTGGGCATTCCTAGTACCATCAATGTTGACTTTCAGGCCAACATTGAGAATATGGATGACCTACAGAAGGGAAATCTTATTGGCAAAATGAATATTAAAGAAAGTTAGATGAAATAAATTTTAAATAAAACGAGTGGCATCAAAAACTAAGTAAAATCAAAAATCAAGTAAAATTAAAAACTATGTGGACGATGCCTTTGTCTCAATAGTCTCAAGATCATCCAATAATTCATGTAACGTGAAAAAGTTGGTCCATTTTTTTGAAAACATTAAAAGACGTTCGTCTTCATAAATAAAAAAGTCATTCGAAGGAAAAATGATATACTCAATACCATAATCTTGCAATATTTTTTTTAAGTCTCTTAAAGTCCAGGGATGTACTAGGCTTCTACGCGAAGTGAGCATCATAAAAATATCTAATATTTTTTGCGCCATGAGCCAACGCGGATTCTCATTGGCCCACAAATCAATAATAATTCTCTTGTCAACCGTGAGCATTCCTACTTGATTCGAGGAAATGATTAGATGCCCAGCGGTCCACCCCATTAGGAGATAACGCAGCGTTGTAGAAATGTCACATATAGAAGGCATCCCTCCGCAACACGAACCCAAATTAGGATGCGTGTGAAACACGAACATAGCAGGCTTGTTGGCCACCCTGCTATAAATCTCAGCAGGTATCATAGCCTCACTGCCAAAGTAAATGTTCTCTCCTGCCTTATAGGGGCTTGGAATGATTTCCACTATCTCGGGTACACCGTTTATCATATTAATGCGGCCGCACCATTCACGATCATCATTCAAAAATTTTTTGAGGGCACCCCGGACGTTGTCCCAATTAAGCAACAGAGTATTCACAATCTCATTCCGCTCCGCCCAGTATTCCCTGAAACTTCTTTTAGACTTGCTAAGCTGTTCCCAGGATTCAAACTCGGTCCAATGTTTTTTTTCTTTTGGGGAAGACTTACCTTTTGAAACATTTTTTGCGGCTCCACCATCTACACTATCCTTTTCCAAAATAATCTCCTTCATATTTTGAGTTATATGGGCATTACTAAGCACTTTAGTGGTAATCTGTTTACCTATATGATTCAGCAGAAAACCAAGTTTATCCATTTGTGTCTCAACCATTTATTCTTAACAAAACAAAAAAAATTAAAAATCATCGTCGTTTAAAAAGAGTTTGAAGGCAAACGCATCATCCTTAACACAGTTCTGATACTGCGTAGGTCTTAACTCGAAAAAGTTGGTTTTTTCTACTTCATTAAGAAAGAATTTAGTCATCTGAGGAAAAGGGTTTTCCACCTTATAAATACTTTTGCACTGCAGCATGAAGCACAGATTATCAGTAAAGTAGCGTATATATTGAAATAGCATTTCTTTTGAAAAACCGGGAACTCTTCCCCTTGCCTTGTCAAAGGCATAGCTAATAAACTCATCTACCAGTTCCACGGCCTCCTTCAAAATTTTGTGAATGATTTTTTCCTCGGGGATGTTATACAGATAATTCGAGATAAGAAAACACGCAAAGCTACAATGCATCCCCTCATCGCGTGAAATAAACTCATTATAGCTTACAAGCCCCGGCATAATATTTTGTTCCTTAAGAAACTGGATCGCCACAAAGTGGTTTTGAAATAAAATGCCCTCCACGGCGGCAAAGCCCACAAGTCGTTCGCCCAGACTGTTCTTGACGGGGTCCATCCACTGCTGCACCCATTGAGCCATTTTTCTTATGATAGGATGTTTTTCAATACCGCTAAAGATGCGCTGTTGTTCCTTCTCATCCGGGATCAGCGTTTTTACTTGTATTGAGTAGGCCTCGCTGTGAACGCACTCTTGGGCAGCCTGCATTGTATAAAAGTATAGCACTTCCTTTACTTTAATTTCGCGCATAAAGTTGGTTAAAAGGTTTTCGATAACAATTTCGTCGGCAACGACAAAGAAGGCTAAGATTTGTTTATAAAATTCACGCTGCGGTTTTGGCATCGCTTCCCAATCATCTATGTCCTTACACATGTCCACCTCCTGCGCCGTCCACGTCAAACTTTCTAATTTTTTGTACCAGTTCCAACATTCTGGGTGCTGAATAGGAAAAATAGTGAAACGTTGGGAATCTTCAATTAGTAATTCCTCCATATTTGAAATAAATATTAATATCTTCAAATTTATTGACTGCCATGGAGAACTTTTTTATTGTTAAGAAGTTGGCATCTGATACGTATGGAAAAGCGTTAAATGTTGATTTAGATAGACTATTACAAGCGCAGAATAAATATACTCTTCAAGAGCTTATTTCCTACTGCAGCGCTCTAACCATATTACATTATGACTATTCAACCCTTGCGGCACGTCTTTCGGTGTACCTACTGCATCAGTCAACGGCCTCCTCCTTCTCAGAAGCGGTAAGCCTACAGGCCGCACAATCCTGCTCACGCCTGTCTCCCCAGTTTGTGGACGTCGTCTACAAGTATAAAGCCATTTTTGACAGCTACATTGACTATAGCAGAGATTACAAGCTAACCCTCCTGGGGATAGAAACTATGAAAAATTCCTACTTGTTAAAAAATAAAGATGGCGTCATCATGGAACGCCCGCAGGACGCTTATATGCGCGTCGCCATTATGATTCATGGGATGGGAAGAGTGGTCAATATGAAGATGATTCTGCTGACCTATGACCTACTTTCCCGGCACGTCATCACACATGCATCGCCCACCATGTTCAATGCGGGCACCAAAAAGCCGCAGCTTTCCAGCTGCTTCCTGCTAAATGTAAACGATAATTTAGAAAATTTATACGATATGGTAAAAACGGCCGGCATCATTTCAGGCGGCGGCGGCGGAATAGGGCTGTGCTTGTCGGGAATACGGGCAAAAAATAGCTTTATCTCCGGTAGCGGTCTTAGAAGTAACGGCATACAAAATTATATTGTTTTACAGAATGCTTCACAATGCTACGCCAACCAGGGGGGCCTACGCCCCGGAGCCTACGCAGTCTACCTAGAGCTGTGGCATCAAGACATCTTTACATTTTTACAAATGCCCCGCCTAAAAGGACAAATGGCTGAACAGAGGCTTAATGCCCCCAATCTCAAGTACGGCCTATGGGTTCCCGACCTATTTATGGAAATACTCGAAGACCAAATACACGACAGAGGCGACGGCACATGGTACCTCTTTTCGCCGGATCAAGCCCCTAATCTACATAAGGTCTTTGATTTGGAACGATCGCGCCACAAAAATGCACATCGCGAATTTAGAAAGCTTTATTATCAGTATGTTGCCGAAAAGAGGTATACCGGCGTCACAACGGCCAAAGAGATTATCAAAGAGTGGTTTAAAACAGTCATTCAGGTGGGGAATCCCTATATCGGGTTTAAGGATGCGATCAATCGTAAAAGCAACCTTTCACACGTGGGCACCATCACTAACTCTAACCTCTGTATTGAGATCACAATTCCCTGCTGGGAGGGCAGTGAGGCCGAGCAGGGGGTTTGCAACCTTGCCGCGGTAAATCTGGCCGCCTTTATACGCGAAAACAGCTATGATTATCGTGGGCTCATAGAGGCAGCAGGCAACGTCACAGAAAATTTAGATAATATTATAGATAACGGCTACTACCCCACGGAGGCCACCCGTAGAAGCAATATGCGGCACCGACCCATTGGCATCGGGGTCTTTGGCCTGGCCGACGTGTTTGCGTCTTTTAAAATGAAATTTGGTTCACCCGAGGCCATTGCCATGGATGAGGCCATCCATGCAGCCCTATACTACGGCGCCATGCGACGATCCGTAGAACTTGCAAAAGAAAAAGGAAGTCACCCCAGTTTTCCGGGGTCTGCGGCCTCAAAAGGCCTGTTGCAACCCGACCTATGGGTTCGCTGCGATGATTTAGTTTTCTCCTGGGAAGAACGCGTGGCACAGACAACGCAGGGTGTGTTGACGCCAAAAAAGTGGTGGCAGCTACGGCTGGCGGCGATGCAGGGAGTCCGAAATGGATATCTCACGGCCCTTATGCCCACCGCAACCTCCTCAAATTCTACCGGCAAAAACGAATGCTTTGAGCCCTTTACATCCAATTTATATACACGTAGAACATTAAGCGGAGAATTTATTGTTTTAAATAAGTATTTAATAGATGATTTAAAAGAAATTAATCTTTGGACAGAGGCCATTCAACAGCAGCTACTAAATGCGGGGGGTAGCATTCAGCACATTCTGGATATACCGGCCGAGATCCGTGAACGATATAAAACCTCTAGAGAAATGAACCAGAAAATTTTAACAAAACACGCGGCCGCACGAAATCCCTTTGTGTCCCAAAGCATGTCTCTGAACTACTACTTCTATGAACCTGAATTAAGCCAAGTGCTTACAGTGCTCGTCCTAGGCTGGAAAAAGGGTCTAACCACCGGCTCCTATTACTGCCACTTTAGCCCCGGAGCGGGTACCCAAAAAAAGATTATAAGAAACTCTGAGAAAGCGTGTAGTGCGGACTGCGAGGCGTGTCTTCTGTAGGAGTCTCGCGGTAAAAAAGCAGCGGGGACCATATGGCAAACCCCAGCAAGAGGATAATGAATAAAAAAAGTAAACAGGCATCCATTAGTTCCATATTAAATTTTTTTTCCTTCTATATAATGGAATATTTTGTTGCGGTAGACAATGAAACTCCCTTGGGGGTTTTTACTTCCATGGAGCAATGCGAAGAAACGATGAAACAATACCCCGGCCTCCATTACGTCGTTTTTAAGTATACGTGTCCGGCGGACGCAGAAAACACAGATGATGTATATTTAATACCCTCGTTAACCTTGCACACCCCCATGTTTGTAGACCACTGTCCAAACCGTACTAAACAAGCACGACATGTATTGAAAAAAATAAACTTAGTATTCGAGGAAGAGTCTATTGAAACTTGGAAGGTTTCAGTAAACACTGTGTTCCCTCACGTTCACAATAGATTATCTGCGCCGAAACTTTCCATCGACGAGGCCAATGAAGCTGTAGAAAAGTTTTTGATACAGGCAGGGCGACTCATGTCTCTGTAAAAGTCTTCTCCTTTATTGAAGAAGTCTCTTCCCTTGTCGGAGAAGACTCTTCCTTTATCGAAGAAGTCTCTTCTTTTGTCGGAGAAGTCTCTTCCTTTGTCGAGAAGGTCTCTGTTATGGGTAAAAGGTTTGAAACAACGCAGGGGCTCTGCTTAATCGGCTGTCTCACAAAGGGAATCAAACTACCCGCCTTCGTGTTTTTAATGTAGTAATTACCCTTGTTGTGGTGAATTTTAAGACCATAGCGTATTCCCAACACTTTATTAATGAATTTTAAAATTGTTTGGGGGTCCATTTTATTAGGCTTTTTAAGCTTAAACTCAAAGCTAACTGCGCTTAAATCATACTGAACAAATTCATCAACGAGTTTCGTCATCAATTGCTCATTGGTCAATATATTAGGGTCCTGAACGCATTTAAAGCCACACTTAGTTAACAGCATAATGGCGTACATATGGGATTGAAAGCTATAATTAAATTGCAGATCATGATGCTCTGCATGTTGCATGGCCCATTGGTGGAAGTTTAATTCCTGAGTTTGTAACATAGTAAGCGATTCGTGTACTGTTTTTCCGCGGCTTATTTGAACACGGCCCGTGTAGTTCTGTTTTGTCATAAAACTATTATATTGTTCAACAAATTTGGGGGTAATTTTATGACCGTGCCATGCATAAAATTCGAGTAGTTTATACTTTTCATACGCAAATAGATCTTGCTGGTCTACTGTAATGCCTTCTTTTAAGTTTTGTTTAATTAGTAAAGCTTTATTGGCATCAATCGTTTCAGCCGAGGCAATATTGACATAATCCTGGTGCTTAATTTCCATTTTAATACTTGTATACTGTTTGACCGTCTCTAGCTTTTCACCCGTCAGTATAAACACCTTAGCGCCGGTGTCGGCGACCTGGTTAATAAATCGTGTTATAAAGTGATTTTTTGATAGATGTTGTATCCGCATTGTTTCAAGCCATAAATGGTAGTACGGAGTTTTATAATATATCGGCCTACCTGTTTCCTTACTATACGTGAAGGAAAGCTGGTGATTATTTATCGTCTGAAAGAGGGTGTCACGTTTTTGTAACGTGAACGTTTCAATGTCTTCAATGGTTTCCGGAAAGTAATTTTGTTTTCCCTGTAAACAGATTTTATAAGATTTACTCTTTAATTCACGCACGCGGCCCAACATTTGGCAACATGTTTCTACGTCACACGACATATTGTTAAAAAAGCCGTATAAAACATCAAACCTCTTATCTTCGTACGAAACACCCGCTGAAATCGTGGGCGTATAGATAAGGATATCAATGAGTCCCCAATAATAGGATACGTTATTAAAATGGGATTCTCGTTCATGAGCAGTACTTTTAGAGCTATAAAACCCGATCTTTTTTTCCGGAAACTTTTTCTGAATAAATGATTGTAACAGACGGGCCTCCATTAATGAATTTGTAGGAATAACGATTTTTTTGTCTTCTAGCAAATCCTTTAAAAGGTTATTTAACCAAATTTCTCGCGAAGAGGTGAAATAATACATGTCATTCTGGGCCTTTTGGTATTGATTCCAGTGAAAGAAGATAGGGACATCCCCGCGAAAACGTTGTAGAATATTATACGTTCGATTTCCTAGGTTTGCATCCAAGCATATAACATGATTTGCCGTCTCGAGCATCCACATGAAAATGGCAAAAGAGGGAGCAAAGTATTTGTGTAGGCCGCTATTGAATTGATTAAAAATCGACTCTACCTCATCCAAAATAAGCAGGTCCACGGGCTCGGCTGTGGAAGTTAGGCGGAAAAGTGATTCTACCTGAATGATGACTCTTTCGTAGCTGTCCAAGTCTCCAGTTACTTCGCTGTACAATGTAAAATTTGGCAGCCGGGTTTGTATATTTTTGGAGAAGATTTGTCGAAACGTCACAAACCGTATGGTTTGCTGTTTTGAAATAGAATCATTACCATAGTATTTTTGCAAATAGTTGCGCAGTTGGATGGTTTTGCCTATTTTCATTTGAGCCTTTACAACAAGCGTGGGGACCCGTTCATACTCTCGCATACTACTTTCATCATAGATGTGTTTTTGAGTATCAGGCAGTTCTTCAAAGAGAATGGACTCATGGACCTCTATGCTCTTTGTCATCACTTGGTCCACATAGATTTCCACAAAATTGGTTGTACCGGAAAGGCTGCCCATGAGAAGGCTATGTTTATTGTCATGGCGACAATGTTGATACACTTTATTTCCCGCGACTCTTAAAATTAGGGTATTATCCTTATCGTGCATACGCTTACAAATTTCACAGTAACTTGGACTTGTACGTTTAAACAATACTAAATTTTTATGGACACGGAGAAAACAATGATTTTTACATAACACTCCTGCGAATTTTAACACTTCTTCAAGTTCATTTTGTTGAATGGAATCACAGGAATTCGTCATTTCTTTTACATGTGTGAGGATACAAGGTAAACACGTCGTTTCAAAGGGGGTTGTTATGAGAGTATCGCTCTTTTTCGTGGTCATACTGGTCTCAAACACATCTGCAAGCTCTTCGTTAAACATTTTAACACGCATGCTACCTTTTTTATGAGATCCTATGATGCGAAAATTCTGAATGCTTTTGTTGACCTGGGGGTCAACAAAGGGATAAACGTGTTTGGGAAGATTTTCTAACACTTTGGACGTAAAGGCTTTGGCCTCATTGTTGTTTAATACTGAGTACGTATAAAGTATGATATGAAAGGAGTATTTGAGTTCTCGTTTTTTATTTAACCCGATAGAATCTGTTAGTAAAATTTGTTCACGCGTTAGGTTAATGTTATAAGGTAAAGAATACGTCTCGTAAAATACATCCATGATGACGTTAATGATGATGTCAAGTATGTTATAGACATTATCATCATTGTCTTCTTCAGAATATGACTTATTTACCGGGAAGTCGATGTCGAATTTTAAGCGCTGAGGAAAAAATCCAAACACTACTTCGTGGAAACACTTCTGCTCAAAGGGCTGATCCGCCTCCCACTCCCAAAAATCATCACGGCTTGAAAAAACTCTAAAAAGATTGTTATATTCATCTCGCACCACAAAGTGATTTTTTAAAGTTTTGAGAGAATATTTATCTTCTACGGCTTCTCCTTGGGAGTTACAGCGAAGAAACTTGAACGTTTCTTGCATTTTAATTATTACAGATTGAATCAATTATGATGCGGTGGACCGCCGCCACTATATGTCGGCCGCTTATGTCGGCCGCTATAGGCCGCTGATCATATAAAAATGAATTCTTTTAATTAGAGTTAGGTATTGTTGATTATATATAATCAATCATGGTTGAGCCACGCGAACAGTTTTTTCAAGATCTGCTTTCAGCAGTGGATAAACAAATGGACACTGTAAAAAATGATATAATAGACGTCATGAAAGAAAAAACATCTTTTCTTGTATCATTCGAAAACTTTATGGAACGGTACGATACCATGGAAAAAAATATTCAAGATCTTCAGAATAAGTACGAAGAAATGGCGAACAATCTTGTTGCCGTCATGGCAGATACGAAAATTCAGCTTGGAGCCATTATTGCTCAACTTGAGATTATAATGGTAAACGGCACTCCACTTCCGGCAAAAAAGACAACGATGAAGGATGCTACATCCTTACCACCACCAAACCCTAATAATGAACAATCGGTGTTTACCAATGGTTCTCCCACCTCAGGCAAAATAGGTGAAACAGTCAAAAAAAATCCCACGAATGCGATGTTCTTCACGCGTAGCGAATGGGCTTCCTCTGAAGCATTTCGACAAAAGTTTTTAACACCAGAAATTCAAGCCATATTGGATGAGCAGTTTGCAAACAAGACCGGTATCGAAAGATTGCATGCTGAGGGCCTTTACATGTGGAGAACCCAGTTTTCTGACGAACAGAAGAAAATAGTCAAAGAGATGATGAAGAAGTAATATTTTTACTAAAAATCTTCTTACCAAATAATAAAAAATTTTTTTTACTTTTTTTCTTCATAATATACATAGAATGCCTACAAAAGCTGGCACAAAAAGTACCGCAAATAAAAAAACGACCAAGGGGCCTTCCAAATCTGGTTCTGCCAAAGGCCACACCGGCAAAACCCATGCTACGGCCCTGCATCAAGGAATGCTCTATAAAGATATGGTAAACATTGCTAAATCTAAAGGTATTCCGATTTACCAGAATGGATCACGTCTTACTAAAAGTGAATTGGAGAAAAAAATTAAACGGTCAAAATGAGTTTAATCAGAAAGCTTAAGCCTGGAACAATTAGCCTTGTGCTGGGACCCATGTTTGCCGGCAAAACTACGTTTCTTATTCATTGCATTAACACGCTCGAACGTTTAGAAAAAAAAGTAGTCTTCATAAAATCTACAAAAAACACCCGAGATAAAACGATTCAAACACACTCCGGTATACAGCTACGTCCCAATCAATGTAAAATCATAGAAAGCACACAGCTATCTGATGTGGGATCACTAACCGATACCCATGCAGTTGTGATAGATGAAGCGCATTTTTTTGACGATTTAATAAGATGCCGCACCTGGGCAGATGAAAAAAAAATTATTATTCTTGCGGGACTCAATGCTTCCTTCGAGCAGAAAATGTTTCAGCCCATCGTTCGTATTTTTCCTTACTGCAACTGGGTTAAGTATATTGGTCGCACCTGTATGAAATGTAACCGACATAATGCATGCTTTAATGTGCGTAAGAACGCGGATAAGACGCTTATCCTTGCGGGAGGGAGTGAACTATACATAACATGCTGTAATAACTGTCTAAAAAAATAAATTTATTAAATGGTTGCAACCTATTAAGTAGTTGCGACCTATTAAATAATAAATATATTATACTATAATGGATCATTATCTTAAAAAATTACAGGATATTTATAAGAAGCTTGAGGGTCACCCCTTTCTTTTTAGTCCGTCGAAAACCAATGAAAAAGAGTTTATTACTCTGCTAAACCAAGCCTTGGCCTCGACGCAGCTTTACCGCAGCATACAACAGCTGTTTTTAACGATGTATAAGCTAGATCCCATTGGGTTTGTTAACTATATTAAAGCGAGTAAACAAGAGTATTTATGTCTGTTGATTAATCCTAAACTAGTCACTAAGTTTTTAAAAATAACGAGCTTTAAAATTTACATTAATTTTAGGCTGAAAACTTTTTATATAAGTCCTAATAAGTATAATAATTTTTACATCGCTCCCTCTGAAGAAAAGGCCAATCATCTCCTAAAAGAAGAAAAAACCTGGGCAAAGATTGTTGAAGAAGGAGGAGAAGAATCCTAAGACACTTACATTTTTTTTTGCTATTTTTATAGGAATATGTATACGCATGTTGATGTTGTGGGGATAGCGGAAGCCTCGGCGGCCCTTTACGTGCAAAAAGATAGGGATCGCTACTTGGACGTGCTAACTGCCATCGAAAACTTTATTTACCAACACAAATGCATCATAACAGGAGAAAGCGCCCACCTCCTCTTTTTGAAAAAAAGTATTTATCTTTACGAATGTTACTCCAACAATGTGGTGGAGCATAGTAAGGCTTTGGCGACCCTGCTTTATAAACTTGACCCGGAATACCTCACTCGTTACACAGTACTCATTACCAAGGTCCCCAACCAATCGTATGTTATTAACGTAGATCAGCGAGAATTTGTGCGCCTATATGCCATTCCAGCAGTTAAAGAACACTTACCAATTCCCATTTTGCCCTTCCATTGCACCAGCGCTCTCACTCAGCAAGAACTGTTTTGTTTAGGACCCGAACTACAGTTAATACAAATATATTCCAAGCTCTGTAACCCCAACTTTGTCGAGGAATGGCCTACGTTGCTCGACTACGAAAAAAACATGCGGACGCTATTTTTAGAACAGTTTTCGCAAAGATTGGAAAAGACGGGCGGGGAGGAGGAAGAAAAGCACAAAAGTATCATTAAAAAAATAATATTAGAAATGGTTTCTACTCGTCAGCGAATCGTTGTTGGGGGTTACATACAAAAAAACCTGTACAACCACGTCGTCAAAAATAGAAATCGTTTACAGCTTATTACGAGTTTAAATATTTATGAAGAAAAAGAGATCATCCAGCAATTTTGTGATTCAAATGGACTGAAGATCAAAATACGTATCAACAATCCGCTCTTGCCTACAAATCCAGAATTACGGCGCTTAACTATTTATTTTAATAATAATGATGATGACCAGTCATATCTAATTGTAGATATGTACAACACGGGAAGCTACGAGCTGGTGCCCACCAATCAGGTAAACACACTTGATGGCAGTTTTTTAATAGGAACACCTTTCGTGCAGGCGCGGTTTTTGTTGGTAGAGATCTGGGTGCTTATGCTTATTGCGCAGCAAACTAAAAAGGATACCAAAAAAATAATCCAATTTTTTATAAACCAATATGAAACGCTTATGAATGGTCCTTGGCCTAGCATGGAAGCCCTTTTTCCCTCGAGCAGTAAGAGATATTTAGGCAACTATGTAGACCCTAACGCGCTCATAAAATGGGCTCAACTAAAATTAAAAAGAATTCCGCTTTTTTACCCCGGAAGGCCGGATGAAGAGGAGTAATGTATATTTATATATATTTATATTAAGCCGGCTGAAATACTCTTGGTGAAAGCACGGATGTAATATTAACGTTGGCCGCTCGCATTTCGTGTTGAAATACGATGGAGGAACGACGGCTATCCACCATGCTGATATCGGCCTGGACATCGCAGTTCATGCACTTGTAGATGGGATGACTCGCGTTATAGATGGCAGGCTCGCCACAGTTTCTACAGATGTAGGAGATGCAGCCATCCGAGTCATCGTGCGATTTTTCTATGATGGTTTGCATGGCGCCCTGCGCCGTAAGCACCCAATGCTCCATCTCTCCCAGACGAAGACCTCCGTGCGATCGTTTGCCGTCCAACGGCTGGCCTGTGAGGGCATCCGTGGGCCCATAGCTTGCAACGGCGTACCGATCATCCAGCACAAATTTTTGCAGGCGCTGGTGGTAGGTTGGTCCTATGAAGATGGCCGCATCAAAGTACTCACCGGTCTGGCCGTTGAACATTTTTTGGCATCCATTGAAGCGTAGACCTTCTTGCGCCAGTCTTTCTGAAAGAAGCTGCACATTGATGGGCAGGAATGCGGTGCCGTCTGTTACCACTCCCTGTAGCGCATTTGCTAGACCAACCGTCGTTTCTATCATTTGACCATTGGTCATTCGGGAGGGATGTGAATGTGGGTTTACAATGAGGTCGGGCTGCAGTCCGTCCTCTGTGAAAGGCATATCTGAGGTGGGCAAGGCCAGCGCCGCAATGCCCTTGTTCCCACTACGAGAACTCATCTTGTCGCCAATATTGAGATTTCTTTCATAGCGCAGGCGCATGAGGCCGAAGATCTCGTCATTGGGTCCATGGGGACGCATCACAGCATCTACGACGGCCGGCTCATCGAAGCCGTACATGACAGACCGATCGATGTATTTGTTGAGTTCGTCTTTTTCGCCCCGTATTTTGGCCACTTTTCCTATGATGATGTCGCCTTTTTTGACCACCGTTCCTACGGGCACGAATCCATCTACAAGCTTTTCATAATTGGCACCGGGCTTAAGATTTTTGGTGATTAAGGGATCGGGCTTTCCAAACGACTCTATGTCGCTTTCTAATTCTACTTTTTCTTCTCGGTAGAAGGTGCCGGCAAAGCCGCCCCTGTCAATAAAGGACTGTGACACGATCACAGAGTCCTCCTGATTGTAACCGCCGTAGATCATATAGGCCACAATGGTATTAAGTCCGTTGGGTATGACATAGTTATGCGCTATGGTCTTTACAAGCGGCATTTCATTGTAAAACTGGAAGAAGCGGTTCATATCTACACGATATGGCCAACTAAAGCAATACCAGCCTCCGGTTTGTCGGCCTTGGTTTGTTTCATAGGTAACACGCGCAGGTTGGGTGCAGTTTGCGTAGGGAGACACGAGGGCGGCAAGGCCCAAAATGGATTGAGGCACGTCTACGTGCGTGAAGCGACGCGTCACATCGTGTTTGTGCTTGCGCAGTTCAGTAATGGAGAAGGCGACAAGACAATTTTCTGCCTCCTCAGGGGTAATGAACTCACAGATGCCCTGCGCTACGAGATCTTCAAGTGTAAGCGTTCCGGCTAAAATAGCTTTTGCCATTTGAGACGTAAATCGCGTATTTTGAACGAAAGATATTTTATGTTTTTCCCAGTCTTTATTGCCTTTTTTTCTGGCCTCTGCAGCCTTGTAGCAAGCCTCATTATATTTTTCAATATTATTATCTACAATGAGCAGAGGGCGGGTTAGCCTGCCGACGTCCAACCAGAATTCTACTTCATCTACCATGCTATCCCAGTAGATGGTGGTATGGGGATGTACGATCTTGCCCTCACGGCGAAGCATTCTATACCGCTGAGCAAGCTCAAAAGCATTGGTGCAGCAGCCGATCCACTCTCCGTTGATAAACACGCGTGCTAGACCCTTTCGTACAATGTCCTTGTTAGAAACATCGGCTAACTGTTGAATGGCCGGATCTGATAGAAGGCGTTGTTTTAACGAAAGTACCTCCCCGGCAGTGCAGACGTTGGCGGTGATGGCTAATTGTTTGGACATGCCTACTTTTTCGCCAGTATCGGCTGACTGGGCTACGCAGATGTATCCTGGGTAGGATGCATGCACGCGACGCATCATGTCAGCTCTTTCCGTTTGTTTGGATGCGTTAGTGGTGCTATGAGTATTTACCGTACGTAACGCTGAAATAGTATTTAACAAATTTTTTCTTTCCAAGCTTTGGGTAGATACTCTGTTTACAATCGGGCGCTGCCGCACCATGATGGTTTTATTTCCTGAGATGATAGACTGTTCCATACTGCGGTTGAGATCGGAGGCGGTGTTTTTTGATAAAGCGGCAGAAAACGCCTCGATAATGTTTCGCTGGGTGAGCTCCTCAAAGGCTGTTTGTTTAAGAAGTTCTTTAAACCCATTGATGATGGGTGCTATAACGGATGTGTTAAAGATAGCTTTAAAAGCTTTGGCAAGCGAAACCCCTGAGCCGTGCACCCGCTTGGTGCGGTAGCTATCGCGGTCTGTGGGCGGAAATACGTTCATAATGACAAGAAGTATTTTATGAATTAGCAGGCCTAAAAAGCGCAGCTTTCGTACACGTGTATCTGCGGTTTGGCCCATGTGTGGCAGCAATATTTTGTCTAAAATAGTAAGCTGTCTTTCATTTAAGTATTGTACCGCGTTTTCATCGCTTTTGTAAGCAGATGGGTTTGAAACAAATTTAGAAACCTTCTCGGATAAAAACTGGATAATTTTTTCCCGGTTCAGCTCGTGTTGGACCGGTTGAAATATGGGGTCTGAAACATGAATGGATTTTTCCAAGATTTCTATCATAAAAGTATTTACAGGGGAGTTGGATTCTAGATCGAATACCACTTGCTCAATGATGCTGTCATCGCCTGTCATCCCAAACATGCGAAAGATGAGGTACCAGGGTATGCGAAGCTTTGAGAACTTGGTGCTATTAATTTCAATGGTAATAGCACCGGTGGTCATGTAGCGTATAATGATTTGAGAGCTATTTTCAAAGGCACCTCCTGGTTGGGAGATAAACTCGCCGCGAATGATTTCATTGTTTCCTTGTTGCATGGTATGGTAATGGATGTGAAGCGTGTTAAAGCGGATGTTTTCCAAAAGGTCCACGACCCATTCCCCCCCTCGGGCTATAAAGTAACCGCCGGGTTCATTAGGGTCTTCTCCTATTTCTTTTTTTGCAGTTTTGGATAGGTCATGCGTGTGGCAGCGATTGCTGCCTCGCATGATGGGAAATGTAGACACCTGAAAGGGAGGAATGCTTGCTCGTTTCACCTCCTGCCGGCCATTGCTGTAGTGCGCCGTTAAAATAACCTCAGCGGCCAGTTTAACAGGGCCCGAATAGGAAAGGCCACACAGGCGTGCCTTATTGGGCAGTAAATTTATCTTGTTTCCCTGTGAATAGTTTCGGTGTTGCGGGCGTTCAATGTTCACATCGGTAAAGTTAAATTGGATCTGAACAGATTCCCGAAGCTTATCTATTTCAGTATGGTCGCGTTGGTCCTTATAGGTAATATCTACGTTGAACATTTGTTTTACAATTTGCGGAATTCCATTGTCCATAAGATCATCGAAGCTTTTGATGTTATATCCTATCAACCCAGTAGAGTTTACTGCGGCGGAGATAAAGCTCAGCATATCAGCCTCTGTAAGCTCCTCATTATCCACGGTTTCAATGGGGCCGTAGGTTATTTGCGGCCGCAAGGGTTCCATGATTATGTAGTACTACATTAATATTCAGTTATTCTTTAAAATAAATCTTTATTTATAAATCTTATTTATAATATAAGAATGCCTTATTCAAGAGACATTACAAAGTTTATCACGGCAACGGAACCAGAGGTGGGTCTCCCCCTGTTGGCGCTGCAGCGCTCCAAGTCCGTCATAGGGGTTATCCTTCTTGTAATAAGTTTGTTATTAATTTTCATTGGCATTATTATACTATCGGTGGGTGGTCATGCCACAGCAGGCTCTGTATTGGTCGTATTGAGTCTTATCCTAGGTGGCGGTGGTTTTTTTCTTATTTATAAAGATAATTCTTAACCCACATAAAATTTGAAAAAGTATAGAGTAAGAAAATGTCCAATTACTATTATTACTATGGCGGGGGAAGATATGACTGGTTAAAAACGGTAGAACCCACTAATTTTTTAAAAATCGGGTTGCCTTACCAGGCACACCCATTACACCTTCAGCATCAGGCAACGACTCCCCCATCTATCCTAGAAAAATTTAAACGAGCAGACATTCTCCTTAATGAGGTTAAATCCGAAATGGACCCCCTCATGTTACAACCAGAGACCGAAAAAAAACTATACCAGGTATTGGGCAGCATCGATATGTTCAAAGGACTGCGAAAAAAAGTGGAATTTACGTACAATGCTCAAATTGTTACAAATGCTTGGCTTAAAATGTATGAGCTGCTAAATACCATGAATTTTAATAATACATCTCAGGCATTTTGCAATTGTGAGCTTCCGGGAGGGTTTATAAGTGCAATTAACCATTTTAATCATACAATGATGCATTACCCTACTTTTAACTGGGTAGCCTCCTCCCTTTACCCCAGTTCGGAAACAGATGCTCTGGAAGACCACTATGGTCTTTATCAGTGCAATCCGGATAACTGGCTCATGCAATCTCCTTTACTAAAAAAAAATATGGATTATAATAACGGGGACGTGACCATAGCTAGCAATGTAAAAAACCTAGCGCTTAGAGCCACACAGAAGTTGACTCCCATCCATCTATATACGGCTGATGGAGGTATTAATGTAGGACATGACTACAATAAACAAGAAGAGTTAAATCTTAAGCTTCACTTCGGTCAAGCTCTTACGGGTTTGTTGAGCCTTAGCAAAGGTGGGAACATGATACTCAAACACTATACCTTAAATCATGCATTTACTCTTTCTTTAATATGCGTATTTTCTCACTTTTTTGAGGAACTATACATTACCAAACCTACCTCCTCTCGGCCCACGAACTCTGAAACATATATTGTGGGAAAAAATAGATTACGCCTATTTACTCCCAAGGAAGAACAAGTCCTGCTAAAACGGCTAGAATTTTTTAATGATACGCCCCTAGTAGACCTAAATCTTTACCAAAATTTACTTGAAAGCGTTTACTTTGCCGTAGAAACAATACATCTAAAACAACAAATAGAGTTTCTAAACTTTGGAATGAAATGTTACCGACATTTTTATAACAAGATTAAACTACTTAACGAATATTTAGCTCCGAAAAAAAAGATTTTTCAGGATAGGTGGCGTGTGCTCAATAAGCTCTATGTTCTTGAAAAAAAGCATAAACTTAAGCTTTGTACTTCCTTTCAGGGGTCTGTTGCCTAATTTAACAAATGCGATCTTAACAAATGTGGCCAAAAGCTACTAAAAAGTGTGTTCATACAAGGATTGTATTTATGAATATTTATTAACATAAGGTTGTGATAGTGCTGTGTAATAGTGTGTAACACCGTGTGTAACACTGTATAACAACGTATATAACATAGTGTTTAACAATATATATAATAATTTATATTGGACGCGATGTTGACTAATTTATTTGCAAACAAATGTTTGCATGCATTTACTAATATGTTGTTAACTAGTATGTTGACAACTAGTATATTGTTAACTAATTTATTTGCAAACATAAAGTTTGCACGCATTTACTAATGTGTCGACAACTAATTTATTTGCAAACATGATTGTTTGCACGTATTTATTTGAACTAATATACACTCCTTGTTTTACTTGTTATATACTCGACGTAATAACATTTACACGCTTTTTTTTTACATAACTTAATAATATTGCATTATAAATCAAAGTGTTATATATTATGTAGTTTACTATTGGCGCCGCAACATGTACTCAATTATTATTGCATGCTTGGTCCTATTACTCTGTCTAATTATATATTTCGGTCATCGTGCCGATCATGCACTAAAATATTTAGAAGGAATGTGGCATGGAGATCCAGTTTTTCTAAAACAATCAGGGCTACAATCATTTTATCTCTACATACAACCCGGCCACACATGTTTTTTTAGCGTTGTGAATAAAAAAGGTGAAAAGCTTATGGAAACCAAAATACATTGTACGATAACAAATAAAATATATATGTTTTTTAAACCTATTTTTGAATTTCATGTTATAATGGAACACACACATAGCTACTTTCCTAAGCAGTTTAACTTTCTGTTAGACAGCACAGAAGGTAAACTTATTTTAGAAAATAATCACGTTATTTATGCTGTATTGTATAAGGATAACTTCGCCACCGCACTAGGAAAAACCATACAAAAATATATAACACAAAATTAATCATGTATTCTAAGAAAAAGTACATCGGTCTTATTGACAAGAACTGTGAAAAAAAAATATTAGATGATGCTACTACAATAAAAATTTGTTACATATTAATTGGAATATTGATTGGAACTAATATTATAACTCTTATCTATAATTTCATATTTTGGGAGAATTATATAAAATGTATCCAAAATGATGATAAGATGTTTTACTGTCCTAAAGATTGGGTTGGGTATAATAATGCGTGTTATTATTTTAGTAATAACAATAAAAATTATACAGATGCAAATAATTATTGTAAAAATTCACATAATAGTACACTTGCTAATAATGATACTAAATTATTAAATCTTACTAAATTATTAAATCTTTCTAAATTATATTACAATGATTCTACATATTGGGTTAAATATTCTTTACCTAAAAATAAAGCAGTAACATTACGTAACAGTACCTACAAATATGATAGAGTTAAATCTACAGAAACATTTTTTATTTGTAGTAACTAAACAAATATCTAATTTATGATTAAAAAAAATTTAAATCATATTATTATAAAACAACACATGCATATAAAATGATAATAAAACTTATTTTTTTAATTTGTTTTAAAATAGTTTTAAGTATTGATAATAAAACAAAATTTAATGAAACATTAATTTTAGATAATATTGATTATTGGGTAAAGTTTAATGATACAATAACTTTAGATAGTAATATTACTAGTGAAATAGAAGCTGTATCTTGGAATTTTTATAATAATACTTTTAATCTACTTGCTACATGTGGAAAAGCAAGTAACTTTTGTAGTTGTTCTAATTATAGTACATCATTTTTTAATATTACAAATAATTGTAGTTTAACTATTTTTTTAATAGACGAGACGTTATTTAATACAACATATCAAATAGTATATTCAACTAATATAATTAATTATAAAATAAACTTATTAATACCTGTTACTCCTCCAATTATTTCATATAATTGTACTAATTGTTCTATAAATTGTAAAAAAAGTAATGGTACAAATACTAATATTTTTTTATCTATAAATGATACAATTGTTACATATACTAATGAAAGTATTCTTAATTATGATTATAACTGTAGTATTTTAAATAATAATTTTACAGTTACATGTATAATTAATAATACAATTAGTACATCAAATACTACAGAATTTATAAACTGCACTAATATATTATTAAGTAGTTATCTAGATTTTTTTCAAGTAACTAGTTATATATTTTATATGATAATTTTTATTGTAACTGGAATAACAGTAAGTATTCTTATATCCATCATAACTTTCTTATTTATACGAAAAAGAAAACATGTTGAAGAAATAGAAAGTCCACCGCCTGAATCTAATGAAGAAGAACAACAATGTCATCATGACACCACTTCTATACATGAACCGTCTCCCAGAGAACCATTACTTCCTAAGCCTTACAGTCGTTATCAATATAATACACCTATTTACTACATGCGTCCCTCAACACAACAACTATTTAAATCATATTCTTTACCCAAACCATGTCCCCCACCTAAACCATGTCCTCCACCCAAACCATGTCCCCCACCCAAACCATGTCCTCCACCCAAACCATGTCCTCCATCCAAACCATATCCTTCACTACCTAGTATCCCGCTACCACCCGATATCCCGCCATTATCTACACAAAATATTTCGCTTATTCACGTAGATAGAATTATTTAATAAAAACCATGTATTTAATATATACTACGTGTTCATTATTTAACCTTTCAAGCCGGTCTTCATTTAAATTTAAAATCCACTAATAAAAAAATGTATTTTCTAGTAGCGGATCATCGAGAGCATCATGTGATTCCTTTTCTCAAAACCGATCTTCATCATATATATCAAAATCCTACCCAAAAAAAACAAATTCCCCTGGAAATCAAGCAGCTTTTTACCGGAGATTATCTTATATGCAAAAGCCCTTCTACGATTCTGGCCTGTATTGAACGAAAAACCTACAAAGACTTTGCCGCTTCTTTGAAAGATGGACGCTATAAAAATCGCCAAAAAATGCTGTCGCTGCGAGAACAAACCAAATGTCAACTTTATTTTTTTGTAGAAGGCCCGGCATTTCCTAACCCTCAAAAAAAAATTAATCACGTTGCCTATGCGAGCATTATTACGGCTATGACGCATCTTATGGTTAGAGATCATATTTTTGTCATTCAAACGAAGAATGAGGCCCACAGCTCCCAAAAACTGGTGCAGCTTTTTTATGCCTTTTCTAAGGAAATGGTGTGCATCGTTCCCACCTCCCTCACCCCCACGGATGAAGAGCTATGCATCAAACTATGGTCTTCTCTTTCTGGTATTTCAGGCGTGATAGGTAAAATCTTGGCAAACACTTGTTCAGTAGCTCATTTGGTTAGTGGGCAGCTTCCACCGCAGAATATTGATCAGTTAAAAACCCCATCCAACCGGCCATTCCCCAAAAAAGTAAAACGTATGCTTATAAGCATTAGCAAAGGAAATAAGGAATTAGAAATAAAATTACTCTCGGGGGTTCCCAATATTGGGAAAAAATTAGCTGCCGAAATTTTAAAAGACCATGCGCTTCTTTTTTTTCTAAATCAGCCCGTAGATTGTTTGGCAAATATACAAATCGCCCAAAAAACCCGTACGATTAAGTTGGGAATGAAGCGAGCCGAAGCGATTCATTATTTTTTAAACTGGTGTGGGTCTGCCCGTGTAACAGTGGATAGCCAAAATATCACAGAGACATCACGGCCCGCCACAATACAGGCCACCGCGACGCAAGCCGTTGCAACGCAGCCCGCTGCAACGCAGTCATTGCACGAAATATCAAATGAAGCATCAAATGATGCATCAAATGATGCAACAGATAAAGCATCAAATGAAGTCACTCACACAGGGCATCAAACATTATTTATCTAAAGAAATATCATTGAACACAGCCTGATGCTAAATTATCCAATACATCTAAAATGGTTAACAACCTCTAAAAACTCATTGAACACAACTACTGGGGCGCTAAGTTGTCCAAAACATCTAAAGAAATGTCAACATCCTCGATGCTAAAAGGGTCATCGAGCCGGTCAATAATGTCTTCCCCAAAAAGCCCGGGAGAGCTGTAGGCCGAGATGTCATCCATGGAGCTATCTTCCCCAGAGCACACAAAGTCCTCCCCAAAAATCATAAAGTTAAATGCGCCGGGCTTACTTAACAGCTTTTCGCTTTGAATAATAGTATTGAGCTCTGTCAGCGCAAACTCTCTCACAATATTCACAACCCAGGAAGGCTCTTTAATTTCATACAGCGTTAAGAAACTTATACATAAAAATTCTATAGAGTAAAGCAAGGCGCTGGCAGGATCTGTTACCCGTAGTTGTTTAAAAGTAGTGTGATATTCATTCACGACGTTAGGCAGCACTTTTTCCAAGTCCTCCTTTTCCTCGTACGACAGGTGCTTTACAAGCCTTTCAATATGCATAGGAGGTTTGTTGAAGGTACTAATGTGCCGCAAACAGTTATAATTATATAAGAAAATACGTACGGCAGAGTCGACTGCCATGAGCCTAGGATCATCCATTGAGGTAGGTGGCGGAGGGGCACCCTGGCCTTCCTTGATGTCTGCGTAGGAACGTCCCTCCATAGCTCCTATGGCCTCTACCACAGCAGGACTGATATCCAAAATTTTAGCCGTCTTGATTATTTTTCCATAATCGAAAGTCCATGGTTTCTGTTGAGGCTTGGGTTGTATTTCGGGTGAGAGCACGGCAATATCTTTCTTTATTTGAATTGAATAAATCGACATCTTTTCCTTCTCGTACTGATCTTTATAATTATTATAATAGTCATGAACTAATTCGGGCTGAGAAAGATGATCGTATATAATATAGGTAAAAAGTCCGCACTTGATACATTTTTTATCCTGGAAGTCGTGTAATCCGCCCTTCGGGCAGCGTGACTCGTAGAAGGCATAAAAGGTGTTAAATTCTAAGCTCGCCTTTAGGGCTGTTTGGACCTTTTTTATGTTTAATTGTCCCACCTCATGTTGTAGCACGTGGCATACAGAACAGCGTAGATCGGCAAGAGCATAATGGTTGTCAATTTTTTTTATGACGTCTTTGCGTGTGACTTCAATCTCCGCGGGTTTCTGCGAACTGTCTATGGCCTTGTAAACGTAAATGGTCCACTTATGAGGCAGCCCCTTTTCATCATATAGGGTTGAAATGGGAAGCTTTTTATACTCAAACAGCCGGGTCCGTTGATCGGCCTTTCCTGTGTTAGGATCAAATATGTTATAAAATCCTTGCTGAGCAAGCAAGGCCTTTTGCTCACCATAAGCATTTTCGTATTTCTTGAATTCCGCAAGTTCGGAGTTAAAATTAGGAGCATTTTGTAAATACTTAAGAAATAATTCATAGGCTCTAAGGTAAATGAGCGTTGAGATTTTTTCCTCATCCCGTCCTCCTCCCCACCACACCCGCAGGCTTTCTTCTTGAAAATAGATGTCATTCAGACGCGCCAACTGCGTAAAATCAGGCCGATATTTGGAGGTATAAATTTTATCATAAAATTCTTTTTGCGATAATAGCTCAGCCGGGGTACGTCCTATCACGGTTTTAAACTCATATTCAGCCTCCTTGGGGGTCCGCGGCTTGTGCATAGGGATGCTGCCGTCAATACGGGCCACGGTAGCAGCATAATCATACATGGGGTCCAGCAAAATCTCTGTCAAAAGTACCTTGGTGTCGTCCTGCACGCTAAGCCCTTGCAGCCCGTTCTGGTGGATAATTTTTTTGAAAGCCTCTCGAAAATTATTGGCAATCCACTGATCCGTAATCTCAGATAGCTGATTTATTATACCGCTGTATTGCTGCGTCATTTTTTCCAAAAGAAAGGTCACGTATGCGTTCAAAGAGCTATCCGCCTTCATTCCATGAATGGTAATCGTAAGAAATTCTTTATTTTTTTGCGAGCTATAAATGAGATTCAAAATATAGGCATAGATGTAGATCACAGCATACAGCTGGGTTAAAGGATCGTAATCCTCCTCCTTTTTAATATTTTCGATGCTATATATGAGCGGCAGGCAGACATTTACGGCTATATTGGCAAACTGTTTCACGTCTACAAGCTTCCCAAAGTGGATAAACGTACAGGCCTTCATGGTTTCCTGCCAAATAAAAATACGGAGCTTACTATTAAGATCGCCGATGACGCCCACATCTGCCGTACGATCCTCTTGAATAAAATGGGCCAGCTCTTCGCCACATATTTTGCAAAAGTAGGAGTATATAAGCCCCTGGTTGTTTTCTTTCTCCTTGTTTATTCCTGAAAATTTCATTAGCTTGGTTCGCATGGTGTCGTAGGACGCTTCTGCCGCTTGAAGCTGTATAAGCATGTCCACATGAGGACAAAGCAGCTTAAACCCGCAGGCTTTGCATAGATTCCAATTGGTGGTATTGTTTTTTTCCTTGTAGAGCACACGAATACTTTCTAATACTTTTAATGATTCAGCGTACTGAAGGCCCGAACGCAACTGTTTTACCAGCTTGAGATGAGCACATGCGTTTTTTTCTTGGAGTTCCCACTGTTTTTTAATGTTTAGGTATTCTGTTGTAATAAGCTCCGCCTCCTGTTTCCCGCAGGCTTTAATGACTTCTTGAAGAATGCTGCTAGGGTCATCCACCTTGCCTTCCATTGTAAGAATTTCACGTATAGCGTCCGACTGCACCCTACCTATTTTTTCCTCCATAATTTTAAAATACTGTCTCGCCTGAGTAGTGACCTCCGTGAGCTTCATGTCCACCTGCTGCAGAATCATTTGTTCTTTTTCACGCTGTTCAGCATGTTGTAAAAACTTTTGTTCTACGGGGTTCCAGAGCACCTCCAAATAGCCTGCTCTATATAGGTCATAAAGCAAGGGCATGTATCCCGATGTAAACACTGGGAACACCGAGTACATAGTGGACAACTCCTTTAAAAAAAATATCACGCGCTTGATGTTCTCCTCCGGTTCAATCTCCTCGGTTTCAATGATACTAGATATATGGCTGCCCTGATCCTCACGGTCTAGCTTTCGGTGTACCATCTCCTCCGCTAGCCGATTGATGAGCCAGCTATGCCCGCCGCTCCGCAAAAATTTATAAAGTTCAATGTACTGGTGCGTAAACTGGATGATGTTTTCCTTGGTGGTTACCACAACCCCTTCCCCATTTTTTTTCCAGGTTTCTTGATCCACGCATTTCATAAATACTCGAATAAAATTGGTCAAATTGGCTCCTGAGGCGACGTAGCCCAAGGTTTCAGGCGAGAAGGAGCCTATCTCAGCCATACGCATAAAGCATTGCGGGGAAAAAGTTTTTAGTCGCAACTTGAGTCCATAAATTTCAATGGGCACTTCTGCGGGAACGGCTAGGTGCGTCCCATTAATTAAAAAAATTTCTTTTCGTGTGCTAGGACGAACACGTAATTCCTTTTTTTTTTCACTCACGATAGGGACCACATCGGGGTTCACCAGCAGTTGACGAATGTAGGCCTCCATGGGCATAGATAGATTGGGCAGCTTTGACTGTTCGGCGCGAACATGGTTCACAAAATCTTTTAGTGAGAAAAGAAAGTCTATTAAACGTATGTTTTTTATATCATTAGAACCTTTAAGGGTAGAATAAATTTCATCCACCAATGCCTCGATTTCCTCATTATTGAGCGATAAGATATCTGTGCCACGGTGGACTATTTGCGCAATCGTAATCACTTCCTCCATTAGATAGAAACTGAATACTATATTTAAAATATAAATACAAAATGTCAAATGAAAGTTTTCCCGAAACGTTGGAAAACTTACTTTCGACGTTACAGACCAAACAGCAAAACGCAATTCAGTCAGAGGTGATCAAATGGCTGCACAGCTTTTGTGAAACCTTTCATTTAAAAATACACTGCCATAAACAGTTTATTCCTAGCGGGGAAAAAAAATGGCCCAAAATACCTACTCAGGAAACGCAGGAAAACACACAGCCCCCCCACCATGTGCACCGGGTTGTTCTCTCCAGAGCACAGCCACTCAAAGCGCAGGAATCTCTGCTAACAACCATGTGCAACGGACTGGTGTTAGATGCAAACACATGGACATGCCTGGCCATTCCTCCACCTGCGCCCTTTCAACAGGTGACTCGCCAAGTCCAACACTATTACCGTAATAACTTCTATGAAGTAGTTCCCATTCAGGATGGCACCCTTCTCACAATCTACTACTGGGATGACCCTGAGCATGGCCCCTCTTGGTGCTTAGCAAGTACCCACGGATATGATGTGAGCAATTACTGTTGGATAGGCGACAAAACCTTCGCCGAGCTTGTATACGAATTGCTGCAGCAGCACTCCACCTGCGACGTGACTCTGGAAAAAAATAAAACGCGAGGAACGCGGCTTTTCTTTAACAACTTAAATCGTGACTACTGTTATACGATTGGAATTCGCCATCATAACCTACAACCCCTCATCTATGACCCTCAAAATATTTGGGCGATTCAAACCACAAATTTAAAAACGCTTAAAACGGTGTATCCAGAATACTACGGCTATATAGGCATTCCAGGAATTCAGAGTCAAGTTCCCGAGCTTCCCCAGTATGAATTACCTTATCTACTACGATCCTATAAAACTGCCATGAATCAAGCCAAAAATGCTATAAAAAATGGCAAAAAGGACAAGGGATACTTTAATTACGGCTATTTACTCATTTCGCGAGCACCTGCCATTACTAAAAGTATTTCCATTGTTTTGTTAAAATCACCCTTGCTGGTGTTTTTACAAAAAAGTGTGTACCAGAAAAAGTACAATATCTCTAGCAGCCTGCGACTAGAGTTTATTATACTACAAAACTACTTGATGCAGCATTTTCGAGATAACTTCATTGCTCTATTTCCGCAGTACATGTCCTATTATATGAAATACCAAAACATGTTGAATATGATTATTCATAGTATTGCAATAAAGGATAAAGATCATCCCTTTGCAGGAGCCGTGGTAAAAAAGGTGTTGGAAGATATTGAAAATGCTGAAAACATTATTGATCATACAACCATTCAAAACTATGCGTACCAAAGTAAGTACGCCATGCTTTACCTGTCAATTATTACCCATTTTTAATGCAATAAAACCTGCGTTTTAATAAACAAACATTTAAAAAAGTGTTTTATTAAAAATTATAATACTCTTATTATATATGGAACATCCATCTACCAACTATACCCCCGAACAGCAACACGAAAAATTAAAACATTACATTTTAATCCCCAGACACCTTTGGTGTTATATTAAATACGGTACGCATGTCCGGTATTACACCACACAAAATGTCTTCCGGGTCGGTGGCTTTGTGCTTCAAAATCCCTACGAAGCCGTTATAAAAAATGAGGTAAAAACGGCAATAAGACTGCAAAATAGTTTTAACACAAAAGCGAAAGGGCATGTAACGTGGACCGTCCCCTATGATGATATTAGCAAGCTATATGCCAAACCGGATGCAATTATGCTTACCATACAAGAAAATGTTGAAAAAGCTCTTCATGCCTTAAACCAAAACGTACTGACGCTTGCGGCAAAAATACGTTAACTCCAATCTTTATAGACGATAAAAAGTAATTTTGGCCAAATTTTAGCCAAAAAGCAATTTTAGCTAAAAAAAAATAATAAACGTTTATGCGGAGGAGGAACGGTGGCTTTCAAAATCAGATTTCATCCACGTAGACCGTAGCGTTTTTTTTGCTTCTGGTTTATATCGTAAACCGTAATAAACATCATCATTTGTGTCTGTTGGATCTTTTTCCCACTCCGGATAAAAAACTGGTTTTCTTTTTTTTTGGTCATTTTTTGCGGCAAGCTGTAAATTAAGGGAATATAGCCTATCGAAAAGTTGTTCTTGATCCATATACATAGCATATATTAAAAAAAAATAAAAAAAAGACGCTTCAACGAGTCAGTACCACTGCTTGCCAACGATTCACGTTGGTTGGTGCATTTTGATGATATAGTAATGCATGTTTGCACAAGTGCTTGCACAGGTGCTTGCACAGGTGCTTGCACAGGTGCTTGCACAGGTGCTTGCACAGGTGCCTACACACATTACTGCATCGCCAAAGCACCTGCAATGCCTACTTCCTCAACAGAGTACGATAACTAAATGCTTTTAAGCACCGCTTGCGTCGATGTGTCCTTCGGGGCAATCGGGTTCAATTGGATCCAATATTATTAGTCATAATTACCTAATACATATTCAATTTTATTTTATCTTTTTTTGCCTCATAAGCTAGCTTAAACTTATTTAAAACGTTGTTTTAAACTTGTTTAAATATATCAAAACGTTGTTTTAAACAAGTTAAAACAAATAAGCTTATAAATATACCATGACAAAATTAGCTCAATGGATGTTTGAGCAGTATGTCAAAGATTTAAACTTAAATAATCGAGGATCCCCCTCATTCCGCAAATGGCTCACATTACAACCCTCACTGCTGCGCTATTCAGGTGTGATGCGTGCTAACGCCTTTGACATTCTAAAATATGGCTATCCTATGCAGCAGTCAGGTTATACGGTTGCCACGCTTGAAATCCATTTTAAAAATATTAGATCTTCCTTTGCCAACATTTACTGGAACCGTGATAGCGAGGAGCCTGAATACGTCTGCTGTTGTGCCACCTATCAATCGCACGATGGTGAATACCGGTATCGATTTGTTTGGTACCAACCCTTCATCGAGGCTTATAATGCTATAGAGACAGCTCTAGACCCCCTGGAAACCATCATCCTGAACCTCATTGCGGCACGAGATCTAGACTTTGTTGTTCACATATTTCCTTATAATAAGGGACATGAAGACTACCTGGCCTCCACGCAACTCATTCTCAAAATCTTTATTGCGACGCTTTTAATGGACATTTTAAGAATTAAAGACAATACGTTGGACGTTCACTTAAATTCCGACTATATTATTGTGATGGAGCGGCTCTGGCCTCACATAAAAGATGCCATAGAACACTTTTTTGAAGCCCATAAGGACTTACTGGGGTACCTAATTGCCTTTCGCAATGGTGGAAACTTTGCAGGAAGTCTTAGACCCTCCTGTGGGCAAAAGATTGTTCCCCTAACGATTCGTGAGGCCCTACAAATTAATGATATTAATTTAGCCGTATGGCGGGAGGTGTTTATTATGCAGGAATGTTCCGACTTAGTCATCAATGGAATAGCGCCGTGTTTCCCTATTTTTAACACTTGGACGTATTTGCAGGGCATTAACCAGATTTTTTTTGAAAATACGTCTTTGCAGGAGAAATTTAAAAAGGATTTTATTGCCCGGGAGCTTTCCAAAGAGATTATCAAAGGCCAAAAAAATTTAAATGACAAAGAGTTTAAAAAGTTAAGCCTATACCAAATTCAGTATATGGAATCCTTTCTACTTATGTCGGATGTTGCCATTATGATTACCACAGAGTATGTTGGCTACACTCTTCAATCCTTACCGGGTATTATCTCGCGATCCAGCTATGTATCCCCCATTGTGAAAAACATTTTGACGGACGAAGATTCTTTTATGTCCCTATTATTCGACCTGTGCTATGGCGCCTACGTGCTGCATAAAAAAGAAAACGTGATTCACGCGGATTTGCACCTGAACAACATGACCTACTACCATTTCAACCCAACCAGTTTCACAGATCGCAACAAGCCAGGCAAATACACCTTAAAGGTCAATAACCCCGTGATTGCCTTTATAACGGGGCCCAAAGTCGAAACCGAAACGTACGTGTTCAAGCATATAGATGGGTTCGGCTGCATCATTGACTTTAGCAGAGCCATTATGGGGCCCAACCATGCAATTAAGCTTGAGCGGCAGTATGGCCTCGCCTTTGTAAACACCTTTTACCGCAATCAAAGTGAGCATATTTTAAAGGTATTGCGGTACTATTTCCCTGAAATGCTAACAAATCGCGAAAATGAAATACAGGGGGTGATTTTATCAAACTTTAATTTCTTTTTCAATAGCATTACTGCCATTGATTTTTATGCCATTGCTAGAAATCTACGTAGTATGCTTTCTTTGGACTATTTACACACCTCTGAAGTGAAACGAAACGTAGAGATTTCGCAAACCTTTTTGGATACGTGTCAATTTTTGGAGGAAAAGGCCGTGGAATTTTTGTTTAAAAATCTTCATACTGTCATATCTGGCAAGCCGGTCGAAAAAACGGCCGGGGATGTGCTTTTGCCTATCGTATTTAAAAAATTTTTATACCCAAATATTCCTAAAAATATATTACGGTCTTTTACCGTAATAGATGTATACAATTATAATAATATAAAGCGTTATTCTGGGAAAGCTATACAAACGTTCCCACCCTGGGCTCAAACCAAAGAAATCTTGACGCACGCCGAGGGTCGTACATTTGAAGATATTTTTCCTAGAGGAGAATTAGTTTTTAAAAAGGCTTACGCAGAAAACAACTATTTGGATAAAATTTTACAGCGTATTCGCGAGCAGCTTGCTAATGAAAATTTGTAAGGCTTGCAGTTCTTGTATGGTAAGAACCTATGTCGATGGCAACATTATTTTTCGCTGCAGCTGCGGCGAAAGCGTTCAAGGGGATAGTCAGAACTTACTCGTCTCTAGCAAGGTATACCACACCGGGGAAATGGAAGATAAGTACAAGATTTTTATTAAAAATGCGCCCTTTGACCCCACGAATTGCCAAATAAAAAAGGATTGCCCAAATTGTCATTTAGACTATTTAACGCAAATCTGCATTGGAAGCCAAAAAATTATTATACTGGTGTGTCGCTGTGGCTACACAAGCAACAGGGGATAAACCACCATCCCGCCGAATCATGACATTCCTTTGAAACCGTCCCACCTAAATAGTCTTCACACCCTTGGTGGCAAACAATTTTATAAAAAATAATATTGGTTCATGAAGATAAATAGTGTGCCAAAGAAACTTTTTAAATTGTTAATGTAGTGCTAGTCGTGTGTACTTAAACAGGGTATTCTGTAGCCAAGTATTTTCTATAGCCAAGTATTTTCTGTAGTCAAGTGTTTAGATGTAGTAGGTTTTCATAACCAGTATTTTTATAGCCAGTATTTTTCTATAATATGTACAAAATATTCCAATAAAAACATGTGTTCTTTGCTGAGCGCTTATAATGGCATTAAAAGAATGAGTCTAATAAGCCGAACTAATGGGCATTAAAACAATGAGTCTAATAAGCTGATCTAATGGGCATTAAAACAATGAGTCTAATAAGCTGATCTAATGGGCATTAAAACAATGAGTCTAATAAGCTGATCTAATGGGCATTATAACAAAGAGTCTAATAAGACGCTTTAATGGGCATTAAAACAAAGAGTCTAATAAGACGCTTTAATGGGCATTAAAGATAGCAACGGGTACTTAACAAAAGGGTTAACTCCTAGCAGTTAGGACCGGGAGGCATCCCCAGCTTTTTTCTATAATCGGCCATACAGTACCCCTGAGCCTCATACACAGGAATAAGATCCTTCCATTCCTTGTTAGGATCGGCGGGCCAGCTCTCAAATGAGGTGTGAATGTAAGGGTCCTGTTCTTTTTCCTTAATGAAGCGTTTAATCTCCATTTGATGTAGTTTATTTTTTTGTTTGCGGCGGAGCGTGTTCCGCACCAATACGTAAAAAATACCAAGAATGACGCATAAAAGAATTATTAAAAAAAATATCATGATAGCGGGGTTTAAAAAACGATCCCATGCAACAGGGATCGTTCTTAAAACCTTGTCTGGCAGGGCCGTAAACATTAGGTCTCCTCCTATGAGCGGCGTGGGGCTGTAGCCTAATAGCTCAAGGTCCTGGCGTTCTAGATACTTATTAGCAAATTGTCCGCCCTTTGCCCCTGTGTTTTTATTAATCAAGCAGCGCTGCATTTTCCACCATTCTAAATCTTCAGGAGAAAGCTCGATGCCATATATCAACCTTAAAGTGATTGCGTCTTTTTCAATATCTTTATTAATTTGGTCGAGCTTTTGAGCTCTAAGTGGATCTAGTGTATACTTCCATTTAAACTTAGTGTCCTGTAGTTTGGCTACATGAAATACGGAACATTCCGGTGGGGCCTTTGTGACGCCCTTACACTGTGGAAGTTTATCGTTAGGACATGCGCATAGATGAGACTGCGCCATAGCATCGCGAACTACATCGCAAGCTGAGTACATTTTCCTCCTATGTTAAACAATAAATTTTTTTCATAGCTGAAATTTGTGGGCCTATCTTTTCCCTTGCCCGGATAATAATTATAAGGTAGTGTTGAAATGTCCGGGAGAAAATTGCTTAAAAAATGGGTTTTTGGGAGGGGTAACTGCGACTGTTGTACGTCGTTGGCCAGGGAGATTCTATATGCCGGACTAAAGGTGCAACGGTCCTGTGAACACCTTAGTACGCGCGTCGTTAATACAAACGGACTGGTATTGGCAAACTTCATAAACTCTTCCGGACTTGTTTGTTTTTGTATTATGTTTAATAGGGAGTCTGCCTTTTCGAGAATCCAAAGCGTCGCGTTGTAGTAAAATAAAAATAGCGCCTTATCGGCAGGGATTGCAAAAGCGCCGTATAGAAAATAAAGCAGTAAATACTGGGGAGACACCACAATAATGTTATCTTGAATCATAGATATCGCTAGCTCTTTAAACATAGTGCTAAAAAAATGTATGTCTTTCGTCTTGAATATAGGAGGGCTATAGTCCATGTAAGGCTCACATATCTCAGTCAGGTGGAGGCCCATTTCTTTTATGATTTCCTCTGGGTTGTACGTCGCTAACACCAGCGAGGGGTAGGCTTTGGGCATATCCACGGTAAGTGTTATGTTTTTATCATTCTTATGGTAGGAGTATGATGGTTGTGGAAATTCTGTTTTCCATTCCGGGACCTTGCAGGTCATTCTCAGTTCATTTAGCGTCTGGTACAGGAGGGCGTATGCCGCAAAGCCATGTATGGCCACCCGTTTAAAGGGAATTGAAAATGTTTTATTTTCGTAGGTCGACTTCACAGGGACAACGGGAATGGGGTAATATTTTTCTATGAGGTTATACCGCTGCAAATCCTTTTTAAATCTGCTAAAAACATCTTCCCTTGGTGGGTTATCAAAGGGAAAGCAAAACGCTAGGTGCAGCCCGGCCCGCTGGTAATCGGGGTGAATGATTTTTAGGTTTTTATACGTTAATGTGGGTATGGTGTCAAAGATATTAGAGGGCATGTATGAAAGGTCGGCGACCCAGACAAAGTCCGTGCGCACCCGCATGGTCTGCACATGGATTGCCCGCACCGTGCCCACCTGCTTGAACCCCTTTTCATACAAAAGGTCGGCAAGTTCGTAGGCGTCCTCAACGTGGTTGGGGGAAAACATATCGAAATCGGGTCTTTCCCCCTCGGGATAAATCGAGCTGCCTTTAAGATGCAGGGCATAATCAATGGCAATCCCCCCATACAAAATGAGCTTTTTCTTTATGATAAATTCGCGGACCACCTCCAGAGCCGCCTCAATCTCCGCGGCATTTGCCTCACGTTTTTGAGCAATGAGCCGGTATTTAGGAACATTAAAATCGGTCTTTGGTAAAGACGACATAAATACTGTTTAATATATATTAAAGGTTTGAATAAAATACTAAATAGTAAAAATGGATGCCCTATTAAAGGAAATCGAAAAGTTATCGCAGCCATCATCCTTGCAAAAAGAAAACAATGATGTATGCGATCTCTGTTTTATGCAAATGAAAAAAATTTCTAACTATCAGCTTTTATGCGAAGAGTGCGGTCAACTGAAGGACTGGTTTGAACCTGATTATAATGAAAAATTCACGGTATATTCTCGTCTAAAGATCGTGGGTGCTAATAGTTCCTATCACCAGCGCGATTTGGACAAGGCCAATTCAAGTGACTATAGCTCTTTGCAATTTCATCACATTTTAGAGGAGCTCAAATCCCTAAATGTTAAGTATATGGATGCGGGGCAAAAGCCCTTTCCCATTCAGGTATTAAAGGAAACTGCTCACAGTTATAATCAGGTACAACAACATCGGGTCATACGCAGCATTACAAAGCTTCAGATCTTAGCCAGCATCCTACGTAGTATTTGTTTAAAATTAAACATTGCTTGTACGGTGGCAGACGCCGCGAGGTTCACTCAGCTTAATACCAAAGGGATCTCAAGGGGCATGGATCTTTTGCGCTCCCTATTTGAAGACAATAAAATCACCTTAAACGTTGATTTAAACCCTATAGACAGCTTTATTAATAGTACCTACAGCGCCCTACAAATTAAACAAATCCATCAAGAACTGCAGGAGGAAAATGTTTATAATTTAAAAGAAATTGTGAAGAGTTTTATTGTATACGCGGATGAGAAGAACATTGGCGTCGATCTTAACAGGAGGACTGTTGTGATTGCCACGATGTACAACGTTTTGCGCCGTGCCTACTACCCCATAGAAATCGATACGGTGGTGTACCAATGTAAAATACGAAAAAATACAATTACACGTGCTCTTAAAATGTATGAGGACTACTACTCTCACTTTAAGTCTCTTTATGAGCAGTATCAGTTAAACGCGGCAAAAAAATTAATTTAAACTTTAGTCTAAACTAAACTTTAGTCCAACAATGGAATGCCCATTTCCCGGGGGTTCCATATTTCAACAATTTTTTGACCATCGGGTGTTACCTTGATGCAGCGCATAACGAGCAGTGGAATTTTCCTGTTAAAGAGTTCTTGCTTAGCTATATCAATAGGACTGCTATATTTTTTTTTAAGCATTGTAGATCCATTGATTGCCAATTGTTGTGCTCTAACGGCGACCAACCTTGTGGCTTCAAAGGTCGTTAAAACGTTGGAGGTAATGCGCTCGTTATCGGGTATAACGACCAATGTTTGCGACGAGGCCTGCACAAAGCCCTCACAGATGGACGGAGATTCCACGATCTCATCCTTGTCTTCGGACTCCTCCTCACTGTCGACGAAATTCTCCTCCTCCGTTTCCACATATTCCTCCACGAGGTCATCCATGATACTATCCTCATTGTCATTATCAGCCATATTACACTGTTATCAAATGTACTGTTTAATACGTAAATGGATATACTACGTTTTAATTGTATGTCTTCATATAACCCCGACGGATAATAAGTTCCTCACAATTTTTGGCACCGTCACATTGGTGCCCACAAAAACGCGTGATTTTTTTATTTTATATTACTTCTGGAAGTACGAGTTTGACCAGTCGCTGTTAAACCTTATGCGCCTATCTCGGCAAAAAACACTCACAGCGGTGTTGGATACTACCTTTAAAAAAATAATATTAATTTTTACCACAAAGGGCGTGTTTCGCATGGATTATAAAAATAAGCCGGGCGCGCCAATCGATATAGACCCTCAGTTCATTGACCTTGATAGTATTTTAATGGAACTGGATCATTAGGACCCCTCCCGCCCATTTAAATTTTTGGTTTCTACAATAATAAAATGCGCGAGGAATCATGGGAAGAACATGATACCATTCAGCTCACCGCTCAGCGCAAATATCTCACCGAGGTACAAGCTCTAGAGACCCTTTTGACTCGAGAGCTTTCCGTCTTTCTCACAGAGCCAGGCAGCAAAAAAACAAATATTATTAACAGGATCACAGGAAAAACTTACGCACTTCCCAGCACAGAGCTACTAAGACTTTACGAGCATCTTGAGCAATGTCGCAAGCAAGGCGCCCTCATGTATTTTTTGGAAAGACAGGGGACCTACTCGGGTCTCATGTTGGACTATGACCTTAAACTCAATACAAATGTTGCTCCCCCGCTGGAATCCCCTGCGCTATCACGGCTTTGCCATCGAATATTTGTGCATATAAAAAACAGTAGTGTGCTACCCGAGGGCAGCCATAAAATCCACTTCTTTTTTACATTAAAACCTGAAGCGGTCCAGGGCAAATATGGGTTCCATGTGCTCATTCCTGGTCTCAAGATGGCAGCCTCTACCAAAAAAAGCATTATAGCATCCCTACAACACGATGCCACCGTGCAAAAAATTCTACACGAGCAGGGCGTTACAAACCCTGAGTCCTGTCTGGACCCCCACTCCGCCTCCGTTCCCTCGCTCCTCTACGGCTCCTCCAAATTGAACCACAAGCCCTACCAACTAAAAACCGGCTTTGAGTTAGTCTTTGATAGCTCTGATCCTGACTACATCCCCATTCATCAAATAAAAAACATCGAATCTTATAATTTAGTTTCTGAGTTGAGCCTTACGAATGAACAGGGAAGCCTTGTAAGACCTGTCTACTGCGCGGCAGACATTGCCGCTGAGAAGGAGGAAGAGATCCCGGCCGATGATCACTCACTTTCCATATTAATGCTTCATGACCCCGAAGCCCGGTATTTACATAAAATTTTAAACCTGCTTCCCCCGGAGTATTATGTAGAGTATCCCCTATGGAGCAACGTCGTATTCGCTCTGGCCAATACATCCGCCAACTATCGACCCCTTGCCGAATGGTTTTCGCAAAAATGTCCTGAAAAATGGAATACGGGAGGAAAAGAGAAACTAGAAAAACTTTGGAATGATGCCTCACGCCACACTGAAAAAAAAATCACCAAACGGTCCATTATGTACTGGGCCCACAAGCATGCCCCCCAGCAGTACAAAGAAATTGTGGAGCAAGGCTACTTTTCCATTCTTGCTGAATATGTGTATAGCTACAACGGCACGCTTGAGCACTACATGATCGCCAAAGTCATCTATGCCATGATGGGCAACAAGTTTGTGGTGGACGTGGACTCAAACGGGAAGTACGTTTGGTTCGAATTTGTGCTGCCGGGCCAGCCAATGAATCAGGGAGAAATATGGAAGTGGCGCAAGGAGGTAAACCCGGATGAGCTGCACATCTATATTTCCGAAAACTTTTCAAGGGTGATGGACCGAATCACGGAGCACATCAAATACCACCTCAGTCAGCCCCATGAAACCAATATTTTAAATTATTATAAAAAACTACTAAAAGCCTTTGAACGCTCTAAAAGTAAAATCTTTAATGACAGTTTTAAAAAGGGAGTTATCAGGCAAGCCGAGTTTTTATTTCGCCAAAGAAGTTTTATTCAAACTCTGGATACCAATCCCCACCTACTGGGGGTTGGCAACGGGGTTCTTTCCATTGAGACTATCCCGGCTAAGCTCATTAATCATTTTCACGAGCATCCCATCCATCAGTACACACATATATGTTATGTGCCCTTTAACCCCGAAAACCCCTGGACAAAACTATTATTAAATGCGCTCCAAGACATCATCCCAGAACTTGATGCTAGGTTGTGGATCATGTTCTACCTGAGCACGGCAATCTTTCGCGGCCTGAAGGAGGCCCTGATGCTTTTGTGGCTTGGAGGCGGCTGCAATGGAAAAACCTTTCTGATGCGACTTGTGGCTATGGTGTTGGGCGATCACTATGCCTCCAAGCTCAACATTAGCCTTCTTACAAGCTACAGAGAAACTGCAGAAAAACCCAACAGTGCCTTTATGCGGCTCAAGGGACGGGGGTATGGGTACTTTGAGGAAACCAACAAAAGCGAGATTCTAAATACGTCGCGGCTGAAGGAAATGGTAAATCCGGGCGATGTCACCGCTCGAGAGCTTAATCAAAAACAGGAAAGCTTTCAGATGACGGCCACCATGGTCGCCGCGTCCAACTATAACTTCATCATTGACACGACGGACCACGGCACCTGGAGAAGACTGCGGCATTATCGTTCAAAGGTGAAATTCTGCCATAATCCTGATCCCAATAACTCCTACGAAAAAAAGGAAGATCCTCGCTTTATTCACGAGTACATCATGGATCCAAACTGCCAAAACGCGTTCTTCAGCATACTCGTATATTTTTGGGAGAAACTACAGAAGGAATACAACGGGCAAATTAAAAAAGTGTTTTGTCCTACCATTGAGAGCGAAACAGAGGCATATAGAAAGTCACAAGATACGCTACATAGGTTTATCACAGAAAGAGTCGTGGAATCGCCCTCCGCAGAGACTGTGTACAACCTCTCCGAGGTCGTGACGGCCTACGCAGAATGGTATAACGCCAACATCAACGTAAAGCGCCATATTGCCCTTGAGCTATCCCAGGAGTTAGAAAACTCTGTGCTAGAAAAATACCTTCAGTGGTCTCCCAACAAAACGCGAATTCTAAAGGGTTGCCGTATTTTGCACAAATTTGAAACGCTGCAGCCCGGCGAATCCTACATTGGAGTGTCCTCGGCCGGCACACTTCTAAACACACCCATATGCGAACCAAAAAATAAATGGTGGGAATGGTCCCCTAATCCCTCTGCCCCTCTTGAGAAAGAAGCGTCTGCACCAACTCCTTAGGGAATATCCTCAGAAGCATGTCCCTCGGCAGAGCCATGACCGGTAGCAAAAAAGCAACATTGAGTGTATTATATGCCTTAGCCTGCTCATAAGCGTCCTTTTTTTTCATGGTATTTTATATCTATATTTTTTTTAATTATTTTTTTAATACGATGAACAGTTCGTGCTCCGAGGGCTGTTTGTTAAACATCGGTGTGAATCCGCATTCTTTAAATATGGTTTCCCACTCGCTGATGGTATGGAAATCCATGTCTCTACGAATCGTATGGTGCCCGAGCGCGTCTTGCAAGCTGTGAAGCCAGAAGGCTTCCTGACTTTTATGAAAGTCGTACACAATAAGAAAACCATCAGGTTTCAACAGTTGGTAAAGCTTATTAAAATCATGCATCGTAAGATGATGCGCCGCCATGGGTAATCCTATGAGCTCCACAGAGTTCTCCTGCTGAACATCGTCCATATCGGTATAAAATGTTTCGCAGTAAATGAGACGCTTAAACGAGTATTGATGACAAACACTTATTTCCAAGTAGGTTTGAACCACATTTTTAGGTATATCGGGAATCATGTTGATTAAGGTTGTTTCGGAAAACTTAATCGTCTGATGAGGCTTCATTTTCAACTCTTTAATGGATTTCCCGGAGAAGTGAAAATTGGTCTTTACGTATTTATGTAAAAATGCCTGAATGGGCAGGGGGGGTTCCTCCTCTTCGTCCTCGACGCCTCCTCCCAAAATATTTGGAATTTCCTGGCGTGGCAAAAGAAAGTTTATGTCCACGTTCACGAATCCATCGAGGACGGACACAAAGCTTGGCTCTAATCTCCACTCCATATACTGTTTAGAAACGGGAGATAGCATCATCTTAGGCGTTACAATGCACGAAGGGTTTTTGATCACCGTATCCTGGTAAGAAAAGTGTATTCCATTTCTTCCCGTATAAAGAAGCCTTTGTTCGTCGTAGCAGAAACAATTAAGGCGATACGCCTCATAAAAACACTGTTTCAAAGTACAAACACGTTTTAAGAAGGTTTCTGCGTTGGCGGAGGCCAAGCGGTTTTGCCATTGGTGGAAAGGGTTCAATCCTACAACCGCCAGTTCATTTAAAATATCTTCCCGCCGCGCCAAAATCTGCACCATAGCAGAATACTTTAGCATTTTTTTTTCGCACCATTCGCGAAGGTGTTTAGCTAAATTATTAACCTTATTATTGATAAAGTATATGATGGCATGTTGGAAGCCCTCAAAAATAAATAGCCCCTCCAAAAGATCATCTGCCAAAAGAAGATGGATGTTGCTATAAGCATTGTCTATATTTTGTAAAAACGGCGGAATGCCTGCCAAAACCGCTTCAGCAAGCATAGCTCCATTCCGCTGTTTACTGTCCAATAGATTCGTAAGTTTTTTGTCTACAACAGACACAACGGCCAGGATGGTTGCAATGTCAGAAATGGCGGCTTGCCAGAAATAACCCGAAAAACACATGCGCGCTTCTTCTATGGATAAAAACGAAAAGCGAGAGGCGATGTCTCCGAGCTGCGTGAGTTGAAGACCTTTTTCTCCTCTGGTTAAAAGGCCTCCCACAATGGCGCGCTCAAGGGCCGATGCCAGCGCATCCGTGGGGGGGGGATCCAGCATATCAATCTCCTGTACCTTAAACACGCCTTCCTTATTTTTTTTAATCGTTTCCACGACAATGTTAAGAAAAATGGCCCCAGGGCCTTCCGTAATGATTTCAGGATACTGTTGCGCCGGTATTTGCTCAAAGACGTGTTTTGTATAAAGCGGGTAAAAGTGCCCAGGAAATACTCTCCCTACGCGTCCCTTTCTTTGCTCGATACGGCTTTGAGCCGCGGGGCGCGTAATGAGCCCTCCCGCCCATTCAGGATAGTAGGTTTCAACGCTTCTGTTCCACCCAGGATCTATGACGTACTTCAGCGTTTCAATGGTAAGGCCCGTTTCCGCAACAACCGTGGAAACAATAACCCTTCTTAAAGGTTTTTCCACTTTAGCGGTCAAGGGGTTTTTCACCCAAAGATCCTTAATTTCCGCTTTTAGGCCAAGGTAGGCCTCATTTTCCTGCGCAATCGCCTCGCTATCGATCGGCAAAATCAGCATTAACGGCAGCTTTTCTTTGGCAAGATCCATATTTGCATGACTCAGCAACATCGAAAGGAAGCGTATTTCACCCATACCGGGCATGAAAATTAAAATATCTGCTTCCGTGGGACGATCGTGAATGTTTTCTTTATGAATCGTGAGAGCCGTTTCGCAGGCGGTCTTAATGTAGTTGTTGGTGTTATACAGCGGCCAGTGGGTTTCCACACCGAACTGTCGTCCTTCCACCAAAATAATGTTTTCTTTTCCGATACCAAAATAGGTTGAATATTTATAGGTATCAATGGTGGCGGAGGTTAAAATGACAAAGGGAATGCGCAGCGCCCCTATGCTTCCTCTTTGCAACATGCGCTCAAGCATACTTTTAATATACATGAGCATGAGGTCGATGCCTAGGGCTCGCTCATGGGCCTCATCTATGATCATAAAGGCGTAGCGGGAAGCTATCTCATCATCCGTCATTGTATGTAACTGCGCCAGCAGGACTCCCGCGGTTGCGTAGATAAGGCCCCGATTGGGTTTTTCCGTCAGAGGCTTCGTCTGGTAGCCCACCGTTTGGCCTAAGATCATGTCGGGGTAGTGGGTTGAGGCGCCGATGTCTTTGGCGAGGGTCACCGCAGTTAGGACTCTTGGCTGGGTACAAATAACCGAGCGCCCCAAATATTTTTGGGAAGAGTGCGTGTTTTCATTTCTCAGTATTCTGAACACGTGTACGGGTAGGGCCGTGGATTTTCCGGATCCGGTGCGTGATTTTATAATGAGCACCCGGTCTGCGAGGGAGGTTGGAATGGCTCCTCCAAACTCCGGGAGACGTTGTTTTATCCAAGTGATGATGTAATGAATAGGAATATCATTCTTGTGCTCAGCGGGTACGTTATAGAGATGACCAGGCTCCAATAAAGTCGGTTTTCCCATATTCTATTGTTTTAAGGATTGATTGTTCATAAATATTTTTATACTCTGACCAAGAAATTATTTTTTTATTAAGCCGTTTATTTACGTTGTTATGGAATGCGAAGGTCCAGTACTGAAAGTCCTCCGAGTTGTTTAACGTCAAAGGGTTTTTTGTAAGATATGAAAAGGCGTGGTGCCGACACATGGTGCATGGCAGGGACTCGATGAAATTCAGTATCCATTGGATAGCTTCATATTTTTCTTTCCAGTTAGGAGCGTCTGAAAAAAAGATAGCGTATAGATGCAAGGCTCGCCAAAATTTAGGTCCCCAATGCAACATTTATAACCTTTTGAAAAATCTCATTCCATATAGAGGTATATATTTTTTTTTCATGGAGAATTTTTTTGCACTCTTGCAGGGACTGCGCCACAACGTCAAATGTTTTTCGTTTTCCATGTATTTTGGCGTAATTGCGGCCCGTATCTGTGTCATGGTCCTTAATGTCGTCCGCTAACTGAAAGGCATTTCCAAAACAATGGGCGGCCCTTTCAATAGCCCCAATGTCTTCAATAGTTCCTGTGCCCAAAACCCAGCCCATAATAAACGCGATTTTAAAAAAAGGAATTGTTTTTTCTGGAGTATCTACTAACTGACCGGAACCTGCGCTGTTTAGAGAGTGGCTTACAAAGGTGCACAGCAGCGCTCCCAGTTGGTTAGGGTCGGGAAACCTTGGGCAGTTTTCCTTAATCCAGTCCACTTGCCGGCAAATGTTTTGAAATCCTTGCATGGTTAGCGCCAGGGCGCTCATCTGCGCCTTAGCTACGCCAAAGCGAGCCCACACTGTATCTTTATTTCGCCGCTTAACATCGTTGTCAAAGGAGGGCATATCGTCGATAATCAAAGAAGCCACGTGAAAGTACTCCACCGCTAGGGCAGCCTCTGCCGGATAAATGGGCGCCCCAAAGGAATGTTGCAGCTGACAGGCCCGAACAATTTCCATCAGGATAATGGGGCGGATATACTTCCCACCCCTTAGGGCGTAAGAGCAAGGCTCTGTTAGTTGCCCCTTAAAGTCCCCATCTTCGATAGCATTATTTAAGATGGTTTCAAACTCTTCGCTAAAGGTTTTATAATTTTTAGGGTTTAACGGATGGATTCCATGAAAAAGCGCCACGCTACGCGGAGCAGTGATTCTAAAATACTGAGGTTTCCGCGTATAGGATATTAAAATAATAATAAGAACTACAATGATGGAGATATAGATGAGATGCAACATGCTGAGTTGTCCCCCCGCAGGGAATGGTCCTTTTCCGCGCTTGTTAACGGTACTGAGGAGGCGTTGAAATCTTTAGGAAAGCTGCTATCTAGTTTGGAATCTCCAATTCCTCCTGTATATTTAGGTATATAATTATTGTGTCTAGAAATTGTTTGCTTCGATGTATCAAAATATTCAGCCTGGCCGCTATTTCTTTTAGAATAATGAGGTATAGGGCTTGAATAGTTGGCAATACTCTTAAACCGGGGCACCAAGGTGACAATATTTTCCATATAATGAGTTTGATACGCTTTGTTTAAAAACGGGCTTACCGGCTTTATGCTCGTTAGTTGTGCATTTAGTATCGGTATGTCTTCCAAAATTTGTGGCTTTATAGAATGATTAGCAAACACAGAATGCAGTATATTAGATACTTGTAGCATATGTCTATTTGCGGAAAACTCCTGGTATTCTCTGCCGTGTTGCAAATCTTTGGATGGAAGGGGACCAAGAATGGGTACGCCCGTGTAGGTGCAGGTGGATTTTATGAGTTCCTGTTCTATATTCGGTTTGACATGCGGATTTCCTAAAGGAATACCCCTGCCTGCCATTACTTTTTCTACAGACGCAGGCAGATTGTGCGCTAAACACAAAATATTGTACACGTCTTTATGCGGAATATATCCATTATAGTGCTGGCCCGGCATCTGGTCGCCAAGGTGCTGCTCATGCTTAATGGTACCCTTTATTCTGAATTTAGGAACATCCTCATACGAAAAAAATTTTGTGTGCTCGCTGAACCTCGTAGAGGGCATCGAAATATTTTTTGGGTTTTTTAAGGAAGGCAATGAGGAAAACTGGGTTAGACAATTTTTCTGTATACTCTTTAAGGTAGCCACCTGCGGAAACGTTTTTTTTTCTGTACGAACAACATTGCGCCTAATTAGGTTTTCCGTATGGGTTGAAAAAGCGGGGCGATGAATCTTAAGATTATTAAAAAGTTTATCTTTTGGAATGGGACTATACGGCTCTAGGTCTTGCGCATCGCCGTAACCAATATTTTTGTGCTGAGGATTCAGCATAAAAGAAAAGTTACGTAGATCACTCAGTTGCAACCCCTTTTCAGCCTTTCCGGGACTATTGGTGCATTCATTGTATACAGGTGCGGCTCCATTTTTATTGCCGCAGTACCGGGCATTTAATATATTATCAGAATATCGGTTATGACGCGGCAAATCGCTTTCCCAAAGAGGCGGATCTGACCTATAATCCGCTAACAGCTTTGAAGCATAATCATGATACATTGTATATAAAAGTTAATTATTATATTGAGAAGGCATAATTACTTCTTGTAAGGGTATAAGAGGCTTTGAAACGGCCGGTTCGGCCGGTTTAAAATCGGCCGGTTTTGAACCGGGGGATATCATTTTAGGTCGATCTTCTTCTAGTTCATCAGGAACAGATGGGGGAGAAACAGGAGGAATGATTTCATCTCCTCCTTTATATTTGTCGTGGATAGAAGAAACAATGACATCCATGTTTGATTTATTATAAATGTCGTTTAACTGGTGATTTAAAACATAATAATGCAAAAATAATAGTGCTACAATGCATATATATATGTAAATAGCCGTCTTCGTTTTTCGTTTTTTATCCACCGGCGGATTACAAATGGCAAAAAATACAACTAGTACCACTGCTGTAATGATTAAGGCTACAATGAAAGGATTTTGAAAGGATGTTTTGAACGGCTCGCATGTATAAATTTTTTCTCCTAAATTGTTGATACCCGCAATAAAATCTACATTCATTTTATATATTTATAAATTATGAAAAATTTAGAGTTACATCTCCACCGGACCAATCATTGCTAAAATCTGAGGATTCTTCAAAAAGGCCCGACTGGTTGAATGTCTTCTGCTCAGGTTTCCAAAAGTTTTCCAAAAATGGATTTTGAACAATGGGCTCATCTTCTTTATGATTTTCTTTTTCAAGAATAACTTCTTCTTTAAACCCGGGTTTATCTTGATTAAACTTAAGAATATCTTCTTCAATCTCGGGGTTATCTTGATTTAACTCAAGAATATCTTCTTCAATCTCGGGGTTATCTTGATTTAACTCAAGAATATCTTCTTCAATCTTGGGATTATCTTGATTTAACTCAAGAATAGTTTTTTCACTAAATCCATTTTTAACATTAAGCTCTTGGTTTTGAAGAGAATTGTCAAAATCTATTTTAGTTGACCTAGACTGTGGCACGGGATAGTTATCTGATGGTTTACTTACTATAGTCCTCGATTGTGGCACAGGATAGTTGTTTGGTGACTTGCTAGTCAACTCTTGGCTTGCCAATAGTTCTTCCTGTTCCCTCAATAATTCTGTCTCTACTTGTTTTTGGTCCCTCGGTGCCTCTTTTTGGTAGTCTTCATTAGAAAAATGTTCAGAGGGTAATGTTTCAATAAACTTTGTGAGTGGATAGCTGTTTTTTGATGAAGAAGAGCGCTGAATTTGCTGATAAAGAAGTTGAACAAGGCGCCGGTATTCACTCTGTCTTTTTTCATATTTTTTACGTAGCGTGGAGAGTTCTGCTAAAAGCGATTTTTTTTCAGATGTTAATTCTTCAATTTGATAAAGAAGGCTGCGATTGTATGAACTAAGTCTTGTATACGTTTCTTCTAATTCTGTCTTAGGCTCTACATAGGCCTGTTTTCGCAGAAATTTATTGTACAGTTCCATTCTTTTTTTGAGCAAAAAGGTAAGACTATAATCTTGCATCTCTTTGGTAATTCTATGGTAGTTTTCTTTCCGATTTTTAACAATAAAGGGCAGCATTTTTTCTGTTGTGATAAAAGTGCCCAGATTGCTAATGTAGTCGCACAGTAGCAATTCCAAGATAGAATCTTTCTTTTCAAGGCTTATAGATTGGCTGTATTCTTTAGGTAAGAAAGAATCAACAATCGTTGATACGAAGTTTGAAAAGCTTAATGTTTTGCTGTTAATTTGGGTAATATTACAAAAATATTTGTAAAAACTATCTAGCATTTTTTCATAAAGTTTTTTATTTTGTTTAACCCCTAAAATATAGCCCTTTACTTGATACTGATATTCCATAACAATGGAATGTTTTTTGTATAGTGCATTTTTGTATAAAAAGTTATAAAAAATGTTGATAAAATATGCGCCAAAGGTTTCAAAAATACTTATAACGTGGGATTCTTCTTGATCCATTATATCATATGTAATATTATTTTAGTAAAAAATTACTGAATAATACCATGCAAAAAAAATATTTTTAGACTTATTTTAAGCTTGCGCTTTTTTAATAAGCGCTCAAACACGTCTTAAATTATTTTTTAACTCTTAAAAATTAAGTCGAAATTTACTCCAGTAAGGATTGCTTTTATCAATGACGACCTCTTTACTATAGACGGCTTTACATAATTTTAATAAAGCTTTAGAGCCAAAGCTGAAGGTGGTGGGCAGCGGTACCGTACTATGGTAAAAATGTTGCCGATATTCATCCTCGCGGATGTACACAAGTTTCCTATACCCTTTAAACACAATATGGCTGATTTCTTCCACGTACTCCTTATCCTGTTTGGAATAGCGGTTGCTTTGACGGGAAAAATTCGACATACAAATAGAGGCGTTTGTAAAAATGGAAACAAATGCATTTTTACGAAGATTGGCGGGTAAATCGGTGTCGTCTTGGCAGCAAATAATCATCGAAATAAAACAGTGACGATTTTGGTAGAAAAACTTTTTAAAAATTTCTTTTGTAAAAAGTGGGTGCAGTTCAGCGGCGCAGTCGTCTAATATTAAAAGTAAACGAGGATTAAGATTGATATAGTTTAACGTGAACTTTTCATCCTCTGTAAGAGATAAGTTTTTATACATATGAATGTTCTGTATAATAATTTTTTTTAAAAGTTGCTGATAAAGAGACGTAATCTTTTCTTCTTTTTTTTGGTCCGTTTGTTCAGCCTTTAAGCACTCCACTTTTGCAATATTTTTGTTTTCCTTTTGCTGTATATCGATTGGAAGTTTATGATACAATGTTTTTAGCATGTCGATGTTGTTTACTCGACTGTAGATGGAGGACATCATGGTTTGCCGCTGCCAGATGGCCTCCAAAAAGCGTTCAGCTCCTTTGTTGTCATTTTTTTTTTGCTTATCAGCAAGCCACAAGCGGTAGTGAATTAAAGTTGGATGTACAAAGCCCTCATACGAACGATTTGAAGGCTCTGAGGGAGCAACCACTAAAATTTGTTCAATATGGGGTTGCAAGATTTTCATAATATGTTTAACGTACACAGTTTTGCCTGTTTTTGAGGGGCCATATAGCACAGTTGTTTTGTCGATAAAATGATGTGCTTTGAATTGTAGTTCAGGAATTAGCTTTCCTGAAGGAGTTGTTAGGGCCATCTCTATATTATTACAATTCTGCTTTTGTATATAAAATTTCTTTTTCGAGTTTGTTATTATTGTTGACCCACATATCCACCCGTATCGTATCATCAGGCACATTGAGCATTTCAAGCGCATTTTCTAACTGTTTTTTTGTTTTTTCCAGCTGGCTTTTTTCATCAGGGGTTAAATTTTCTTTACTAAGCAGCTGCTTGATTTTTTCTTCGCAGTCATCTATAAAATCATACTCTCGAGCTTTTTTGATATTTCCAGATGCTTTTTCTAGATTTTTTAGCTCCTTAAAGGAAAGCAGTCCCTTAATCCCGCTGTCTGTGTGAAAGGTTGAATTATAGATGGAGAGCCCTGGAGCATCCGGGCCAGTTTCTTGTATATTTTTTGCTTTTTTGTGGTAAATGGTATTTCGTAAAATCTCTTTCCCTATTTTTAGATCTTCCTCATGACGGTCCAAAATCCGTTTTATTATTTCATTATTTTGATTAAAATAGTTGTAGCGCTCTCTGTTGGCCTTAAAGCTTCCCAGAAGTGTCCAGTTGCCTAATTGAATGGATGAAACCTCTGAGAAAATCTGGTCTTTATATTTATAATAAAATTCATCAATCTTTTGCTGGTTGCTACTACTATCCACCACATCATAAATAATAAAGGCAAACTCTAGGTCGGGTTTTTCTGGGTAGATGCTTTCCGTAGCGGCCCGCAATTCTTCGTAATTATCCTCAATGTAATAATTCCACTTATAAAACGTATCCTGAGGTGGAATGTGTTGCGAAAGATATCTAGTAATTTTTGTATTAAAGAGAATGGGTTTAAATGCCTTTGGATTTTCAAGCATATGTTTTATGCTTTGGTGAAGTTCTATATTTTGTAATATGTGGGCTGCTGCCCTATAGCCTTGTGGGGTTTGAGTGATTGCATCAATATCAGCCTGAAGCTCATTAGGTACATTTAATGTTTTTTGCATGATGTGTAAAGGGATGCGCTCAGGATCCATTAAATCGGTGTATTCTGTGCTTGCACAGGTGTCTGCACAAGTGTCTGCACAGGTGCTTACACAAGTGCTTGCACAAGTGTCTACATTGGTGTCTGCACAGGTGCTTGCACAGGTGCTTGCACAGGTATACGCACTTTGAGCATGAAGATTAGGATCAAACACAAAATGTTCCCGTAAAAAGCTGTCGATCGTTGTTTTAGCTTCCGTGCTTTTCTGTGTTTGAGTTTTGCAGTTGTCTGCTATAGATAAAAGTGTATTTACTACCGATTCAGAGGGAACATCATTTGTTTCCTGTTTCAAAGTATCAACTAACGTTATTAGCTCGCTGAGAAGCGTTTTGGTCGTGTGGGTAGGTTTTGAATAGGAAGGCATCCATTCCTGCAGAGCTTTGAAGACATATCCAATAAAACTAGTCATTATAAGACGTCGAATATACTGCTCCCGCAAATTTGTAAAGGAGCAAAAGGCCACCCTGCTATCATTTTTAAACTGTTTATAAGGATTTGTCTTTTGATAAAGCTGCTTAAGCGTTTCTTCGGATATTTCAGTGGAGGGATCCTCCAATACGTTTTTGAGAAGCTCATCAATATTAAACTCTGCCATATCTTAGGTTTATTATATACGTATTAAAGCTTTAATATAAGGGGGGTATAACAATGGACGAAATTATTAATAAATACCAAGCTGTTGAAAAGCTTTTTAAAGAAATTCAGGAAGGATTGGCTGCGTATGATCAATACAAGACCTTAATTAGTGAATTATTGCACTATAATAATCATATCAAGCAGGAGTATTTTAATTTTTTAATGATTATTTCACCTTATCTTATTAGGGCGCATAGCGGAGAAACGCTGCGAAACAAAGTAAATAATGAAATTAAACGTCTTATTTTGGTCGAAAATATCAATACCAAAATATCTAAAACTCTCGTAAGTGTTAATTTTTTACTACAGAAAAAACTTTCAGCGGATGGGATGAAAACGAAAAACATGTGGTGCACCAATAATCCCATGCTGCAGGTAAGAACAGCCCACAACCTTTTTAAGCAATTATGCGACACCCAGTCCAAAACTCAATGGGTACAAACTTTAAAATACAAGGAATGTAAGTATTGCCATACCGATATGGTATTTAATACCACGCAGTTTGGGCTGCAGTGTCCTAACTGCGGTTGTATTCAAGAGTTGATGGGAACTATTTTTGACGAAACGCATTTTTACAACCATGATGGGCAAAAAGCAAAGTCAGGTATCTTTAACCCTAACCGTCACTATCGGTTCTGGATAGAACATATTCTTGGTAGAAATTCAGAACAAGAGTTGGGGACCAAACAAGATCCCTGTGGAACCAAGGTCTTGCAACAACTAAAAAAAATTATTAAGCGCGATAATAAATGCATCGCGCTTTTGACGGTCGAAAATATTCGAAAAATGTTAAAAGAGATAAACCGCACAGACTTAAATAATTGTGTTTCTCTTATATTGCGTAAACTTACTGGAGTGGGGCCGCCTCAAATATCAGAGTCGATTTTACTACGAGGTGAGTACATATTTACAGAGGCAATTAAGATACGGGAAAAAGTATGTAAAAAAGGGCGTATTAATAGGAATTATTATCCATATTATATATATAAAATTTTTGACGCCATTTTACCCCCAAATGATACTACGAATCGACGTATTTTACAATATATTCATTTGCAAGGAAATGATACGCTAGCTAATAATGATAGTGAGTGGGAATCTATCTGTATGGAGCTTCCTGAAATAAAGTGGAAGCCCACAGATCGAACCCATTGCGTTCATTTTTTTTAAAAATAAAGATTTTTTTAGTTTTTTTATGAAATTTTTTAAAAGATGAAATGTTCTAAACTGCAACATTATTTTTTAGGTACTGTAACGCAACACAGCTGAACCATTCTGAAGAAGAAGAAAGTTAATAGCGGATGCCGATACCACAAGATCGGCCGTGGTGATAGACCCCACATAATCTGTGTCCCAGCTAATATAAAATTCTCTTGCTCTGGATACGTTAATATGACCGCTGGGTTGGTATTCCTCCCGTGGTTTCAAAGCAAAGGTAATCATCATCGCGCCCGGATCGTCGGGGGTTTTAATCGAATTGCCTCCGTAGTGAAAGGGTATGTAAGAGCTGCAGAACTTTGATGGAAATTTATCGATAAGATTGATACCATGAGCAGTGACGGAAATGTTTTTAATAATAGGTAACGTGATCGGATAAGTAATGGGGGTAATATCTGATATGGATGAACATGCATCTGGAAGAGCTGTATCTCTATCCTGAAAGCTTACCTCTGCGTGGTGGGTAGGCTGCATAATGGCGTTAACAACATGTCCGAACTTGTGCCAATCTCGGTGTTGATGAGGATTTTGGTCGGAAATATTCCAGGTAGGTTTTAATCCTATAAACATATATTCGATGGGCCATTTAAGAGCAGACATTAGTTTTTCATCGTGATGGTTATTATTCGTGTGGGTCACCTGCGTTTTATGGACACGTATCAGGGAAAATCGAACGCGTTTTACGAAAAGGTTGTGTATTTCAGGGGTTACAAACAGGTTATTGATGTAAAGCTCATTATTCGTGAGCGAGATTTCACTAATGACTCCTGGGATAAACCATGGTTTAAAGCGGATGTTGCGTCTACTGGGGCGCCCAGGTATAAAACGTGACTGGCGGATAAAAAGTCCGGGAAATTCATTCACCAAATCCTTTTGCGATGCAAGCTTTATGGTGATAAAGCGCTCGCCGAAGGGAATGGATACCGAGGGAATAGCAAGGTTCACGTTCTCATTAAACCAAAAGCGCAGCTTAATCCAGAGCGCAAGAGGGGGCTGATAGTATTTAGGGGTTTGAGGTCCATTACAGCTATAATGGACATTACGTCTTATGTCCAGATACGTTGCGTCCGTAATAGGGGTAATATCTTGTTTACCTGCTGTTTGGATATTGTGGGAGTTCTCGGGAAAATGCTGTGAAAGAAATTTCGGGTTGGTATGGGTGCATGTTCGCTGCGTATCATTTTCATCGGTAAGAATAGGTTTGCTCTGGTGCGGCTTGTGCATATCTTGAACGTTGCATAGGAGAGGGCCACTGGTTCCCTCCACCGATACCTCCTGGCCAACCAAGTGCTTATATCCAGTCATTTTATCTCCTGGGATGCAAAATTTACGCACAAGCGTTGTAACATCCGAACTATATTCGTCCAGGGAGTTTCCATTTACATCGAATCTTACATTTTCATAAAGCCGTTCTCCGGGGTATTCGCAGTAGTAAACCAAGTTTCGGTACGCATTCTTTGTGCCGGGTACAATGGGCCTCCCAAAAGGATCCACAAGCGTGTAAACGGCGCCCTCTAAAGGTGTTTGGTTGTCCCAGTCATATCCGTTGCGAGGAAACGTTTGAAGCTGACCATGGGCCCCCATCTGGGATGAGCCCTGAATCGGAGCATCCTGCCAGGAGGAATGACATGCGCCCAATATATGGTGGCCTACCATATCATGGAAAAAGTCTCCGTACTGGGGAATACCAAAGGTAAGCTTGTTGCCCAATGTGGGGGTACCCGTATGTGGACGTACTTTATTGTATTCAAACCCTATTGGGACATAAGGCTTAAAATGTGCGTTAAAATGCACCATATGTGTTTCTTCGATTTGACTCAAAGTGGGTTCGGGGTCGGGTTTCCCATAACTTTTGTTAACATTTTTAATGTTAGAGATCCTGCTATTAAGCAAGTCTTGGGCCAAAATGATCTTGTCGGCCTTCCCATCGTTAGCAATAAGACAAAAAGCTCCTCCTGATGCCATATATAATGTTATAAAAATAATTTATTGTTTTTATTAAATATGGCGGTTTATGCGAAGGACCTTGATAATAACAAAGAGTTAAACCAAAAATTGATCAACGATCAGCTTAAAATCATTGACACGCTTTTGCTAGCAGAAAAAAAAAACTTTTTGGTGTACGAACTACCTGCCCATTTTGACTTTTCCTCCGGCGACCCTTTGGGCAGTCAGCGCGACATTTACTATGCCATCATAAAAAGTCTCGAGGAGCGCGGATTTACTGTCAAAATATGTATGAAGGGAGACCGCGCCCTTCTTTTCATCACCTGGAAAAAAATACAATCCATTGAGATCAACAAAAAAGAAGAATATCTGCGCATGCACTTCATACAAGACGAAGAGAAAGCGTTTTATTGTAAATTTTTAGAGTCTAGATGAGCTTTTACGCAATGTTGTACAGTATTATATATATGTCTTGTAAGCATTTGTTGTAAAGTAATAAGTAAAAGATAAATAAAAATAACTATTAAAATAAAGCCCAAACCATTAAAGATATTTTTATCTGTTAGATTTAATTTAATAAACGGCTCATGGAATGCGTGATGGGTCGCTGTATTGAATGCCGCCGCATGAGGTGCTGCATGAAATGCAGCCGCATTTGCTCGCATGTAAGGATCGTGATGGGTTGAGTCATCATCCCAGTAATAATCACCATCTTTATCTAGCTGAATTGTATACCCCATTTATATATCACTTATTATTTTTTTTTAATGTTTCATGAATTTCATTATAGGCGGTGAAAGGATCCTCAGGCCCCTTCTGTAAAAGATTATACAGATCCTCAGATGCTTTATGTTTCGTACGAATTAAGGCGGGGTATAACAAAAGAGAGGGTCCCAGTTCTAAACAAATTTTACTTAGCGGGCTCATATTTTGCACAAAGTTTCCCACGACTTGCGATGTTTCATAACGCATTTTAAAGAGCTTTATCATAAAAGTGTTATGAAGGCCAGTGTAGTCTGGTCTATAGTTAAGAAAGGGGATTTCTCTAGTACCGTCAAACACGATCTCAAGCCCTCTAGCAAGTCCGATCAAAATTTCTTCAGCAATGGATGAGTATCTAATTCCTACATTACGAAGTGTAAGCATTTCTATGGCATCATCTATTTCCTGCATAGAGGAATCTATTGTAGGAATTTTAATACCATCTGTGCTGATTTGTTCATTTCCAAGATAGGTAAGCAACATATTAATTTTTTCTAGTTTTACTAGCTTAGTCTTACGATCATAATCATGTTCTTTTTTATAAAAAGAGTTGGGATCACCGTTGGACCGTAGATGGTTAATCAGGCGATCTACTTGCTTCGTGCTAGGTTTAATACTTTTTTCACTATACTCGCTTTCAGCATAGTGATGTTTACGATCTCTTTTAGAAATAACTGTTTTTTGAGATGCCTCAGACTCCGCATATTTTTTTCTATGTGTAGAAAGGGAATAACTGTGTATGCGGTCATTACGTGAACTACTGCTGCGTGCAGGGCCTCGGCGCGTTCTACCGCTGCGCACACTGCCATCTCGCACACTGCCATTTCGTATACTGCCATGTCGCATACTGCCGCTACGCATACTGCCGCTGCATACACTCTCACTACATATACTGTCAGTACATACGCTGTCGCGGCGTAAGCCATCGCGGCGTAAGCCATCGTGGCTTATCATATCGCTGCCTCCACGCGAAGGTTTTTTAGATATAACACTATGTGCGGAGTCAAGCGAAAATTCAGGGTCATTAAAGTTAATACCCAATGACTTTGCCAGTCCGTTAAGTTCCTCATCAAAATGATCGGTGGGAAAATTTTGCTGCTTACCCATGACTTGTTTTTCAAGTTCCTCTAAATTAGCTTGCTCATTTATATGGAGATTATTCATAAGTGTAGTAATCCCAGCAAGATTTGCTCCTTCTAAAAATGTGGTATCCTCCATTAGATATACTATACTATTTAAAAAGCTTTTAAATAAAAATGTCTTTGGAAGAAATGCTTTCTTCAAGGGTGTGTAGCTCAGATACAAACGCCTCCTCAGAAAGTTTTCCGCCATATTCTTTCCTCATCGTATAGGAGAGCCCCGGCCTAATGTAGGAAATCCACTGAGAGGTGAAAAAACGGTACAACATATTTAGCAGCTCGCGGGCCTCCCACCTTTTGGGCTCCGTATAGTGCAAATCAATATAAGAGGCAGCGCATGAAAAGCTGCAAAAGTTGCCGAGAACGCCCATCTCAATCTCTCCTCGCTCATTTTCACGCATATAGGTGGGCACGAATTTCGGGACAGTCTTGAAATAAAGATGACACGTCCAGCATTTAAAGCTAGAATGGGTAACCCATTTGGAAACACTGGTGAATACGGAGGGAAGCTTTTTTTCGACCTCGGCTTCATCGCCATTCGTATTTAATGCATCGGTAGAGGTTTTTTTGGATTGCAAGCATTCTTCGATGGTAATTCCAGATAAATATAAAATATTAGGACAATTAGTTTCCATAATTTTGATAGTTATTTTTATACAACATGGATTTAATTAAAGATAAATGGAGGACGAAACGGAATTGTGTTTTCGGTCAAACAAGGTTACGAGGCTTGAAATGTTTGTCTGCACATACGGGGGAAAAATTAGCAGCCTTGCATGTTCGCATATGGAGTTAATTAAGCTATTGCAAATCGCCGAGCCGGTGAAGGCGTTGAACTGCAACTTTGGCCACCAGTGCCTACCGGGCTACGAATCTTTAATAAAGACTCCGAAAAAAAGTAAAAACATGTTGCGCCGTCCGCGTAAAACAGAAGGCGATGGAACCTGCTTCAATAGCGCCATTGAAGCTTCTATTTTGTTTAAAGACAAGATGTATAAACTAAAATGCTTTCCTAGCACCGGAGAAATTCAGGTCCCGGGCGTCATTTTTCCAGATTTTGAAGACGGAAAAAACATTATACAACAGTGGGTAGAATTCTTGCAACATCAACCTATTGAAAAAAAGGTACAGATCATTGAATTTAAAACGATTATGATTAATTTTAAGTTTCAAATAAACTCGGTGTCTCCCCGCGTCATCATTCATTTAAAAAAATTTGCGGCCTTGTTAGAACAAATACCCACTCCATATCCCATACGTGAAATAAAGCCTCCATTAGAAGACTCAAAAGTGTCCGCAAAATTTATGGTCAGTCCGGGAAAAAAAGTACGCATCAATGTTTTTCTTAAAGGTAAGATAAATATTTTAGGCTGCAACACGAAGGAATCCGCGGAGACCATTTATGCGTTTTTGAAAGATCTTATCAGCGTACATTGGCAAGAAATTTTGTGCGTGTTACCGGTACCCGACTAGAGAATATTTTCATTAATAAGGTAATCAGCGATGCTAAAAAGAATAACAAGAAAAATACCCTGAAGAACTATGCCAAAGTAGGTAGGTTTTCTGCATGTAACGGCATGGTTAAAATTGCTAATGATGTAGTCCACAAAGGCATTGCTCAATACCACTAAAAATAGTAAAAAAAGGATCAGTGCTCTTTTTATATCCATATACTTTAAAACTTATTTTTTACGCTAATAATTTCCTGCGGCCGCATTATAAACTGTAGGTCATCTATAACGCCCAGTCCTGTTAAAAGTAGAGTACTATGTTTTAAGGGATTTAAAATGTCCGCCGCGAGAATGTTAATATAATTTTCAAAATGGTTTACAGGAATGCGTAAACGTTTTTTTTCGCACTGCGGCTGCTTTAGGGTCGAATACTGGCAGGAGGTATATATATTAATAAGACCGCGGTCGATGGTTTCAATATCTTCATAGAATTCAATGCGCGGCGTCAAAAGTTTTTTAAGGTATTGACATAACTCATCATACGTGTAGGATTGGAGAGGCGAAAGAAGGATGTGGTCAAAGTTAAAAACATTTTTTTGAAGAACCTTTAAAGCATGGTCCGCACCCGTGGTTTCCAGAATATGTTTTATGGTATGAATGTCATTTAAATCAACAAAGTCTGATAGCTTTGTGTAGAACTCGGTCACCGAATTTATTTTCTGGAAATCGGTTTTTTGAAAAAGATCTTCAATGCGTTTGCGAGTTGTATTGCTTTGCAGTCCATACAAGACATCAAAAAATTCAATCAACAAAAACTTATACAAATGATTCATATAAAAAGCTTTGTTGGCCTTATCCTGATGAGGGTATGGTTCCTCCAGGGGATATAAAATGGCTTGGTCTATATCCCTAGGATCAATGGTCAATGTTGCGATGGGAAGCTTTTCCAGCGTAGCGGGAAGAGTTTGGGTTGGAGCGTAGTAAAAGTATAGCCCAGTTTTTCCCTCTGAAAGAAAGCCCACAAATTCTTTTTTCATGTTTTGCAGCACCGCCGAGGGTATGATTTCGTACTGTTTAAAATGTTTGTTGAAAAGGCGAATAAATTTCCAGGTTTCTTCAAAGCTTGCAGTATCGGTGGGCCGAAGATCAAAGTCAATGGGAATGTCGTCATGAATGTAGGATGATAGTCTTATGGGAAAATAAATAGGACGATCGGTGTCTGAGGCGATCAGTAAAGCATAACAAAAGTTATGCCTGTTGATAAGTTTTTTAGTAACCGTGTAGCCGGGAATGTTTTTCACGTCATGGATATCCCACCAGCCATCCTTACACATAAACTCGCTCATAGAATGGATGACCTCCATCACAGGGTCCTCTTCGGTAAAAATATACTGGGCCTCACTGTTTTTCAGAAATCTTTTTTGCTGGGTCATGGCCATGGGATAGATCCCTTCATTCGTGTCAAAGATAATGGCTATCTTCTTCGATGGGCTAAGAATTTTTTGTATTGTGCTGGGGGACACCTCGAACTCGATGTCCCCCTGTTTATCTTTAAAAAAGACACAGTGGAGGTCGTAGCATATGGCAACAAGATCCAGAAAGATGTCCTGCCATGCGGTGTCCCATTGAAGCAGTTGGTTTTTTTGTTCAACAAAGGTTTGTAGGATAAAGTTTGCCAGCTCCGCGCCGCTGGAAAACATGTTGCCGGCCCCGTTCCCCAAAATATAGTACTGCGGCGTATTGGCCGCCTTTGCAATTTCAACGGCAAGGGCCTTGGGAGCAAGATCCAAAATTCGAGCAAGGGAATAAAAAAGCCCGGCATTGCTAATTCCGAGCATGGTCTGCTCCACCCCCACAATGCAAAAAATGTCGGGCTCTTTTATCGTATTAGAAAACAGTTCATCTGCTATTTGGTGGGGTAGAAAGGCAATCCGGTTCACCGGTATTTTTTTTCCATAGGACAAGGTGTGACGCGATGTTTGTGTATTAAGATCCTCCAGGTCTTGTTCTACAAACGTGTGCTTGGTGAGGCAGGTATTATTAATATAGAACCGCTTTGTGCCTAGCAGGGCCTTCGTCTTTTGGCAGCACGGCAGACAGTAATTTAGGGGGTGGCGGCCTTCTAGTAGGCTTAGATGAGGGTAGTCAGGATGCGGGCAGCTATAGTAGGCAGGTACCCCCTCCGTGAAATTCCAATACTTTACTAGCTCCTTGCGTTTGGCTGGTGGCATAGATTTCACCTCGGCCTCTGAGTAAATGACGGGTGGCCGTGGATGCTGGCATAAGACGGAGTAAACCGTTGCCTGCGTGTCATACTTGCGCAGATCATACAAGTCGGGGTCCTGTTCCTGAAGCGCACGTAGCTGAGAGGCTCCCTTTCCTTGTTGTTTATCGTGCAATTGAGAGAGTTTGTTAACCATAATTTTGTCAGGCCCGGTAATCAAGTTATCCAAAAACACAAATAAGTAAACCCAAAGATAGTTAAACTCTTCCTGGGTAATGTTAAACATTTCTATTTTGATATCGGTAACCCTATGGTAGATGCGAATATTGCGGCCGCCGTAGATCGTTTCCCACCGGGCCGCAACGTTTGTGTCAAAGAGGTAGGCATATGTGTTTTGGAGCAACGCAACGTTGATGTCCATTTTGCGGCCCGGACCGGAGGAAATGATGATCATCCGCTCGATTTCGTGGGGATCATACGAATAAATCCCCTTTTTAAATAAAAAATTATAGACCCCAGTTTGCTGGAGGCCCCGCACGGAAATAATTCCTGCTTGCTCATATTCCCGCCAACGACTTTTTAGCTCGGTAAATCCCTTGCTAGAAAGCGTATAGGGCCAAAAGGTAGACACCGACATGGAGCTGATAGAAATTTGGATGTCCTCGTTGGAGGGAAGGGGCAGGCTCCCTCCACGGGGAAACGCAGCAGGCCCCATAACATTAATTGTATGAATAATAGGGTTTATAAAATTATTTAGGGTGGACACCACGGAGTTAAAGTCGTGGCGTTCGTTTTCTGACCAATTGCTTTCGATAAAGTAGTGCCCGTTGTTTTGAATGGTAAGAATAAAGGCCTTTTTATTGATATAGCGTATTAAAATAATGGTGGGAACACGAAATGTTTTATTACTGAATTTTTCAGGCTCTGTGGAGGTTATATGATGTTTGGAAACCACGGTGGGACCTGTTTTACTATAAAAGAACACCACCAGTTGAGGAATATCAGGAGTGGCTGGAAATAGGTCGAAAACATTGCGCACATTAATTTGAATATTTACGAGGGGCGAAATTTTGATCATTGCCGAGGTAACGGCCAACGTGCCGCGTGTTAGTTTATTCCCCTCGTACTTGGCAACGACCTGTTGCGCTCTGGCGTATGTAAAGTTTATTAGTTTTTGTTCAAGGAGAAGCCTCTTTTTAAGACTGGTCAAGGATGGAGAAAGAGCAGGATACTGTTTTTCCATTTGTAAAGGAGACTGTATCAGTAGTTTAAAGGCATCGGGGGAAAGAAGAGGCCAATACTTCATAATAAGGCCGTAATAGAGTAAGTCAAATTGGTAATTATCCTCTATAGCAATGGAGATTTGGCGCCGCATGGGGGCCACAAGCGTGTTGAGGTCTGCCACAAAGATATGATGAATGTTTTTTATGAGCTGGAAGCTGTCGAGCGCTTCCACATAGAGCTCATCTTTTTGACTTTCCATCGTTGCGTCGATGTTTAGGCCGCCCACTTGTTGAAACTCCTTTTTGTAGTCGCGAATATCTAGCGCCACCCCGCTACCGCTTAACATTAGGCGATACGTTACCTGAAGCGCGTTGTTTTGAAAAAAGAAAATGTGTTGTCTATAAGGGGGGACCCCTGTGGCAACGTAAATTTTTTCTCGGATGTCTTTAAAGGTATCTTCAGGAAAAATACTATACTCGCTATACATCGTCTCAATTTCTGGCATCATCACGTTTGTCTCCTCGCCACTATCTTCCACAAAAAGTTTTTCAAACTCATCTAAATCGTCGCTATCCCCACCCACGACGTATTGGGAAAGCTTTTTCTCCCAATCTTTGCCGTAAAAATTTTGTAGAATTTCTTTATCCTTAGGGGTTCGCTGTAGGTCTTTGCGGCAGGCCTGTAACACGTTTGCAGGAACGGATCCCAAAAAAATAAACGTCTTCGTGTACTCATTTTCTGCAGGATTATAAAGAGTAACTCGTAGAGGATTTGTTAAAAAGTCGTTGTGAAATTCCATTCATATATAGGATTCTGTCGTATTTGGTATATGAAATATACCTGGTATAGGAAATAAAATTTAAAATAAAAAACGGATAATATCTATCATGGACCGTTCTGAGATTGTTGCACGGGAAAATCCGGTGATTACCCAACGGGTTACAAATCTCCTACGAACCAATGCTCCTCTACTATTCATGCCCATTGATATCCATGAAGTACGATATGGAGCCTACATGCTCTTCATGTATGGTTCCCTCGAAAACGGTTACAAAGCAGAAGTAAGGATTGAAAACATCCCAGTTTTCTTTGACGTACAGATTGAGTCTGATAACACAAATCAGCTTTTTTTAAAGTCGCTACTGGCGGCTGAAAATATTACGTATGAACGGCTAGAGACGCTCACCCAGCGCCCAGTAATGGGGTATCGCGAGAAGGAAAAAGAGTTTGCGCCGTACATTCGAATATTTTTTAAAAGCTTATATGAGCGGCGAAAGGCGATTACTTACCTGAACAATATGGGTTACAACACGGCCGCGGACGACACAACCTGTTACTACCGAATGGTTTCCCGAGAGTTAAAACTGCCTCTTACAAGTTGGATACAGCTTCAACACTATTCCTACGAGCCTCGCGGCCTGGTACACAGGTTTTCCGTAACCCCCGAAGATCTTGTTTCCTATCAGGATGATGGCCCTACAGACCACAGCATCGTGATGGCCTACGATATAGAGACCTATAGCCCTGTTAAGGGAACCGTCCCAGACCCAAATCAGGCAAACGACGTGGTGTTCATGATATGTATGCGCATTTTTTGGATTCACTCCACAGAGCCTCTAGCAAGTACGTGCATCACTATGGCACCCTGTAAAAAATCCCCAGAGTGGACCACCATCGTATGTTCCTCTGAAAAAAATTTGCTGTTAAGCTTTGCTGAACAGTTTAGCCGCTGGGCTCCGGATATATGCACGGGGTTTAATGATTCTCGATACGACTGGCCCTTTATCGTCGAAAAATCCATGCAGCACGGTATTCTCGAAGAAGTCTTTAACAAAATGAGCCTTTTCTGGCCCCAAAAGCTGGATACCATTCTAAAATGCTATTATGTGAAGGAAAAGAGAGTCAAAATCTCGGCCGAAAAATCTATCATTTCCTCCTTTTTGCATACCCCTGGATGCCTGCCCATTGATGTCCGCAACATGTGCATGCAGCTTTACCCTAAAGCCGAAAAAACAAGTCTAAAAGCGTTTTTAGAAAATTGTGGGCTAGATTCGAAGGTAGACCTGCCGTACCATCTCATGTGGAAGTATTATGAAACACGAGACAGTGAAAAGATGGCCGACGTGGCCTACTACTGCATTATAGATGCCCAGCGCTGTCAGGACCTTCTGGTGCGCCACAATGTTATCCCCGATCGCAGAGAGGTAGGAATCTTGTCATACACCTCGTTGTATGACTGTATCTACTACGCGGGAGGGCACAAGGTATGCAATATGCTCATTGCCTACGCCATCCATGATGAGTACGGCCGCATTGCCTGCAGCACCATTGCTCGGGGTAAGCGGGAACACGGAAAATATCCCGGCGCCTTTGTCATTGACCCCGTTAAAGGGCTTGAACAGGATAAACCCACCACCGGCCTCGACTTTGCGTCGCTGTACCCCTCCCTCATCATGGCCTACAACTTTTCGCCAGAAAAATTTGTAGCCTCTCGGGATGAGGCAAATAGCCTCATGGCTAAGGGCGAGTCTCTTCACTACGTCTCCTTTCACTTCAATAACCGTCTAGTAGAAGGATGGTTTGTGCGACATAATAACGTTCCTGATAAAATGGGATTGTACCCAAAAGTACTCATTGATCTACTTAATAAACGGACCGCTCTTAAGCAAGAGCTTAAAAAACTAGGTGAAAAGAAAGAATGTATTCATGAATCCCATCCTGGGTTTAAGGAACTACAGTTCCGCCATGCCATGGTAGACGCGAAACAAAAGGCATTGAAAATTTTCATGAACACTTTTTACGGCGAGGCGGGTAACAATTTGTCACCCTTCTTTCTGCTTCCTCTAGCCGGAGGAGTCACCAGTTCGGGTCAATATAATCTTAAACTCGTCTATAACTTTGTTATCAACAAAGGTTACGGAATCAAGTACGGCGACACCGACTCGTTATACATTACATGCCCGGATAGTCTTTATACAGAGGTAACAGACGCATACTTAAATAGTCAAAAAACAATAAAACATTATGAGCAACTCTGCCATGAAAAGGTGCTTCTGTCCATGAAGGCCATGTCTATACTATGCGCCGAAGTGAATGAATATCTGCGACAAGATAATGGTACCAGTTATCTACGTATGGCCTACGAGGAAGTACTCTTCCCCGTTTGCTTTACAGGCAAGAAAAAATATTACGGCATTGCTCATGTAAACACACCCAATTTTAATACAAAAGAATTATTCATCCGCGGAATAGATATCATTAAGCAGGGTCAAACAAAACTCACCAAAACGATAGGTATGCGAATCATGGAAGAATCCATGAAACTGCGCCGCCCTGAGGACCATCGCCCGCCTCTTATTGAAATCGTTAAAACAGTTTTAAAGGATGCTGTGGTTAACATGAAACAGTGGAATTTCGAAGACTTCATTCAAACAGATGCGTGGAGACCGGACAAAGACAACAAAGCGGTCCAAATCTTTATGTCTCGCATGCACGCTCGGCGTGAGCAACTAAAAAAACACGGCGCCGCCGCAACATCGCAATTTGCTGAGCCCGAGCCGGGAGAACGCTTCTCCTACGTTATCGTGGAAAAACAGGTGCAATTTGATATCCAAGGCCACCGCACAGACACCACCAGGAAGGGAGACAAAATGGAATACGTCTCTGAAGCAAAGGCTAAAAATCTTCCAATCGATATATTGTTTTATATCAATAACTATGTTCTAGGCTTGTGCGCGAGATTCATTAATGAAAATGAAGAGTTTCAACCCCCTGGCAACGTCAGCAATAAGGACGAATATGCCCAGCGCCGAGCCAAATCCTACCTGCAAAAATTCGTGCAATCCATTCATCCTAAAGACAAGTCTGTCATTAAGCAAGGCATTGTTCATCGACAGTGCTACAAATACGTTCATCAAGAAATCAAAAAAAAAATAGGCATCTTTGCCGATCTTTATAAAGAATTTTTTAACAACACCACAAACCCCATCGAAAGCTTTATTCAAAGCACTCAGTTTATGATACATTACTTTGATGAAGAACAAAAAGTAAACCATTCAATGAAAAAAATGGTTGAGCAGCATGCTGCTTTGGCCGGCAATCCGGCCGGCAATGCGCTGATGCGGGCTATATTTACGCAGTTGATTACGGAAGAAAAAAAAATTGTACAAGCCTTATACAATAAGGGGGACGAAATACACGACCTTCTCACCTATATCATTAACAATATAAACTACAAGATTGCTACGTTTCAGACGAAGCAGATGTTGACGTTCGAGCTTTCTAGTACTCATGTAGAACTGCTATTAAAACTAAACAAAACGTGGCTTATTTTGGTCGGAATTCATGTAGCAAAAAAACATCTGCATGTTCTTTTGGGTTTATCTAACAATGAACCGCCGTCTAAGACATTCATTCAGCAGGCTATAGAGGAAGAATGTGGCAGTATTAAACCATCTTGCTACGACTTTATTTCCTAATATTTTTTAAGAAACTCTTTAAACAAATCCTTCGCGTGCTCAAAGGTCCTAAACCCATGGCCCTTATGATTCGCCAAAAAAGCCGTTTCATCAAGATTTTCTAAACCTTTCACGGATGAAGAAATAAGGTGTTCAGCCTCGTTTGCCCATTTTCTATGATTTTTTTTCACCTCGGGTTCTAGATCTGTTTTCTCCATATACTCATTGTGGTCATATTTTTTTTTGGGAGGAGGCGGAGTGGGTGGAGGAATGGGTGGAGGAAGTACACCCGGATTTCCCGCTTCAGTCGTTTTATAATAAAATAGAAGCATGATACAAAGAATAAGAATTATCGCAAATAGGATAACCAGTGTCCCAGTCGAGGGCATTTTGTTATATAAGTAACGTTTTTTTTTATTTTTTATAATTCGAATGAAGAACTATGATGAATATGTCTTTTATTCAAGACATTTATTATACTCAAAGGCATTTTATTATACTCAAGGACATTTATTATACTCAAAGGCATTTTATTATACTCAAAGGCATTTATTATACTTACTCAAAGGCATTTATTATACTCACTCAAAGGCATTTATTATATACTCAAAGGCATTTATTATACTGTGAATGAAAAATTATAAAATTCGGATATCGCTATCATACTGTTTATCTGAGAAGGTCTCACTGGGTCCTGTAATGGAAAACCCATACTCTGTAATGCTGGGGTTTATAATGTGGTCAGGACTGACGAGCACATTTCTAAACTGCGAGAGTTCTAGGTTTAGACGCAGTCGCAATAGTCGCTGTATATTTGTAATAAATATTAGATTGCGTATGAGACGAGTGTCAAAGCGATCCTTTCCGATTTGTATTAAGGCAGGCTTTTGTATTCCAACGCCCACCTGTTTAACGATTGACCAGGGTCCTTCTTCCTGATTTTGTTCCGCGATATAGGTGAGAACACTATTTTCCGTATATGAGGTGCGATATCGCATATTACCTGGTGCCATATTAACAGGTACTCGTGCAACTCGTCCTGTGCTTGGACCCAACCATCTTGGGACATTAAAAACATATCGTTCCAAAGTTTCTAAAAATATTCTAAGATCATCTGCGAGATCCGTAAAGGGTGTTATCATAGTGATAGGTTGATTTATAATATTGGTCATAAACCATTGAGTCGCTTCATCGTCGGTTTGTAATGCCTGATCGGGATCAGGAACAGGGAGTCCATGTCTAATGAAAACGGTGGTTAATTGTGCTCGCACTGTTAGGGGCGTAATATTTTGTATTAACTGTATCAACGAATTGGGTTGCTGAGCATTTCCTATAAAATTAATTAAGAAATCTACCCGAGCTCGGTATTGCTGTGCCCAGGTTTGAGCGGCTGCGATGACCTCAGGGGTTGGATTGTTTTGAATTTCAGGTGTTTGTACCATGTTTTCAACTTCTCTTCTCATCCTTACAAGCTGCTCTCTAATTGCAGCTAAATCCGCTATAAGTTGGTTTTTAACCATAATATTTCTTAGAACTCGAAGATTCTGAGGTATTCTTATGGTACGGACAAGTTCATGTAAAGCCTGATTGATGTAATCTGAAAAGGGCTGCCCCCACTGCTCACGTCCACGTTGAATACCCGCGGCCAAACCCGGGCCTGCCTCATCATAGTCAAACTGTGTAGGATACAGACTTCCGAATAGTACTTTATTAAAAATTTGGTCGGAAAGAAACTTAGGACGGCCCATGTTCAGCGCATTGTCCCCTCTAAAGATGCGTGACATGTATCCGGTGTTGCCCCTGAATAATAACTCATTTCCATACTGGGTAATAGAGACTGTAACATAGGGGTTTATAAGCAGTTTTAGCATAAATTCTCGAGTGTTCATGGGGGGACGATTCGGAATGTTTAATACTTGTGCAACATCTGGCTGAGGAGCCGCGGTGTCCAGCGAACGTACCTTTTCGGCCGAAATGCCGTACATAAGACAGGCAATTTCCTCAAAGCTATAGTCGTAGTTGTAAATATTGGCAAGTGGTATAGACCGCATCAGTGCGTTTACATTGATAGGCATAATATTCATATCAAACAAGTTAAATATGCGCTCGCGCTCTCTATTAGAGCCTAGAGAGCGTGTTTGGCTTCTCGGCGACACTATTTTGTGAATATTATTGATTTGCTCCTCTTGGTAGGAGCTTTCCACGAAGGAAATCACATCCTGTAAGGTTTTACGAAGTGAGTACACTGCATTCATCCCTATTCCCTCTGTTATAATAGGCTTATCATCTCTGTCCTCACTAATAAGATTAACTCCGCCAAAAGTATTTTCATTGTACGTCATCACTGTTTTAAAACTACGGATATTTATGATAAACCGGAGAGCCTGAATAGCGTGGATATAAAAGTGTTCAAAACGCGTGGGAGTGATTTGTTCGCGAGCAACTACAGTTTCATTATAGTTTTTCATGATAAGCTGTACCCCGGGCATATCTGAAAGCTGTACCGGATCATTTCCCAGTAATTTTCTTGTACCGTATAGGATTTTAAACTCGGGGGAGCCGCTTTCAAGGTTCGGGTAAAGAAGAGGATCATATACCTCATTGTTCTCTATTCTTAGGTCACGCAAATAATAGAGTGAAAGTGAAAACGGCATGAGAGGTTCCTTATTGTACCGGGACATATAGTTTTGAATGAAGTGTTCTTCTGTTTCAAAATAGATGGGATGATCAGTAAGCTCATGCAGGACCTCCATGGCAGAGTTTGCCAGGGTAAGAGAGCCTCTAATGATGCCGTTAATTACTGCAATCAATCGCTTTCGCACAACATCGTTGGTGTTGTTTTGCGCGTTTCCTAGAGGCATAAGGGTAATATCGGGGCGAAATACGCTCCCAATACCTCGCAGGGCCGCCTGACCGACGGTTAGTCCTGTATTGGGAACATTGTTATTATTATAGTAAATGATAGAATCATTATTGGCTCCTAAGAGTGCCGTAAGATTAGGACGAGCTAGTTGGACTTTTGTGTATTGTATAAATTGTTTTAAAAGCTCCCCCTGGCTAATAAGAATATTAAACATTTTGTTAAATAGTGGAAGATTGGCTCTATAATTTTCTTTAAGGTAAATAGGAATTTCTGTTAACGTAGAAATAAGATGCTGACTCAGGCCTTGGCGGTTAGTATCCTTAATCAACCGCTGAAGCATGAGACCCAAGGACAGAAGAAGCACCGACTGCTCCGTGGGGTCGCCCCTATGGCCAAAGGCAGTGTTATCGCGTGCTAGGTCGGGGTGGGCATACCCCAGCTCCATCACTGCCTGGCTAAAATTTCCATTAGCGAAGGCATTGATAAGATTTAGATATATTTTTCCGCTGGGAGCGTCATAAAATCGGGCAATGTACGAGGCTACGAGCTGGTTGAACACCATCATCATGCTACGATTATTTCGAATGCCATAGTCTGATCCATATAGACGATAACGTCGAAGATTGTTTGCGGCGTCATTAACGTTGGCATAGGCTCTAGGCGCTACAGCGGTCCAGAAGCTAAGAGCATTTTCCTCCTGGGCGTTGTTGGTACGAACGAGATTGGAGAGTCTAAAGTCTCCTAGTGCCACCTGTTCTACACGGAGTCCAGAGTTCTCAATCAAGGCATCGTAAAATACGAGTCTACTGAATACTCTCCCGTATTGTTCATAGCGCTCAGAAAGTTCGGGATTATTATTTATTTGAATATTGGCTGCATTTCCTCTTTGCGCTCCACCCCGAAGTTGTAGTACATTATAAGGCTTTGTAAGCAAGATGTAGGTTTTATTAATGATTTGGTTAACCCCCTCCAAGCCCAATTCACCGCCAGGAAGCGGCCTTCCTCCGGCATCGGTGGGTGGTTTAATAAGCTTGTCGATCAAATGTTCTTCCAACCAGTAAAATGAGCCAGGATTGGATCTATTTTCATAGTATTGAATAATATTTTTATCAATATGCGGGCGTAGAAGGTCAAGAAAATACTTGGTGTCGGCCATCAAAGAATCAATTAAGGAAATAAGACCTGTAAAATCTAAGTGTACATGAGCGGTGCTAGTTTCGGGGAAGCGAACTTGAACCAATTTGTTAAAACTGGAGGTCATTTCGAAGATATTGGTCAGTAGGAGCTGCATGATTCGCTGATTGTCTACCAAATACCTTGCGGCCAACTCTTGTTCCGGACGAACTCCTCCATCAGCAGGAATACCTACAAATCGTGTAAACCAGGCAAAAAGAGTTTCTGTGACTAAATTTCTATCTAGAGGTGCGGTCGCATCAGTGGTGGGATCAGGGTACACCTCAGAAAGTCGCGCATCGTTTGCCTTAATGACCAATCCCGGATTTCTAATCTCAGAGATGTCCCCGTGTCTTCTTCCCAGCCAGTCAATAAGATTGGCACGATTCACGTTGGCGGCTTGCGTTTCCCGTAACCATTCGATGATGCTTTTTTGAATCGTATCCAGATCTAAAGCCTTAATATTATTACGAAAGGTATTAAGGAGCACGTAAATAGCACTCAATAAGTTAAGACCTGTAATAACGGTTTCGTGAAACAGAAATATTTTATTAACATCTGTATCCGCTAGCGACTCAGAGCCCTGAATAAGTTTTGAAACGATTTGAATTTTGTCGGTGTGCTCCTTTTTAAGTTCATTTGTGGCCTGCTGAATGAGTTCCTGGTAGGAAACTTTTCCTAATTCTTGTTGCAGACTAGGATCTTCAAACATTTCACTAAGCTGTTTCCTAAATTTTTGTACCAAGTCCCACTGGGAGTTGGGCTGCAGCATTCCTGTTTGAACATCCACGGAATCTATATTGTATAGTGCCGGGCGCCACTTGGGGGTGGGCTGAGACGAAGGACCAATAAACCTATCGGAGGGAAGTAATTGCGAAGATTGTGTATAGCCGTCCTCATCTGGAAGAATGGAGTAGTTGGTTTGATTCATCATTCCAAAGTCATTCATGGTTCGCGCTTCCTGAACAATGCGTTGAAATTTTTCCCACTCGGTGCGTGTAATGACACCGAACCTGCGGTTTATTTCATTTACAAAGTGGATAAGCGCCTTTTTGACCGCTTCTTGTTCGCCATACTCCAAGTTAAAGTGTTGGTAAATGACGTTTATTTCTTTAATAAGCTGGCGAATTTCGGTTTCTGAGTAGTCACCAATATTAATAAGCTCAATAGGACGCATAAAGATAACGCGAATAAGTCCTGAAAAGATTCCCTCCAGTTCGGGTAGCATCGAGATTTGCACATTTTCATCTCTGAAGGAAAACAGTTTTTGGTAAAATTCGGCGAGTCGGGGTAGGCGGAAGTAAAGCCCCGCTGCTTCGGGAATCACCTCAGGCTCTAGCTCATCGGCACCTCCCAGGATCATACGCGTGGGTATAAGTTTGTACACGGGCTCGGGTCGTTCAAACATGTCGTAAATGCCTAACACAATAAAAATCTTAGCAGCCATACTTTTAAGCATGAAGGTGAAGAAGACGTCCTCAGTTTCCCAGCGGGTTGATAAGGCGTCGTTGACTCTCACAGTAGAGAGGTAGACCCGCTGAGACGCCTCCTCGGCAGTCTGTGCAAGCGCTACCCTTTGTCCTCCAATTTGTGTTTGATTTAGATTTTTGAGTCCCACGGAAAGTGCGGAATGTTGAATATATTCAAGCAAGGTTTTATAAATTTGCAAAGGCGACATGGGCACCGTTTGCCGCAGCTCCTCTCCTCCGAGCATGTCCCCGATCCGAGCAAAGGCATTGATGATATTTTTAAGCGCCTGAAAGTTGGAGAGAGAGCGCCCGATAAGGTCGCGAATGTTTTTGGCCTGGCTTGCTCTGACGGGACGGAGGGTACCGACGCCCCGTCCCTGCTGGATTTCAGCCGCAACTTTTTCGTAGTAGTGGCCCGCAGGAGCATTATCCGTAAAGACGTTGGAGTCATTGCCTGCAGAGGTCGGAAAACTTTCAAAGACCTGTGCAAGAGTGTCCCCTGTTGCCTCCGTGAACCATCGTCCTATAATGCGCACCCCATCTAGCATCTGCTGGACTGTTTGGATAGAATCTATGTTGTTTACAAATGTTTTGGTAATGTTTTTAAGGTAAAGGTCCAGCCCTTCCAGAGCTCGATAGAACCGACGTTTTACATCATACTCCAGCTCGATGGCGCTTATGGTTGCCTTCCAGTCTACTTCCTGAGCGCCTCCAGGGTTTGGGCCTACGTGTCCTCTGGCAAGGTCTACAGCCGGAGAATTAATGCGCGCATTTTTTTCCGTATCCAACTGCATGAGGCGTCCCGCAATAGCGTCTCCGAGAATGGTGGCATAGTTTTCCTCGTAGGATTGAAACTCCTGTTTGTTATGCGTTAAATTGGAGTAAATCTGGGCCACATAGTAGTAATACATAAAGGTGTTAATTGCCTGGTTGAGGTCAACCTGCGACCGCGCGGCCTTGCTGAGCCCGAGCTCCTCCACCGTTAGGGCAGCACCGCCTACCTTTGTACACTCGCAGTCCTCCCCACCCCCATACTTTTTTTGCACGATATCGGTATAAAAATCAATAATCTGCAGCAAGCGAAAGCAGGAGTCATAAAGATTTTTAAAATTAGGGTCGGTTTTAGCCAACTCCTCTAAAACATTTTTCACAAGCGTAAGCTGTATCAAGAAGGTTTCGCGTTCTTCCCGTGCGGCCGCGTTATTATAAAAACCGATAAGGCTTAGGTCAAGCGCGATGGTGCCCATATCATTAATGCGCGAGAGAGCATCTCGAAGCTTCGTTATGTTCGGCGTCAAGGCAATTTCCTTAACGAGTTTCATGCCTATTTTTTTCACATTTTCCAAAAAGTCGTTATAGGCCTGTGTGCTTTTGTTCAAAAATTCCATGAGGATGTGCTTTCTATCCAGCCTTTGCGCTTCCATCCTTTTATCAAGTGGCGTTTTCTCCTCATCGCCCCCCTTTTTGGCACAATTGTTCTCAAGGATTTTATGGCGTTCATTAAAGGTCTGTCGCAATAGGTTCACGGCTTTTTCAAACTCGGCAATGTTTTCTGCCGAGACAAGGCCACTAAATCTTTTGAGGTCAAGCTCCTTATCAAACTCCGCCCAGTTTTTGCTATGAAGGTACTGTTCAACCTTGAGTCCTACTCGTTGGAGAGCCTTATTAATTTTATTCGCAACAGTCGCGGCAATGCCTAGATTACAAAGTGTGTACGAAAGTACTTTTCCGAAATTTTTGGTTCCTAAGACACTATTTGTATCATTTAAAATTTTAATAATATCCACTTCATCCGTCTTCAGTTTATCAAGTTCCTTTTGGGTGGGCGTTAAGATATTGTCAATGAAATTGGTTAAAATGTTGATTTGCAGGTTTTGTTCATTTAAAAGTCGACGATATACTGCTTCAATCATGGTGACCGCATTAATGACTTCCTCATTGGGGGCTGCTTTGGTTACCTCCGTCACCATGCGCTCGTGAAGTTGCTTAATGGCGTCGCTTAACAGCTTGATGTTTTCAAGTGTATTTTCTATACTGCCGTGTACATCAAGATACTCCGCGCGCAGTCCGTGCGTTAGGGAGTTGATGTACAGAACTATTTGTCGACATATACTGGCGGCCCCTTCGGTGGTATCTATGAGCTTATCCTGACCTAAATCAATAAATTCCTGGTTAATGGCGTCTGCAATCATTTTACAGATGGTCTCCTGTTTTTCCGCATTTTTTACAAAGGTGGAACCGGCTCGAGGATCGGGCAGTTGTTTTTTGATATCTTTAAGAATATCTTCGATGGGCTGCTTTGTGTCCACTTTGAACCCTATTTTGGAAATCGCCTTGATAATCCCCTCGATAATCCGCAGCTTTGCTTTACTCGATACGGAGTCTATATGATAATCTTTGATGTGTTGTACGGGATTTTTGTCCCCCCCGCCATTAAAATATCCTCCTCCAGCAAAAGGACGAGTTTGCCTTTGTATATGATCTTGTAACTTCGCATATAAATTTGCTTCTGATGAAAGCGGTGGTCTACTAGACGTTGAAGATCCACGGTTACCCATTATAATAAAAAAAAATAAAGATTTAAAACTACAAATATTTTGCTGTCCATGGACCAATCAATTAGGACTGCAAACCAATCAGGATTGCCACTAAAACATTAAATGTAGGTAAGATAAAACTCTATTTTTTTTTTAAAAGTTTAATGACCATGAGTCTTACCTCCTCTTTTTCTTCCTCTTTTAGAGGGCTTCCATAAATTGTTTGAATATAGTTATGTGCTCTAATGACCTTGTTAAAATCAGGTGCCTTTCCATACTGTTCAATGTGTTGCACAGCCTTTTGTGCAAGCGCATACAGCTTGGTGTCCTTGGGTGTCTCTGATGAGGGCTCTTGCTCAAACAGCGTTTCAAAGGATGATGTGCATTCATTAGTTTCATGGCCATCCGCTTTATGACCATTAGTTTCATGATTACTCTCTAAGGATGTTGAAGATGTTGATTCCGTCTCCTCTTCAAACAGCACATGCAGGATCATATTCCATTCTTCTTGAGCCTGCTGTTCAGTATATCCCTGTCCTGCATAGATGCGAGCATTTCTCACAATATCATACTTAACAGTACTGAGCAGTGTTTTTATAGCGGTTGTAACGATTCTACCGCTATTGATAATCTCAACAGAAAACCAGGTATACAGACTACCAGCATGAAACACGACTTGTGAGGATGCTCTTAAATCCGTTTTGAAGATTACCTCCATTTTCATGGATATATTTAAAATAAAATCCATTCAATTTTAAAATTATAAAATAATAAGAAGATGCCCTCTAACATGAAACAGTTTTGCAAGATTTCTGTATGGCTACAGCAGCACGATCCGGATCTATTAGAAATTATCAACAACCTATGTATGCTTGGCAATTTATCCGCGGCAAAGTACAAACACGGAGTGACCTTCATTTATCCCAAACAGGCAAAGATCCGTGATGAAATAAAAAAACATGCCTATTCCAATGACCCCTCACAGGCCATAAAGACCCTAGAATCACTCATCCTTCCATTTTACATTCCCACTCCAATGGAGTTCACCGGGGAAATCGGCTCCTACACTGGAGTGAAATTAGAGGTCGAAAAAAAGGAAGCGAATAAAGTTATTTTGAAAAATGGGGAAGCAGTCCTAATACCAGCGGCCGATTTTAAACCCTTTCCTAATCGCCGGCTAGCGGTCTGGATCATGGAGTCAGGCTCTATGCCCCTAGAAGGGCCCCCCTATAAGCGGAAAAAGGAGGGTGGAGGGAATGACCCGCCGGTTTCAAAGCATATCTCGCCGTATACTCCGCGCACGCGTATTGCCATTGAGGTAGAAAAGGCCTTCGATGAATGTATGCGTCAAAACTGGTGTAGTGTCAATAATCCCTATCTTGCCAAATCGGTCTCCTTGCTGTCTTTCTTGTCGCTCAACCATCCCACCGAGTTTATTAAGGTCCTGCCGCTTATAGACTTTGACCCCTTGGTGACCTTTTATCTACTTCTTGAGCCGTATAAAACGCATGGAGATGACTTTTTAATTCCGGAAACAATTTTATTCGGCCCCGCCGGATGGAACGGCACAGATCTGTATCAAAGTGCCATGCTAGAATTTAAAAAGTTTTTTACGCAGATTACCCGCCAAACCTTTATGGATATAGCCGATACGGCCACTAAGGAGGTAGATGTTCCCATATGCTACTCAGATCCTGAAACCGTACATTCCTATGCTAATCACGTGCGTACTGAAATTTTGCATCATAACATGGTAAACAAAGTTACAACGCCTAACCTGGTCGTACAGGCCTACAATGAGCTCGAGCAAACTAACACAATACGACATTACGGGCCTATTTTCCCGGAAAGTACCATCAACGCACTGCGTTTCTGGAAAAAGCTGTGGCAGGATGAACAGCGGTTTGTTATCCATGGCCTGCACCGCACGTTGATGGATCAACCCACCTATGAAACCTCTGAGTTTGCAGAGATCGTTAGAAATTTACGTTTTTCGCGTCCCGGTAATAACTATATAAATGAGCTCAATATCACAAGTCCCGCTATGTACGGCGACAAGCATACCACCGGAGATATTGCGCCCAATGATAGGTTTGCCATGTTGGTGGCCTTTATTAACAGCACTGACTTTTTATATACCGCGATTCCGGAGGAAAAGGTGGGGGGAAATGATACTCAAACCGGTCCCCAAACCAGTAGCCTTACAGATCTAGTTCCAACACGGCTACACTCTTTTTTAAACCATAATCTAAGCAAACTCAAAATATTGAATCGTGCGCAGCAAACGGTTAAAAATATTCTTTCAAATGATTGTCTTAATCAACTAAAACATTATGTTAAACACACGGGAAAAAATGAAATACTAAAGTTACTTCAAGAATAACCATGTTGATACCTGTGGTGTGTTTTACCTGTGGGTTTCCTATTGGAACCTACGCGGCAATTTTTGATAAGGCTCGTACCGAGTATATTAAAACCAAAATGGGCGGAACATTACCGCAAAATATCCCATTAGATGCTTCTCTCCAAATTGAGCTAAAAGACCTCATTACGGCTCTGGGAATCCCAATGCGGGTGTGTTGTCGCACGCATTTAATTACTACGTTGGATTATCGTAAATATTATTAACCGGTAAAATTGAAAAACTATTTTTAAGGTTACTAGTAAAAATGACTACAATCTTTCACGCAGATGACCTTCTACACGCACTGCAACAAGCAAAAGCAGAAAAAAATTTTTCCTCTGTATTTTCTTTAGATTGGGATAAATTACGCATAGCGAAGCGCAATACATCGGTTAAATATGTTACGGTTCATGTAATGGTAAAAGGCAAAAAAGCTCCGCTAATGTTTAACTTTCAAAATGAAAAACATGTAGGAACAATTTCTCCCAGTACTGATGAAGAGGTTATCCGGATGAATGCTGAAAATCCAAAGTTTTTGGTGAAAAAACGTGACAGGGATCCCTGTTTACAGTTCAACAAATACAAAATCTCGCCGCCGTTGGAAGATGATGGTCTTACTGTTAAAAAGAACGAGCAGGGTGAAGAAATCTACCCCGGCGACGAAGAAAAATCTAAGTTGTTTCAAATTATTGAACTGTTAGAAGAAGCTTTTGAAGACGCCGTGCAAAAAGGTCCTGAAAACATGAAAACAAAAAATATTATAAAATTAGTGCAAAGAAAGATTTCTAATAGCGCGCTTAAAAACGCGGATAAACCTTTGCCAAATCCTATTGCACGCATTCGTATTAAAGTCAATCCCATTACAAACATGCTGGCACCAGTATTGCTTGATAAAAGTAAGCCCATTACTTTACAGAATGGTAAGACAAGCTTTGAAGAACTGAAAGATAAAGACGGCGTTAAGGCCAACCCGGATAACATTCATAAGCTTATTGAATCGCAATCCATACATGATGGTATTATTAATGCTAGATCTATTTGCATCAGCAGTATGGGCATTTCATTTCCGCTTTGCCTGGAGATGGGAGTGGTAAAAGTTTTTGAAAAAAATAATGGGATTGATGTGGACTCCATTTATGGCCCAGACGATATTACAAATCTTATTAATCAGGTTACTATTGCTTAAACAGCTTGCTTAAACAAGTTGTTTAAAACAAACTTATAAACGTTTTTTAGGTACGCGATACGTAAACCCTAATTCTTTAATAAGTTCCTTTTCAGTAGTAATTTTTAGAGGTACTAAAGTTTGATTTTTAAATAATCCATACTGGTTTAGCTTATAGTTCTTTTTTTTTAACGCGGCTCGAATTCTGATCAGATAAGAAACAGGGCCCGTAAAATGAAATATTGCATATGGCTTTTCCTCGGCTAAGGCTGTAAAAAGATCAAGTTGATACGTCTTTTTTTCCCATTCAATAAAAAGCACACATTTTCGTTCTCCGCAGACTTTTGCAGAAAAAGAAAGACCCTTTATGCGAATGTTGGGCAGGACGTATTTTAAAAGTTTTTTTTCTGGAACAATAATAAGAAGGTCCACGTCATTAAGCATTTTCTCTTCGCGTCTTAAGCTACCAACAGCCATGATGTTTTTTGATAAAATTTTTATAAGTTGTCCATTATACTCAAACGCAAGTCGGGAACGCAAGGCGTTTACAATTTTTTTTCCTTGAGTAAGCGTTAACATTTTATATTTAATATTAAAATCTTTTCATTTTATATATTATATACGCAAAATGGCACTTGATGGTTCAAGTGGTGGAGGCTCTAATGTAGAAACATTACTTATTGTAGCAATCGTTGTGGTTATCATGGCAATCATGCTTTACTATTTTTGGTGGATGCCCCGCCAGCAACAAAAAAAATGTAGCAAGCCTGACGAATGCACATGTAATAATGGAAGCTGTTCCCTAAAAACAAGTTAAAATGTGTATTTATGCATGCATACATACATATGCACGCATATAAAAACGCGTAAATACTATATAAAAAACTATAACATATCAATCATGGAATCAACACTTTTATAATTTTCCGTAATATATTTTTCGTCCATAATGATGTCAGAGTACATGGTCCCTATGCGAGGAACAGAGCCCATAAGGGTAGGCGCGGCAATGCCGTAAATGGGGTTCACGGCGGAGTCAATCGCAGCATCCGTCAAGACCTGGACTGGAGACGACAAGGCCATTCGCAACAACACGTTGGAAGGTTCTCTTGCATTAAGACCTGCCTTTTCTAAAGAGGTAACCTGTCCGGTTCTTGTCATGAGATCTGCGTACATAAGCAGATGACGATGGTTGGGACCCTTGTCCCCCATAACCGTTCTAATTTCACTGATAATTTTTTGTCGCGCCGCTTCTATGCCATAAAGCTCCATGGTGTCTCCTATAGAGGACGACACGATGGTGTATGGGTCAATGTTATCATCAAGCATTGCGCCAAAAATATTTGTCCCATTTGTTTTGATGGCGTAGATATTGTCTAGTCTTACCAGTTTTCCCTGGGCATCCACACGATGGCGCATAAGCTTAACAACATTCGCATTTTTGATGCCGGGTATTCCTCTAATCGTGCTATTTAATAATTTATCCACCAAATTTACGGCAATTTTTTCATCCGTAGCCATTCGGGTATTGGTACTGCGTCTAAAGGCGCTTTCCCGTAGATATATACGAATAATGATAGGAATGCCTGAAGCCGTGTTTTCCACAGAATGCATGATGTAGGTATTGGAGTGTTTAGCTCTTAGACTATTCACAATACTTTCTAGGCTAATGCTTTTTAGGATCATGGTTGTTTTATTTAATTCCAAGCGGATACACCAGTTTGCAATATCCTCCGGGGGCTGTAGTAGAGGATGGTTTTCCAGAAAATCCGTCATCCATTCCACATCACTTGCAAAATCGGGGTACATCACATTTTTTTTTGTGCTTGAATACGTTTCGTACAATAGATGCCACTGCAGTATCAGTCGTTCAAACGTTATAAGCTCTATGCTGTTCGCAATTTCTTGCGCATATGTTTTGTTTGTTTCCACTTCTGGGTTTTTTAGACGTAAAAGCATTTCAGAGGATTGTTCAGCCTCTACAGGCTTCGCGCTAAAGATCTCCTGGGGCCGCACAATGCCCGACTTGTTGGTTCCCCCCGCCACGGAGCGGTGGTGGGAGTCCAGCATATATTGAGTCAAGGGCTCTGATACGGACTGCGCCGCTAGGATTCCCACTGCCTCACCGTAGTTAATGAGACTTTGGGTATATTGTAGCCTTATGAGGTCCAGGATGGCACTCATCTGCTCGCAGGTTATGTTTAATGTTTTGACCGTTGCCAGTTCAATGCGAATAAGTATGCGCATCAGAGAGGCGGCCCTTTTAAGATAAACGGGTATGGGCGTCTGTAGCCGTTCCTGAATATTGTTAATAAACACGTATGGAAGATTTTTGCAAAACGTTTTGACCATCGTGTATTTTTGTAGAATACTTTTTTCGTCGAAGGGAAGCACGCCACTGGTGGAGCTCAGTAGGATGTTTTTTACGATGCTGGCCACGTTTACCGGCACCTGTCTAACATCTGTAAGCAGCTGACTGAAATTAAAATTTTCGATGTTTAGGAAGATCTGTCGATATTTATCTCTATCCTTTTTAAGGCGTGAAAATTCTTCTTCAAACAAGGGAGATTGTATCCCGGTGTACTTGAATTTGTCTTCGAGTTCCTGGTCCGACAGCATGATGGTTTCAAACCGCACTGTTTCAAGTTGGCGCGCATCAAGGCCGTCCTCTCCGTACAATTGCTGCACAAGACGAGTATCAATGGAAACCCGTCGGTAATAATCCACAATACAGGACTGAAGGCCAAAGATGGCTTTACGGTTGGCATAGCCTGTGGACGATGTCGATAGTGCTTTGTTGATCAAGTCGAATCTTCCATTCATTTCCCCAAAGATAAATTCAGGGGAGGTAAGGCCCGCAATGTAGCTGTTGCAGATGAACCCGTAGGCCTGCGCCTCCAGGGCAAACCTGGGGTAGTACACCAGGGTCCTGCCGAAGGAAAACTGGGGTTGAATGCGTTGTGTATTAATTTCAATTTGGCCGATGCCCGCCATGATGTGAATCATATTGGGGTTTGAGCCCTTGGCGCCCGTGGCCACCATCTGAAAAAGCCCATTTGTTTCCGGATTAATGGAATTCATAATCGGCTTTAAAATCCTATCGGGGAATTTAAGCGCATTCAGCTGCAATTTTTCGTAGAAGTCATGCGTTGTCAGGCCTATAGGCGGCATGATGTCTCCATGAAGCAGCCGGTTGTTTATTTCCTCCGACTCAAGCAGCAGTTCATTGATAATTTCTTGGACCTCCTGATGCGCCTCCGGGGTTAAGAGCATGTCAGCCGTGGACACCGTGAATCCGGCATTGCGGACGTAGTTCAGGGCGAGCTGCTGGGTCGCAAATATCATTTTCAGAGCCTGCTGCGGTCCATATCTACGCGAAATAAGGTGATAAATTCCGCCGGAGGAGCCTGCCCCGACTGCTTTTTTGTCAAGGACGCCTTCAATCAGTTCACCGTTGCGTATTTGCGTAGAAATGTCCTGTTTATTATAATGCATGTACGGCGCATACACTTCTGAGTACCATGTGGGGGCTCGTTGGTAGTTGATGGGGGTCTGCTTCAGTAGCATAGATACAACCGATTTGCCATCCAGTAGGTCCGTTGGGGAGTAGTTGGCAAAACAGGGTGGGTCAGTTTGGGTTGTTTGAAATAACCCCATAGCGTGCAGTTTGTTCATCACATTTTTTCCCATGGGGGTGTTCGTGCGTGTAAGCAAAAAACTTCCCACGGTGGAGTCCTGCACCTGCCCATTAACAGGACCCGAGCTCTTCGTGGAAATGAACCAGTTTCGCACGGAACAAAGTAGTTCGGCCTCAACGCGGCTCATGACGCTCCAGGGAACCCAGAGATTCATCTGATCCCCATCAAAGTCCGCATTATACCAGGCACATGCGCTGACATTCATTTGAAACGTAGAAATTTTTGGGTTTTCAAGGACGACAATCCGGTGAACCCCTATGCTGCTTCTTTCGAGAGAAGGCTGGCGATTAAAAAACGCGACGTCACCAGTGACGACGTCACGGTAAAGGATATCTCCTACCTCCAGTCTAAAGTCTTGTTTGAGACCCTCAATATCGTGAACAGATTGTGTTATCTGTTTATACACTCTTGAACATCCAGGGTACTGGCGCTTTCCATTTAAAAAATAGGGCATTAACCTATTAATGTTATAATGCTGCACCGTTTCCGCAACTTGCAGCGTTCGTGCAAAGGAAATGGGATAGCCAACCTCGTCCAGATGAAGGTCTGAGTTTCCGCAGATGGTGGACCGGCTGATCGACCATACCTGGCTGCCCAGTAGGGATTTGCGAATTCTTCCCTCCTTACGAGGAAGTCTTCGCATGATGGAGGGAGCAGGGCGGGCCCCCATGACGATTCCACGCTTTCCTGTGCCTCCCTGGGTTGCGGTGGTGGAAACGGAATCCAGCAAAAAGTTATAGTAAAGTTGCTGGATGGTTTGCAAATTGCGGTCAACATTTAAAGGTATTTTTTGGCCGCGCACGATTTGTAGGTCCTTCGGGATCAGCAGATTTTTTCGAACTATATACTGAATCACGTTATTAATGTCGTGAAAGCTTTGGGGGCCTGACCCGATTCCCAATCTGATGCCAGGGCGTATGCTGATGGGGGGGATCTGAATGGCCTTCAGCACAAGTTTTTCGGGATGGGAGTTTTTACTTCGTCCCAGTTTTACAACGGTGTCGTAGGTTACGCGTGAAAAAATCTCTCTAATGATCTGCGGGTATAGTTTGTCAATCTTGCCCTGCTGATCTACCCAAAAGGTAAAATAGTCTTCCGAGTCCTTAATAATCTTAGGATGTATGACCTTACAGACGTAGCACTGCTTTCCTTCGGTTTGGCTTGAAGCCGCTTCAGCAAGTCGCTTAGGCCTAATAAGGTGCTCGTACCTCTTTAGGTCTACAATGGGAGCCCCGCAATTGAGGCATATAACCCTTAGCCATCGTCGTATTTCGGCGATGAAGAGCGGCTGAAGAACCGGAGCATGCATCTGCAGTATCCCTGGGTGCCCCATGCACTGCTTGCGCTGGTGTGAGCAGGTGATGCATTTATAATGGTGATCGGTGGTTCCCATTCGTGCATCATAGATACCCCCCTCGGCAGGTAGGGTACCCTCAAATAAATTGGAAATGGTAACCTCCATAACGCCTTGCCTTTTATGATCATTGTCACCGGCAATATTGAACTGTACGGCGGCTATTTCGGCGTATCCAGCCTCCATATTTCTGCTAAATACATAATAAAACTTCAAATGTTAAAAAAAAATAACTATTCTCCACATCAGTTGTTAAATAATTTCTAAAACGTTTATCGGTTCACGAAAACCTACCGCACGGGCTTGAAGAGGAATGCCGGTTTTAGGGGAAAGCTCGGCATATTCCACAGTAAGCTCCTTTCCATAAAGATGTTTTTTAAATAAGGCAGGCGTGAGTTTTTGAAAAAGAGCATAACGATCCGCGTACGTCAAATGCTTAGGAGTCACTACAAAACGCTTTTTGTTTGGCAGTTCGCAAACCCATAAAATGGCGCCTAAGTCCTTCCCCTTTTTTCCCTGAGTATAGTCCACCAAAATAAATTCAGCATCTAGCAGTGGTTTCAGCTTGGCAAGATGGGGTGAATGATAGTTGTTGTATCCCGGCTCATAGGGCCCATTGGCATTGCGTACGATGGCTCCCTCGTAGCCCTCCTTAATAAACTGCGTTTTAAGCCTAAGGGCCTCATCCTCATCCTTAATGCTAAAATTTTCAACTTGGTGGATAAAGATAAGATCTTCTTTCTGTTTAAAAATATTTGTTAACAGTTGTTGTCTCTTGTTAGAAGGCATTTGAAGCTGATCACTCCAAAAGCAGTCAAATACGTAAAAGTGCAACTCGGAGGAATCTGCCTTTGCGTTCGCCTGTCCCGCGATCCATTGCAGAGGTTTATGGTGCAAATAAAGCTCGCCATCCAAATATACCCTCACGTCTATAAATAAATAAAGCTGTTTAAGCTCTTTTTTAATATTGTCAAGACCCAAAAATTCCTTTTCCGTGCGCGAATACAGGAGAATACTTCCATCGCCCTGCTGACAGGCCACAGCTCGAACGCCATTGCGCTTGCGCTGCACGATGGGATTTGTTTCGTCTTCAAAAAATGTCTTAGGAATGATATTAAAATGTTTTACCAGCATAGGAGGGATCATTCCTCTATTTGTGTGGGCTCCCCGCTTCTGTCTGGCATGGCGATTATACTTACTAAGAGCATCCTTGAATGCCTGGTGGACCACGGTTGTGGCATTTTTTTTACCCAAGTTTTTTCCCTCGGTAACACGGGTCGTTTTTGAAATCCGCACCGCTCCCTCTTCCACGAAAAATTTTGTGAAAATTTCGGCAACGGCGTCTTTTACATCCGTGGAAAACATCTCATCCGTAATGGGAAGGATCGTGTTGTGATGCATCACTTGCACGCAAATGATCCATGAGGTTTTTTTTCCGCTTTTAGTTTCAGACTCAATCGGAGGAAAACAAAAAACATTGTTTGAAAGCTGCCCAGGAAATTGATTTAGCATGGTTTTTAACAATTAAGAAAGGCTATCAATTTTTTTATAAATTGAATAGTTATTCCAAATTCAATATGGCTTCTTTAGAGAATTTAGTGGCACGATATCAGAGGTGCTTTAATGACCAGTCTCTTAAAAACAGTACTATTGAACTTGAAATACGTTTTCAACACATAAATTTTTTATTATTCAAAACCGTATATGAGGCACTTGTGGCGCAAGAGATCCCCAGCACCATCTCCCACAGCATCCGCTGCATCAAAAAGGTTCACCATGAAAACCACTGCCGAGAAAAAATTTTGCCGTCGGATAATTTTTACTTCAAAAAACAGCCTCTCATGTTTTTTAAGTTTTCGGAGCCTGCATCTCTGGGCTGTAAGGTCTCGCTGGCCATCGAGCAGCCCATTCGTAAATTTATCTTGGACTCCTCCGTTCTCGTTCGGCTCAAAAATCGTACGACCTTTCAGATATCTGAACTTTGGAAAATAGAGCTTACCGTTGTGAAGCAGCTGATGGGAAGCGAGGTCTCTGCAAAGCTTACCGCCTTCAAAACGCTTCTATTTGATACCCCGGAGCAACAAACGGCAAAAAATATGATGACGCTAATAAACCCGGATGACGAATATCTTTACGAAATAGAAATAGAGTATACAGGAAAGCCCGAATCTCTAACGGCGGCAGATGTTATAAAAATTAAAAACACGGTGTTGACACTTATTTCTCCGAACCATTTAATGCTAACAGCCTACCACCAGGCCATTGAGTTCATTGCATCCCATATACTGTCCTCAGAAATACTTCTTGCTCGTATTAAGAGCGGAAAGTGGGGGCTTAAACGTCTCCTCCCCCAAGTAAAATCCATGACCAAAGCGGACTACATGAAATTTTATCCCCCCGTTGGCTATTATGTGACGGACAAAGCAGATGGAATTAGAGGCATCGCCGTCATTCAGGACACGCAAATGTATGTGGTTGCAGACCAGCTATACAGCCTAGGCACCACCGGCATTGAGCCCCTTAAGCCAACCATTTTGGACGGCGAATTTATGCCTGAAAAGAAAGAATTTTATGGGTTTGATGTTATCATGTATGAGGGCAATCTGTTGACGCAACAGGGGTTTGAAACAAGAATCGAGGCTTTAAACAAGGGCATTAAAGTCTTACAAGCATTTAACATAAAAGCAGAAATGAAGCCCTTTATTTCGCTAACAAGTGCAGATCCCAACGTGCTTCTCAAAAACTTTGAAAGCGTTTTTAAGAAAAAAACTCGCCCATATGCTATTGATGGCATCATTTTAGTAGAACCTGGCAATTCTTATCTAAATACAAACACGTTTAAGTGGAAGCCCACCTGGGATAACACATTAGACTTTTTGGTGCGAAAATGTCCGGAGAGTTTAAATGTACCAGAGTACGCGCCCAAAAAAGGCTTTTCGCTGCATCTATTATTTGTAGGTATTTCCGGGGAGCTTTTTAAAAAATTAGCGTTAAATTGGTGTCCAGGATACACAAAACTGTTCCCCGTTACACAGCGCAACCAAAACTACTTTCCGGTACAATTCCAACCATCGGATTTTCCATTGGCGTTTCTTTATTACCACCCAGATACGTCATCGTTTTCTAATATAGATGGAAAGGTCCTTGAAATGCGTTGTCTTAAGAGAGAAGTCAATCACGTCAGTTGGGAAATTGTAAAAATCCGAGAGGATAGGCAGCAGGATCTTAAAACAGGCGGCTATTTTGGCAATGATTTCAAAACGGCCGAACTCACATGGCTTAACTATATGGATCCCTTTTCCTTCGAGGAACTGGCGAAGGGCCCCTCTGGAATGTACTTCGCCGGTGCTAAAACTGGCATATACCGTGCTCAAACGGCACTTATTTCCTTTATTAAACAAGAAATCATCCAAAAAATAAGTCACCAATCCTGGGTGATCGATCTTGGAATAGGAAAGGGACAGGATCTAGGTCGTTACCTAGATGCAGGGATAAGGCATCTTGTTGGGATCGATAAGGATCAAACTGCGCTCGCGGAGCTTATTTATCGAAAGTTTTCGCATGCTACGACCCGACAGCACAAGCACGCTACCAACATTTATGTGTTGCATCAAGACCTCGCAGAGCCTGCTAAGGAGATTAGCGAAAAAGTACACCAAATTTACGGGTTTCCCAAGGAGGGAGCCTCTTCCATTGTTAGCAACCTGTTTATTCACTATCTTATGAAATCCTCACAGCAGGTGGAAAACCTGGCCGTTCTGTGCCATAAACTTCTTCAGCCGGGGGGAATGGTGTGGTTTACCACCATGCTGGGAGAACGGGTCTTAGAATTACTTCATGAAAATAGGGTAGAGCTCAATGAAGTATGGGAGGCACGCGAAAATGAGGTAGTTAAATTTGCCATTAAACGCCTCTTTAAAGAGGATGTCCTACAGGAAACGGGGCAAGAAATTGGAGTTCTGTTGCCCTTCAGCAATGGCGACTTCTACAACGAATATCTTGTGAACACAGCGTTTTTAATTAAAATATTTAAACATCACGGCTTTTCCTTAGTTCAAATGCAGTCCTTTAAAGACTGGATTCCAGAATTTCAAACCTTTAGTAAAAGTTTATATAAAATTCTTACAGAAGCCGATAAAACTTGGACAAGCCTTTTTGGGTTTATTTGCCTGCGCAAAAATTAAATTTTTTTCATAACAAGTACTATCTAGGTTTTAAAGAAATATCCAAGAATAGCATATGGATACTGCCATGCAGCTGAAAACATCTATTGGTTTAATTACTTGTCGTATGAACACCCAAAGTAACCAAATAGAAACCATTCTGGTTCAAAAACGTTACAGCCTTGCTTTTTCAGAATTTATTCATTGTCATTACTCTATAAATTCTAATCACAGTCATCTGATTAAAATGTTCAATAACATGACAATTAATGAACGATTGCTTATCAAAACATTGGATTTTGACCGCATGTGGTATCATATTTGGATCGAAACTCCAGTATATGAATTATACCACAAAAAATACCAAAAATTTAAAAAAAATTGGCTTATCCCAGATAATGGGAAAAAGCTTATTTCATTAATCAACCAAGCAAAGGGCTCAGGAACACTTTTATGGGAAATCCCTAAGGGTAAGCCGAAGGAAAACGAGTCGGACCTTGCCTGTGCCATACGGGAGTTTGAGGAAGAAACTGGAATTGCCCGCGAAGATTACCAGATTCTCCCAGCATTTAAAAAATCTATGTCATACTTTGAGGGTAAAACAGAATATAAGCATATATACTTCCTTGCAGTGTTATGTAAGTCTTTGGAGGAACCCAATATGAATCTTTCTTTACAATACGAAACCCGAATTGCCGAAATTTCTAAAATTTCTTGGCAAAATATGGAGGCTGTACGTTTTATTAGCAAACACCAGTCATTGAACCTGGAGCCCATCATCGGGCCTGCATTTAATTTTATTAAAAACTATTTACGATACAAACACTAGGTGCCGCACTTAGGAATGCCGCATATTATGACGCACAAGAGTACAACATCGCCGGAGATTTAATACCTATACACGTTTATGTATGTACATCCGCCTTCATTTAATATATTGTGTGGATGTACGATGTATTTATTTTAGCAAAAAAATATTTTTTTTTGGATTTTTAATCGTCATCCTCCTCTGTTTTTATAAACTCAGTAATATCAAAAGTAGCTTGTGGGGCTTTAGATGATTCATATTGATTATCTCTGTGGAGGTTAATCTCCATGAGGTTAACCTCATGAGGGTTAACTTCATAGAAGTTAACCTCATGGGGGTTAACACGTTCTTCGGGTTCATCATCACTAGAGAACCTATCGTTTAACTCCTCATCATTCATCATCTGTAAAAAATCTTCCAAACTTTCGCTATCATTAAAATCCTCATCATCCATAATAATAATGGTGCCTTCCTCATCGTTTCCTCCTTGTTTCGTGTCTATATAGGCCTGCATGGCACTCGCAAAAGTATCAAAGTAGGTTGGGTCAGATTGTTGTTCCAAAATATGGCCTTGAGTATTAAATGTGATTGCATCGTTGTTAAATGCTTGCAAATATAGTAAGGGATTTAAATCCATTATTATTAAGCAAAAAAAATTTAAATTATTTTTCAGTCGATGTTAGGTGAATTAAACACCTGTTTGTGATTTTAAGCAATTGCTGATAGATGTTAAGTAATATTTATTGATTTTAAATACTCAACAACCATGATGTAAATGCTATACAGCACTTTTGGATTTTTAATCAGATCCAGATTAATACTAACTTCTTTTGTGATACAGTTTGTAATAATGGTATCCTGCTCATCATTTTGTAAGATTTCTTTTAATATATTTTTTTTGATCGGGATACTAAGCAATTGATTATTTTCTTTTAAGAACTCCTTTTGATATTCAATCGTCTTATTCATTGAATATTTGTATATAACTATAATTACAAATGTTTAATGAATAGTGTCAGCAGTGGCTGTTTAAAATCATATTTTTCTTTGCTCAATAAGCATCCAAATATTTTCATGACGTTTTATTAACTGTTCGTTATTGAACGTATCACAAAGATCATTCATAAATTGCAGATAGTTTATTATTTCTTTCAAGAGAGTAACAAACATTACTTCAGCAGAACATATAATGGGTAATTCAGTCGTATTAAACGAATTGTTATCTTGTTGATATGCCAATGGCGAAGACTTAAAGAGATCCGGGGGTCTTGCCCAAAACCCTAGGCTACTGCTCTTATTTTTTAGGGCGTTATAAAGAAATGAAAGCACATTGCATGGCTTAAGCCGCGACACCTCCTTCCCCTTGGGCCCTTTCCATATTTTAAGATCTAGGATTTCATCGGAGCTTATAGGGTAGGTATAGTAAAGTTTTTCAAAAAAGCAGATATGCTTGAAATTTTTTTTAGAACGACTATCAAGAAGCGTTTCTATAACATTAACAAGTTTTGTTAGGTTTAAGGCCTGTTCCTGCGTAAGCTCTTCTTGCACGTGATAGACTGAAAAGGTATGCTTAGGAATGAAGATATTCCCCGTGGCACTGGCTTGTTGTCTGCCAGGTATATAGTACACGCTACTATTAGCAAGCTGTACCGGCACAATTTGTCCCACCTCTGCAACATTATTTTGTGATTCGGACGAAGGTATTACAATAGTTACGGGTTCCGTCAACAGGCTTTCGCCTAGAATAATATTATTGTCGTTTTTAATGATTTTAACGGCCGCTATTAAATCAAAGGCATTTAAGTAAGAAACAAGAGCAGAAAATCTTACGTGCATATATCCCCTTCCGCTATTATTGGTACGCATAATAAAACAAGGGGAGCGTTGTATGACACCAGTAATACTAATAATAAAACTGTTTTTGAAACACTTACCTACATAAATGTTTTCAAGCTCCTTCAAAAGATGAGCCTCCACATTTGTACAAAAATTAGCAGGATCATCAATATTCAACGTTATCTCAAAAATTTTTTGGTCGATCATATCTATAATATATTCTGTCTATTTCAATTTAAATAATAGATGAATAACCTGTTTATTTATTCGTATCACAAAGTGCCCTAAGATGTGTGTACAAGGGACGGCATTTTGTCGTTAAAAAGGTAAAACCAGCGGATTCCATCCTGCATTCCATTTGGTTGATTACGAGCTTCCATTTCTTTTTGCAAAAGGGTGTTGCGAATAAGTAAGCAGAGCTTAATGGCACTAATTTTTGTAAGATTTAAACTGATGCCCAATTGGTCAGCAATTTTTTGTTGCTCCTCCCGTCCGCGTGTTTCGCATACGGCTCCCCGATTTAGCATGCGAATATCAGTAATCTCGTTCTTTTTTAAAACCTGTATGGGTGGGCGAATTTTAAATTTAAGGGTTTTTCCCTTGCTTTCCATATAGCCTATGACGATGTCGTTTTCTTTTCGTTTGACATTAATATTAAGCATATAAAGCGGAATTTCATGCCAGGTTTTATCTTGACGTGAGGTAATAAGTCGCACGGAGTCTTCCGTGGCATAGCCCACTAGAGTGTCATCATCTCCAGGCACGTGGCTTATAATTTTAAAAATATCTGGAAATGGCTGAATATCTTTTTTTGAAAAAGCGATGAAAAACTTTTTATAAACCTCGACAAGAGCCCCCATACCTGCAAGATTATCTATAATAAGCGCTTCTAGCATTGTATAGTGAAACGAAGCGGGATAGTGGATGAGTACCTGCTCCATTGGCTCATCTTGAAAATCCTTCTGAAACTTTTCATATAGGACTTGGAAAGGTTCTTTGGTCTGCGAGTGTTCGAGGTATTTGGTGATACGGATGCTGTGCATCGTGGGAGGCTGAAAATCCCGAATATACGTTTCGATATCTAACACCGGTTCCTTTTTATGGTTAAGCACCGCAGCGATGTACAAATGCTCAGGCTTTGCCGGCACATGCATAATGGTGCAAAGACGATTCTGTATACATAATTCTTTGCATTGATTTTTTGAGTAGCACAGGGAAACGAGAGCCAGCGCGAAGTTGTCCTCTGAGAAGAGTTTATTATCGATGGTAATTCCCTGTATGAGCTTGGGCGTGGAAACAGCCTTCCATAGCTCGGAGTACGTCCACACCGGGCGTGCCATAAACAAAGATATAATAATATTAGAAATTGTTTTTACCTCCTGCTCTCCGTATCCGTACGCCTCAAAGGTATTGAGGACGGTGGCTCCGACGTTTGCCGGCGTGATGGATGGACTAAGGGGCAGACTTTCCAGCATAGGCTTATCGATCTTAATCTGGTTTGTGAACCCATCGATGGCGTGCTTTCGCAGCGCCTTATCCCCCTCCTGTATTAAAATGTATTCTTTTAATTTTTGTGCGTACTTAGCGAGTTCTGGCCCCCCGTCGGGTGTTGTTGACACGTACAAGTAAATGGTCACGTTGCGCTCATTGGGGGGAAGCTCCATGTGTGAATTTTTTCGCACCACCCGCCCAAATACCTGAATAAGCCGGGGAATATCAAGGGGCAAAGACATAATCATCTCGTACCGCACGGCTTGAAAGTTCAAACCCTCCACAATCACCTTGGACCCGATGAGAATACGCAGCTGGTGGCCTTCTAGATTGGACGAGGCATTAAAAAGAGCCAGGCTTCGTTCGCGTACAGCAGGCTCTATTTCGCTGTGCAGAATAGTGAACCGTGCTGGAATAAACTGGTGGTCGCTATGTGTGGTGTGGTCATCGCGAATAGCGGCGCAGATGGAGCAGCGGGTAGTTCCCACAGGGGACGAAACCTCGTTCAAAATACCATTACTTTGTAAAATTTCTTGCAGGATAAGGACCCCCGACATGCGGACCCGATTGTGGTAAATTAAAATTTTCCCCCGGCCTTGCCGAATAATGGAAAGAATGTCTTTCATCATTTGAGTGTATTTTCCACTATAAAAGGCCAATCCCGAGATATGCGTTGGTGGCTGCAGCGATAGAAAGCTGCCACTCACATTAAAGGGGGTTCTACGCGAAGGCTCAATAATTTGTACCCCATTTTCCAGAAGCCAGTCTGTGCTTGCCATGGAAAGGGCGGCGGGGGTTTCCGTCGAGTTGAACAGGCCGTACGCCTTGGGTTCCGTTTGTTTTGAAAATTTTGGGTTGGGAAACACCATGTCATAAATGCTGTACGCATTGCTCGAGATTTTAGGGTCAGGGCCCAGCTGTTTAAGCGTTTCAAGCTGATAATCAGACATGGGGCATTCGATGAAGTGCAAGTACGGCAACATTTCGTCTCTATAAGACAACATCTTTCCGGCAAAGATTCTTTCAGGGTAATAATTGGTGTTGGTATCCAACAAAAAGGATACCCTTCCGGTGCTCAGTCTTTCCACAAGAGCCAGGGCATCCTTTTTCCATTTTACGGAATGCCCACTATTGTCAAACAATTGCTGGCGCTGGAGGGGCTGGCCGTTGGGCAGCTCATGCCGCGGAACCAAAAGGTTTAACAGGTCGACGTACTCCATGACGCTCCCGGTTACGGGCGTTGCCGACATGAAGACGGCCCGGGGGGCCTGGTGGGGTGGAAAGGCATCCAGGACATACTGTAAGGCAATTCCATAATTATTTCGTTCCTGAATATTGTACACGTTGTGTATTTCATCCGCAATGAGCAGTCCCCCCCTAAGCTGCTCCATTATTTTTTGATTCACACGGATGAGGCCGTTTGATTCGGCCTCGCTGATTTTTTGCACGAACTGAGATATATCGTTCTCATTCAATGTATCTTCTGCTTCGTCAGAACGATGAAATAGAGAAAGCACATCAAAGTTTTTCTCTTCACCCTTACTCGTAATATTGAAAAGCTTAGATGCAAATTCCTTATAGCCGTAAAACTGAAAAAAGCCTCCGCGGTTTCTGTCGGTTAAACGGCGCTTCAACGTACTAACGAACCCATTTAGATGCCGTGATTCAACCGACGTGGTGCTGCCAGACTGCTTTGCAATGTGAAGAAGCCGGTGTAGCTCAGCAACCTCCTTGTAAGAAACAAATCCCAGCTCAGGACGTCTTAGCATTTCTGTTTGAATGATGGCGCGTGTAAAGCCTACCACGAAAATCCAAGGCGCATTTTCAATAAAATTCATATAGTGGTTCATGAATTGACGCGCGATGGCAATCGCGGCGATGCTTTTTCCCGTCCCGGTCTGCCAGTTTAATAAAAGACGCGAGTAGGGTGTGTTGGGGTTTTGAAAGTTTTGGACGAAAAGCTGAGCATTATGCAACTGGAGGCCCTTAATGGAAGGAAAGGGCGACGCGTAGGGGTCACAGGGGAAAAACGCTCGTCCCCCCTTCTCGCAGCCGGGCCCACCAATCTGGACAAAATGAGACCGCAGATCATGTATGAGCTTTTTTTGGTCGACAGGAGGGGAAATCAACGACTTAAACTCCTTTCTTCGCGCCAACTGCTGCAAAAAGTCCGCGGCATCCAATTCGGGATACGCCATATTATCATAAAAAAAATAAACCTTTTTATAAAAAGTTTTACGTTATTCTGTATTGCAATTGTTTTTTATGAATACTGTGAATAAGCGTATCCACTTGGTTTTCCGACGAAGGGGTATTCTTCTTTTTTTCTGGGTATAAGATAATAATAAGTATAATAATTAAGACTAAACAGCAGGCAATGACTATCAAACTCATATTATACTTACTTTTTTATAAAAAGTATTATATCTTATGAATGCGCAAGTTCAGCTAATTGTTCGTCGCTTGGAATGTGCTGCTGGGTGGTCGAGTTTTTCCTTTTTCTAAAGAATACTGGGAAATGGTGGTGAGGCTCGGGTTGTTGTACATAGTAGCTAGGAGGAGGAAGTTTAGGCATGGTCGACTTGCAGTCAACAGACCGGTTGTAGTAAACGATGGCAACGACGATAAGAATAATAACCAGCAAAATCAAAATGCCTAAGATGATCGCAGTTATTCCGGGATACTTCACGATCGTATGGGCTAAAAAGCCTTGGGTGCTTTGTTTAATTCCCTCGCGGGTTGACAGATTATGAGAAAGCAGTGGAGAAGTTTCAGTGTCCATTTATTACAATTGAACAGTTATATTAATCTCAAATAAAATATAACACAAAATTAATTATGGCCATGCAAAAGTTATTTACGTATATTTACGAATTCATTGAATATCGTAAGATGGTGCTGTTGGAAGAAAAAGTACCATATGACAAGTTTGTTCAAATGATATTTAATACAGGATTTTTTCGTATTAACGCGGAGACGCTGAATCACGGAATCGTGTCCGTGTTTATCTTTGGAGCAAACGGCAAGTACGTCCACCACGGAGGCGACATGAGAACGCTTTTAACAAATGCACTGAATGAAAAAAAACAATATGAAGAATTAATTTTAATCGTTGACAAACCCATTTTAGGCAAAAAAAATATTTTGGATATTATCGTCGAGCAGCGCGCTGCAAACCCCACGGTTGTAATAAACATATATCCCTACCACTTGTTCTGCATTAACATTCCCAAGGTGAGCGCCATTCCTAGGCATAAGCTTATTACCCAGGAGGAGGCGCAAGCGTTTTTGGGTCGTGAATATCTGCAGCCGCAGGACCTCATGCAAATTAGTGCGTCGGACCCCCCGGTGGTCTGGCTGGGAGGAAGACCGGGAGACTTTGTGCAAATTGAGCGGCCCTCAGAGACAGCCATGCACGCTGTTATTATCCGCTACATCACCAAATCCAAAATTTGAGTCCAGTGTTTAAAGATAATGTGTTTAAAGATGACAGCCGACTAAGTAAGCATATTTGTAAAATCATCGATGTCTTCTGTGGATAGAGGGCTTTCTTTTGTGCAGCAGATTTTTTCATAAGCTTCCATGGGAGATGGTGAGGTTTGAATAGTATGTAGGTCATGTAAAAACTGTTGTATAATGGGGTATTTGTCCTTTAAAAACTGGGGATGTTTCATAACTGGAATTATTTGGAAGATAAAGACCTTCCATCCAAAGTAGCCAACCACATTTGACATTTCAGGACACGCGGTTTCATAGGGCATGGAATAGTGAATCGTGTACTGATCTTTTTGGTACAACGTTTCTAAGAATTGATGAAATGTTTCCGCGTTGAGCGTGCCAAAATCCTGAGGAGCCTCGGTGTACTCCTGTGTGGAGCAGATCGTGATGATTCCCCAGGCAAGCGGGAGCATGGACTCTGGAGGATGGATATCAGTATTGGTCTCATTATTCCATCCCAGCTGATGAATGCCGCATACGCGAAACATGGCCTCGACATAGATGGCCATGGAAATAGGCGGTGAAAGGGCAAGGCCAGACTGTATTTGGGGCACATAGTAAGAGGGCACCGAGTTTTTTATTTTTCGATTAAATGGGGACTTTATTTCTACCAACACGGGGATGCGTTTCGTGGTTTCATAACATACATCGTTAAAGATTGTTTTGATTTCCCAGGACTGTTGAGTGTATCCCAGGGTTAGGTAACAAAATCCGTCAGGGCTATTGCTATGCCCGGGGTATCCCAAATAGGTCCCATCAATATGGATATTGTCACCTATTACGGTGGTTTGGCAGAACAACTCAAGTAGATCTTTACTCACACGCTCAAAAAGGGTTCCCCAGTTACAAGCTGCGTGGTTTAAATTCTTCTTAAAAAGATTTGCTTTTTCCGCCAAGGTTATATAATAACTTTTATAAGGGTTTAAACCTAAAACGCTAGCAAGGTCAGAGCCACCCACCTGAGTGCGACGAGTGGCATGCCAGGCATTGGAGCGCTGCTGAGGAGAGTCTTTAAACAGGCGCACAAAGGTTTCCATTATACTTGTTTTAACAGGAATTCAATATAAAAAGTCAACATAGTTTGCAATTTTTCCAATCTCAAGATATAGCCATACATTTTTTTTTCTAATTGGCGAATAAGTTTAAGCTCATGGGTTTCTATATTAGCATCCGGAAATTTAAAGGCATAAAGATTTTCGAAAGACTGATTTATAGAAGTATCAAGTGATTTGTGGTATGTTATTAGCTTCAGCATGTGTGCCAGATCTTCAAGATGGCCTAAATTTATACGGTTTTCCACGTGGTGGATCATATCTGCCACGTCTTGAGCTCCCATCCAGGGGATCACAAGGTACCCCTCCTTAAAGATGATTCGTCGCTTGTTTAAAAAATCATGAAAACGTTTTAAAGCTTCAAGAAAGGGGCAGTTGGGCTTTGATCCCAAAATGCTGACGACGATATCCTCGGGCATTATGTATTCGCAGCGAGGATAGTAGTTTACAGACTCCAATTCAGCAGCCCGCCGTTTTATTTCGTATTTTGCCCAGTTATTCAGAGAGTACTCCACGCCCCCGACCACAACAGACATCCTATTAAAAAATAACAATAAAAACCTTATGAAATCTATGTATAGTGGCCGCTAATATGTCCATATTAGAAAAGATTACGTCAAGTCCCTCTGAGTGCGCAGAGCACATTACTAACAAAGATAGCTGTTTAAGTAAAAAAATACAAAAAGAGCTCACCTCTTTTTTGCAAAAAAAAGAGACACTCGGGTGCGACTCAGAGTCCTGCGTGATTACCCACCCCGCCGTGAAGGCCTACGCGCAACAAAAGGGACTGGACCTCTCCAAAGAACTGGAGACTCGGTTTAAGGCGCCAGGTCCCAGAAACAACACGGGCCTTCTTACAAACTTCAATATCGATGAAACGCTGCAGAGGTGGGCCATAAAGTACACCAAGTTTTTCAACTGTCCTTTTTCCATGATGGACTTTGAGAGGATCCACTATAAATTTAATCAAGTGGATATGGTAAAGGTATATAAGGGGGAGGAGCTACAATACGTGGAAGGCAAAGCGGTGAAGCGTCCTTGTAACACCTTCGGATGCGTTTTAAACACGGACTTTTCAACAGGTACGGGAAAGCATTGGGTTGCCATCTTTGTGGATATGCGGGGCGACTGCTGGAGCATTGAATATTTTAATTCGGCGGGAAATTCCCCTCCAGGTCCGGTTATTCGCTGGATGGAACGGGTCAAACAGCAGCTATTAAAAATACACCACACCATTAAAACGCTGGCGGTGACCAACATTCGTCACCAGCGGTCGCAGACCGAGTGCGGCCCCTATAGCCTGTTTTACATCCGGGCACGCCTCGACAACGTGTCATACACCCATTTTATATCTACTAGGATTACCGACGAAGAAATGTATAAGTTTAGAACCCATCTATTTCGCATCGCATAAACTAATAAAGATTGAATTTTTTATAGGAATAAAAATGGAAACGTTTGAAATCAGCGATTTTAAAGAGCATGCGAAGAAAAAAAGCATGTGGGCTGGTGCCCTCAACAAAGTCACTATTTCGGGTCTTATGGGGGTCTTTACAGAAGATGAGGACCTTATGGCGCTACCCGTTCACAGAGACCACTGTCCCGCTTTGTTAAAAATTTTTGACGAGCTCATCGTAAACGCCACGGATCATGAAAGAGCTTGCCATAACAAAACAAAAAAAGTAACCTATATCAAAATTTCGTTTGATAAAGGTGTGTTTTCTTGCGAAAACGATGGCCCGGGAATTCCCATTGTAAAGCATGAGCAGGCCAGCCTTATCGCAAAGCGCGATGTGTATGTCCCCGAGGTGGCTTCATGCTATTTTCTAGCCGGAACAAACATCAATAAGGCCAAGGACTGTATCAAGGGGGGGACCAACGGCGTTGGGCTGAAGCTCGCCATGGTGCATTCACAGTGGGCCATTCTTACCACCGCCGACGGCGCGCAAAAGTATGTTCAACATATAAACCAGCGCCTAGATAACATTGAGCCACCTACCATTACACCCTCCAGAGAAATGTTTACACGTATCGAGCTCATGCCTGTATACCAGGAACTAGGGTATGCGCAGCCTCTGTCTGAAACGGAGCAAGCAGACCTTTCCGCCTGGATTTACCTTCGCGCCTGCCAATGCGCGGCCTACGTGGGAAAAGGCACCACCATTTATTACAATGATAAGCCTTGCAGCACGAGCTCCGTAATGGCGCTGGCTAAAATGTACACCCTAGTGACTGCGCCCAATAGCACTATATATACGACCACCATTAAGGCTGACGCAAAGCCCTACAGCCTGCACCCCCTGCAGGTTGCGGCGGTCGTCTCCCCCAAGTTTAAAAAATTTGAACACGTGTCCATTATCAACGGGGTAAATTGTGTAAAGGGAGAACATGTCACCTTTTTGAAAAAGGCCATTAATGAAATGGTCGTTAAAAAATTTCAACAGACGGTTAAAGATAAAAACCGCAAAACAACATTACGCGACAGCTGTTCAAACATCTTTGTCGTTATCGTGGGTTCCATTCCAGGCATAGAATGGACCGGCCAGCGGAAGGATGAACTAAGCATCGCAGAAAACGTTTTTAAAACGCATTACTCCATCCCTTCTAGTTTTTTAACAAGCATGACAAGATCTATCGTGGATATTCTTCTGCAATCCATTTCTAAAAAAGATAACCATAAACAGATCGACGTAGACAAATATACGCGTGCCCGCAATGCGGGTGGAAAAAAGGCGCAGGACTGTATGCTACTCGCGGCGGAAGGGGATAGCGCACTTTCCCTGCTGCGCGCGGGACTGACCCTGGGAAAGTCCAACCCAAGCGGGCCTTCCTTTGACTTCTGCGGCATGATCTCCCTGGGAGGGGTCATCATGAATGCCTGCAAAAAGGTGACAAACATTACAACAGACTCCGGAGAAACCATCATGGTGCGCAATGAACAGCTTACTAATAATAAAGTATTACAGGGGATCGTGCAGGTATTGGGTCTAGACTTCAACTGCCATTACAAAACGCAGGAAGAGCGAGCAAAGCTGCGATATGGCTGCATTGTTGCGTGCGTTGACCAAGATCTGGACGGGTGTGGAAAAATTCTTGGACTGCTGTTGGCCTACTTTCACCTGTTTTGGCCTCAGCTTATTGTCCATGGTTTCGTAAAACGACTGCTTACCCCGCTGATACGTGTGTATGAAAAGGGCAATACCGTGCCCGTGGAATTTTACTACGAACAAGAGTTTGATGCATGGGCGAAAAAGCAGACTAGCCTGGCTAATCATACTGTAAAATATTATAAGGGATTGGCGGCGCATGACACCCATGAAGTAAAAAGCATGTTCAAACATTTTGATAAAATGGTGTACACGTTTACCTTAGATGACTCAGCAAAGGAGTTGTTTCATATTTATTTTGGCGGGGAGTCGGAGTTGCGAAAAAGAGAGCTTTGCACCGGCGTGGTGCCGCTCACCGAAACCCAGACGCAGTCCATTCATAGTGTCCGACGAATTCCTTGCAGCCTGCACCTGCAGGTAGACACCAAGGCCTACAAGCTGGATGCCATCGAGCGGCAAATACCCAACTTCTTAGACGGGATGACCCGGGCGCGGCGCAAAATTTTAGCCGGGGGGTTGAAATGCTTCGCCTCCAACAACCGTGAACGAAAGGTTTTTCAGTTCGGGGGCTACGTTGCGGACCACATGTTTTATCACCATGGCGATATGTCGTTAAACACAAGTATCATAAAAGCTGCCCAATACTACCCGGGCTCTTCCCATCTCTATCCTGTATTTATAGGCATAGGAAGCTTTGGCTCCAGGCATCTGGGAGGAAAAGATGCAGGATCCCCAAGATACATCAGTGTGCAACTTGCGTCTGAATTTATTAAAACAATGTTCCCGGCGGAGGACTCATGGCTTCTTCCCTACGTCTTTGAGGACGGCCAGCGGGCGGAACCAGAATACTACGTGCCTGTATTGCCGCTTGCCATTATGGAGTACGGCGCCAACCCATCGGAGGGCTGGAAATACACCACTTGGGCCCGCCAACTGGAAGACATTTTGGCTTTAGTAAGAGCCTACGTCGATAAGAACAACCCAAAACACGAGCTCCTGCACTACGCAATAGACCATAAGATTACTGTACTCCCGCTACGGCCCTCTAATTACAATTTTAAGGGTCACTTGAAACGATTCGGCCAATACTACTACAGCTACGGCACTTACGTCGTCTCAGAGCAGCGAAATATGATTACTATTACGGAGCTTCCGCTGCGTGTTCCTACGGTTGCTTACATTGAAAGTATAAAAAAATCGAGTAACCGCATGGCATTTATTGAAGAAATCGTCGACTACAGTAGTTCAGAAACCATTGAAATTTTGGTAAAGCTGAAGCCAAATAGCCTTAGCCGGATCATAGAAGAATTTAAGGAGACTGAGGAGCAGAATTCTATAGAAAACTTTCTACGCCTACGCAATTGTTTACATTCGCACCTAAACTTTGTAAAACCTAAAGGGGGCATCATCGAGTTTAACTCATATTATGAAATTTTATACGCGTGGCTGCCTTACAGGCGTGAGCTTTACCAAAAACGTCTTATGCGTGAGCGCGCCGTGTTAAAGCTGCGCATTATCATGGAAACTGCCATTGTGCGCTACATCAATGAGTCCGCGGATCTAAATCTTTCCCACTATGAGGATGAAAAGGAGGCGGGCCGTATTTTGAGCGAGCACGGGTTCCCCCCGCTAAACCAGTCGCTCATCACCTCTCCGGAGTTTGCCACTATAGAGGAACTGAACCAAAAAGCACTGCAGGGCTGTTATACCTATATACTATCTTTGCAGGCTCGAGAATTGCTTATCGCAGCCAAGACTCGCCGGGTGGAAAAAATAAAAAAAATGCAAGCGCGTCTTGATAAGGTTGAGCAGCTTTTGCAGGAGTCTCCCTTTCCCGGCGCCAGCGTATGGTTGGAGGAGATTGATGCGGTGGAAAAAGCTATTATAAAAGGAAGAAACACACAGTGGAAATTTCATTAAATGGATGCTAGGCTTTATTATGACCATATATAGATGTTAAGCAATTCGTTCATCAATATTTTTTTCAAGGGTTTGAAATATTTGGATAATATTCTGAATACTTTTTTCTAAAAGGGTTATCAAATCTTCTTGTGAGGCTTTATGAATAATGGTTAACACCATTTCTTGCTTGTGGGGAATACACTGATACCCCACGAAGCTAATGTCGGGAATCATTTCATAAATACATGTTTTTAGCAGGTTTCCGATGGTATGGGTTTCATCTTTTATCGTGATAATGGCCTTTGTTTTTTCCTCATCCATAGAAAACAGCACAAGTTCCGGCTGCGGCTCTTCAAAGTTTTCATAAATTTTTTGAATGTTTTGGATTCGGCCAATAATGACCCGGCAGGCGTTTTTTAAATATGTGCGTACGGCCTGGTTGATGCGTGGCAGCGGCACCGCTGGAAAGCAAAGCCCCAGGCGGTGGTGACGCGGGTCCGAGGTCATAGAGCTTTGCTTATATCCGCTAAGCGCCATATATTCTTTTTTATCCGTTGGATACTGCTCGATGTCAAGGTGGGAAAAATGTGTTTTAACGGCAAGATTAAAGGCGGCATGCTTTCGTCCTATGCCCTTTTTAATATAGATATCCTCTATAATCAGCGATTTTCCAGGTTGTAGGAAGCCAATCTCAAAAGTAGGATTAAAAATCGGGTACTTAAGCTTAGGGCCTGCCACCTGAATCAGATCGCGGCTATAGATGGTTTTCACCTCACAGCTATTGTTTAAACTGCGCAGAGCAAACACCAGTGTCTCGTTTTCGGCATAAATCGGAATGAAATTAATGCGGTTTCTAATAAATTGTTCCGTCATAAACAGGTCCGTGGAATCCTCGATCTTATACCCACCGGGCTTAATATCAAGCATATAGTTGGGAATTTCATCTTGCAAGACCCGCGACAGGCCGTGAACCGTGGCTCTGTTTATGCCCTTAAAATCCATCATAACATTGACTGGAACGAGGGGCAACTGCTCCTCGAGCTGAAATAGTTTTTTGGCCGCATTTTTAATAAAGGGGTTCGAAAAATCTATCAAAAGCGGCTTGATGTCCACGTTTTGGAAAATTTTTTCCATTTGTATTATAAATATATTTATATATATTCAAATTATGGTAGTTTATGACTTGCTCGTTTCTTTAAGTAAGGAATCAATAGATGTGCTACGGTTTATAGAGACAAATCTTGCGGCGTTTAACCAGCAGTATATTTTTTTCAATATCCAAAGAAAAAACTCAATCATGACGCCCCTTCTCATCACGCCGCAGCAGGAAAAAATTTCGCAAATTGTGGAGTTTTTAATGGATGAATATAATAAAAGCAATAGAAGACCTGGGCCGCCGCGTGAGCAGCCCATGCAGGCGTACCCATTATTGTCGTATCAACAGTCCTCGGAAGAACAGCCCATGATGCCGTATCAACAGCCCCCGGGTGATGACGATCAGCCATATGAGCAAATATACCATAAAAAACACGCGTCGCAACAAGTAAATACTGAACTGAGCGATTATTATCAACATATTCTTGCTTTAGGCGATGAAGACAAAGGTATGGACAGCATGTTAAAACTCCCAGAAAGGGCAAAAAGGGAAAGCGACGATGAGGACGACATGTTTCCTATAAAAAAACTAACGACGTAACAATTAAACAAAAAATAAAAATCATTATAAAATGAATCTTGAATACGTGCACGTTGTTCAAAAATTTAATCAAGTACTCCTAGAACTTACCAAAAAAGTCTGTACCGTTGTGGGCGGGAACAAACCCACCTATTGGTATCACCATATTAGAAGGGTTTGCTCAGAATGTCCATCCATGCCGATGAGTATGATAGGTCCGTACCTGAATGTCTATAAAACCCAAATTGTAACAAAGGACAAGAATTTTTTTATGAATTTCGATCCTCCTGCTCATAATGAGTACACCTTTATCATTCAAAAGCTAAAAGAAGCCGCCCGAAACATGCCGGAAGACGAATTAGAACAGTACTGGGCAAAACTTTTATTTTTACTTAAAAGTTACATAAAATGTAAGCCCTTTATTAATTAAAGAATTGTTGCATAACTAATAAATGGCCGGTCGTGTTAAAATAAAACAAAAAGAGCTCATAGACTCTACCGTAAAAAACAAAAATGTGATGAATCTATTCCATGAAATTATAGGCTCAAAAGGCAATATTAATTTTAGTGTTGTCTGGCCCAAGTTTAAAAAAATCAAACAAAGCGTCTATGACTACATTTCCACTCTTTCTGTGCTGGAAAAAGCAAGCGTTATGCAAAACTTTGAAGATGATAAGAAAATGTTGGAACTTTTTGTACAAAAGTTGTGGGCTGCCTATGAAGGCTACTTCAAATACCCTGAGATTGAAAAATATGAGGTGGAAGGCCAGGTAAATTTCAATCAGGTACCTCACCATGTCCTCGAAAAGTTTAGCCAGTTGTATAGGTCAAGAATCAATTCAGAGCTTGTCACACTCATCCTAAACAGCTGTGCCTTTTTGAGTAAATATAATGATTACATTCTCAAAAAAGACCCCTACATACTAACCATAACCCCCGGCCTATGCTTTTCCCCCATTCCCAACTTTGAGGACCTAAATTTTAAATATCTTTACAACAGTGATAAAAATTCTCAGCATGACAAGGACTTTATCATGTTTATATTATATAAGCTTTATACGGCTGCCCTAGGAGTGTATAATGCCATCTCCATTCCAGACATCGACGTAGAGGACCTCGAAAATATCATCCTATCCTCGGTGAGTCAGATTAAAAAACAGATTCCGCGCTGCAAAGACGCCTTCAACAAAATCGAATCTTCGGTACACCTGCTGCGCAAAAATTTTAACACGTATTACAGCGACTATGTGGGCTCGGGCTACAACCCAACCATCATTATGGAACAGTACATTAAAGACATATCACAGGATTCCAAGAACATATCACCGCGCATTTCCTACCAGTTTAGGACCATCATCAAGTATTACCGCGACATGATTGCCACCAAGCATCAAACGATGGACCCCCAGGTATTAAACCTCGTAAAGCACGTCGAAAAGAAATTAGATATGCTTGATAGAGAAAAAAATTAGTATATATAGTTATGGTGAATCTTTTTCCTGTTTTTACCTTAATTGTGATTATTACAATTTTAATTACGACTCGAGAGTTGTCTACCACGATGCTCATTGTTTCTCTTGTAACAGATTATATTATTATTAATACACAGTATACGGAGCAGCATGAAATGAACAAATTTTCAGCGCAACAGGGGCTGCAAAAAAATTCTTTTGATGAATCTTATAATAAAGACAAAAAACCTAATACACATATTTCCTACCAGTGGCTGGCGCCTGAACTGAAGGAAGCTGAGAACAAGTACTGGTGGGGCAATGATGATCCTTATAGCCAGCCCGTTCTCGCTGACGCATCTTGAATATCTCAATACCTGGCACGCCCACATCAAAAACATTGCCCAACAACACGGGCTTGATATAAAGGTGGCCATTGTGATCTCAAACACGCATTTAAATAATTTTTTGCCAGTTTCCGCACCGCTTAACATCGAATGTATAACCTTTCCCGGCTGTGGCATAAAGGAGATAGACCTTCTATGGGCACGCATTAAACTATTTCAACATTACTGCGCAATCGGCGCCCGTCTTTTATGGCTGGTGAGTGCTGACATCAGGCCCTCTGTTTCAACGTGGCCAGCGATCGCCGACAGTCTAAAAAAGGGAGCAGATGCGGTCGTTGTTCCCTATCCCTCCCGGTGGAACAACCTTATACCTACCGTCATCAAAGAAATAGTTGTCCGCCAAAAAAAATGCCTTGTGGCGGTGGATGCACACCACCTTGATACAGATACCCAAATTGTAGGGGCCGGGATGGGCTGCATCGTCCTAACCCTAAAGGCCCTTATGGTGCGTCTAAGTATCGGCAAACAGCCCATTAAGATACTGTGGCCCGACCTTCACGGCACCGCCGAGGGCATTCCCCTGGAAGGGGTAGAGGTTGGCTGGTTTTTAAACGCTTATGCGCATAAATTAAACATACGTTGCCTAGGGCGGGATTATATTGCGCAGCACTTAAATTAATTCTTCATTTAAAAAGCCTGCATGTAAACATTACGCCGGCAGAAGCAACCTTCATTTAAACCATCAAATTATTTATATAATGGCTGCAAATATTATGGCAACAAGAGCCGCGACAAAGATGGTCGGCAAAAAAGAGCATCAGTACTGCCTGCTAGACACCCAGGAAAAGCGTCATGGCCATTACCCCTTTTCCTTTGAATTAAAGCCCTATGGGCAAACAGGTGCAAACATCATAGGAGTACAGGGCTCACTTACCCATGTCGTCAAAATGACAGTCTTTCCATTTATGATACCTTTTCCTTTACAAAAAACTCGTATCGATGATTTTATTGGTGGGCGCGTTTATTTATTTTTTAAGGAACTGGATATGCAAGCATTTTCTGATGTAAATGGAATGCAATACCACTTCGAGTTTAAGGTTGTCCCGGTAAGCTCCAGCCAAGTAGAGCTTCTTCCTGTGAATAATACATATAAATTTACCTATGCTATACCAGAGCTGCAATACCTCACCCCAATCTTTTATGATCTTTCGGGGCCGCTAGATTTCCCATTAGATACCCTTCCGGTCGACGTGGACAGTCTCACCCATCATATACATCTTCCTATCCAAAACCATAACCTAACAATGGGTGATCGCGTTTTTATTTCTGGCTATAAACACCTGCAAACCATTGAAACGTGTAAAAATAACATAATTTTTATCAAAGATATACCGCCGCTTTCATCAGAAAAAATAAATCTATATATACCAAAAAATCGAATAAGAATTCCACTATACTTTAAATCTTTAAAAGCGTCTAAGTAATAACATTTTTATAATCTACTCCTAGCTCCGAAATAGGCTGAATTTCTTTTTTAAGCCCTTTAAACCAAGGATGTGATACAAGACCCTTAAAAGAAAGCCGCTTATTTTCATTAATGGTTAAACAATCCGTGATAAACTGTTTTCCCGTCTCTGAAATGTGATCGGGAATATAATTTTCTCCTTTCAGGATGTCGTTTAAATAAAAATTTTCTGCACGAAATCTAAAGAGATTAACCGCCACCATACCTATCGTCCACACAGTTAGAGGAAGCTGGTAGTAATAGCCATAATAATAAAATTCTGGGCACACGTATTCCCATGTTCCAAACATATTATATTGGGGATGGTCTTCATTTAATCTAACAGCGCTTCCAAAGTCAATGACCTTAATCATCTTTTGTTTTATGTCTATAATGAGGTTCTCATCTTTAATATCCCCGTGGATAAAGCCCTTCTCATAAATATTTTGTATAATAAGAATAAGCTGGAACATTATTTTTTTGGCTTCGTTTTCCTCAAGTTTTTTAAAGTAATGATAATGAAGTAGATCAACACTATTTGGAATATATTCTATGATCAGTATATAATACATGGCATTTTCAGTATATTCAATAAGCTTAATAATTCCGGGAGTATCTTGCAGGGCTTTCATCACGATGACCTCATTTCCTGGAATTTCTTTTTTAGATACGTACTTAAAAACAACTGATTGCCTTATTTGTTGACCCAAAAAAACGTTATTTCTTCTACCACCCTCAAACATAGGTTTCGTTGCAATGAAGTACGAGTGCTCCGTTGTGGAAATCCTTTCCACCTTTACTGTAGGATAAACTGCATATTGTGCCTGAGGGTTTTTTAACACTTTTTTAAACTGTTGTTCCGGCCTGGACATGTTTTATTAACTTTATATATAAAGGATTAGAAGGTTTAATTTCAATATATGCCTTAATGATGGGATTGTATTCATAAAAGGTATAGCCTAATCCTACCCCTTTGTTTTTTTGGTAAAAAAACTGTTTGCCCTCGTAGGATATGCTATAGGCTTTTACTTCGGTTTTTACAAGCGGTTGGCAGGGATTGGGCAAACGTAAGTCGCGTTCAAAGTTTTCATGAAAAAGGAGAGCATTTGTGGGCTGACACATCAGGCAGCCGCTTTCGCCGTTGAAGGCGCATTCAATGGCTGCCCTTTTTAGTAAATCGCGGAAAGCAGAATTAAGATGGCTTTTTTCAAGCCCCCTTTCGTGAAAACGCTCATCGATCGTTTTTTGTTCCTGACTGCCTTCGGGAATACTATAAAACATTTTTTGATTCGCCACCGCGATGTACAAAAAAGGCTGTACGGTTTTCTCCTCAGGCGGTAGCGCATCGTGGCTACCAATGCGTATAATGCGCGCCTTCACTTGATCCTCTCGGGCCTTATCCCAGTACGGCTCTAGGATATGAACCTGCCGCCCGTATTTGAGATCCAATCCCTCAGCTCCCGTTTTAGAGACGAGTAAAATTTTAATAACCTCTCCGTGTATATTCAGCGGCGAATTCCAAAGCTGCTGGATCATGTCACGCTCCTTAGATAAAATTTTTCCTGTAATAAGAGTAAATCGTGTTATTTTGGAGGACAGGACTAACGTATGGGTCGGCTCATCTTCCGCAAAGTTTTTCACCATAAGATCTTTCCCATCCTTATGAAGGAGGATGGCGTTGTGCCCTTCTTCTAGTACCTTTAGGGGCTGAAGGCACTGATAGCCCTCTATTTCTAAAAAGCGAGCCACTACGTGAAGGCCCAGTTCCACAAACTGGGAGTAAATGAGCACAGGGCCCGGAGACGTTTTAATATTTTTTAGCATGCATACTATTTTGGGACTAGAGGTTTCTGTGAAGGCCTCTTTGGGCAGCTGCTGAACAGTCTCTGATAATTTTTCATCCTCTTTTATGGTTAGCATTTCGGACGCGAAGATGCTGATCATGCGGGAACGCACATAGTAGGAGGAGCCTGACTCTTGCTCCGATCCTGGCAGGCAGAGGGCAGCGGTATTTATTTTTTCGTGCATTCCTGAGCTGGCGTGCTTTTCCGCGTTTTCAACGTCCCGAGCCAACAGATACTGCCTATACTGCTCGGGTGACATTTCAACCTTTTCTATAATAAGAGGAAGTTCTGTAGGGAATAGCTTGTTGAGTTCATTTTGATTTCCAGCATAGCTTATCATACCCACTAGGCGGTTTAGCAACTTGTCCGCGTTCAAAGGACTATTCGTTGTTTTATTGACATAAGCGGTGTAGAATCTTTCATAGTGAAGAGGTAACAAAATTCGCCCGCTTAGCATATTAAAACAGGGCACCATTTCAAAGGGGTCCTTCGAACACGGGGTCCCTGTTAAAAACAAGATACGAATATTTTTAGCTTGCATAATATTATTGTACAGCTGGCGGGCATTTGTTTTATCATTGGCGCTATTGATTATTCCCCTAAAGAGGTTGTGTGCCTCGTCAACGATGAGCAGGCATCCATTTAAGGACCCTCCCGCCTTTATGATCTGCTGCCCCATGTTGTAAGCGTCTAGGGACACAAACCTAAAGCGCCGCGAGATTTTCTGTAGCTCTTTGGAGTGATCCGTAGTTTCCGGATATAAAAGTTTAATAAGCTTTAGCAAAGACTGTTGGAAGTTTGAGTGTAACGATTTGGGCGCAATTAGAATCGGGTTGTAAATATGTGAAAGTGAAATAGCAAGCGAAAGGCTCAAAATGGTTTTGCCCATGCCCATCTGGTGATAGATGAGGAGGCCCCGTGTGTTTTCCCCCTGGCCTATCCCAAACTTAGGATCCGAAAAGGCGGTGTAAATCAAAAATTGGTAGTATTTCAGTGCTCGTGCAAAGCGGGCAGTGAGTGAGGTGTCCTTGCTTTCCTGAAGTTCTTTATACTTTTCAAATACCTCTTTTAGGTATGCTTCTATTTGGACGGGGAAGGAGGTGTTGTTGTGGACGCAAGACATGACTCGTTATAAGGATCCCATATTAAAACTTCATTAGAAGAATAGGGCTGCTGATAACTAGCGCTGCACTTAAAAATGGGGTAGCCCTTTTTCTTGTAAATCCGGTGCCTGTCGTAGACCTGGCTAGATAGCGGGCTTAGTGTATCTTTAATGTCTACAACGATGCGTACCTTTTTTTCATCCGATCCCTGCCGGGTAATACGTCCCAAGATTTGCTCCATGTTGTTTCTGCGGGGCGTTGCCATGATGATCGATGTCATATGCTTGAAGGAAATGCCTCTACGCCCGTAGCCATAGGTCAGCAAGATGATGGAAGCGCTGTGTGCCTGAGAAAGAGCGGTATTTGAAACCCCGCCGCATAGAAGCGCTACCTCCGGAACGATAATTTCAACGTCTTTGAATTCTTCGGAAAGCGCCTGATAAAAAATTTCTAAAAGTTTGCGAAACTCCACGAAAATGATGATGCCGTACGGCTCGTTGGTCCCCCATTTTTGAGGTTCAGCGGTATGCAGGGAGTACAGCCGCTTTGTCTCGTTTACTACAAGTTGTATGCGCGAAGGATCTTGAAGGAGTTTATCAATGGTGGCAATGGCCGATACCTTTTCATTAATACACACAGGTTTAACGAAGTCAGGATGCCCCTGATATTCGATTTCCCTCACGTACCCGGAAAAGGTTGTAGTGGGACTTACAGTTCTCTGGGGCTGTCCTAGATGGTGAAGGATAATCTTGTCCATCCCATCGGGACGATCCAGGGGTGTGGCAGACAGTCCTAATATCCGACTCAGTTGTATTTTCCAAAAAATTTTGTAATTCTCCGGCGAGTGTAATTCATGCGCCTCATCTAACACGACTAGACCGAAGGGCTCAAAGAACGGCTCAGGCTTCTTGCGCAAGGTATTAATGATGCCCACGATGACGTCGTACTCTTTACTCGTAATGTCCTTTTTCTTGCACGCTGCGTTATTGTAAGCAGCTACACGTAGGTGGGGTAAGAGCAATTTTAGCTCGTCGATCCACTGTATTTGAATCGCCTTGGTGGGCACGATGACCAGGGTAGGGTACAAAAGTTTTTGAATAATACTGATCGCAATACGCGTTTTCCCCAAACCGGTATTTAGATGCAAGTAAAAGCGTCCATAGGGGGACAGGAGCTTTTTATGAATCTTATCGACCATTTCTTGCTGGTAGTTAAATAGTGGAAATTCTGTTTCAACGCATGGGAGAGCCCGCAGCGACACGGGGTGCGCCGTGTAAACCATGTTAAACATTTCAAACTGTTTTCGCAGCAATATGGGAAAATAAATATATTCTCCCTGCAGCGTGAAAGCGGTTTCCTGTCTTATGGCTATGTGCTTTGGCTGTCCGGGTAACGCCCGCGCCGTAATCGTGAGCGCCCTAAGAAAGCGGCCAAAATCATGTTGTAATTTACTTTGCAGTTTCTTATAATTTATTCCTATTCCGGCAAAGGATATAATGGCCTCCATTCTCACACTGGACGGGCTATATGCAGAGGTTCCAAAATTCTTACCAGAGGCGTTACGAGAGGGATGCGCTGGCAAGAAACCTCTAAGCTTTTATATTCAACAAATTTTAAATTTAATGGGATGTGATGGCAACGAGTACCATGTTCTTTTTACCAGCAGCTCTGAGGAAGCAAATACGCATATGATCATGGCCGCCGTGCGCCGGCATTTGCTGCGGACGCAACAAAGGCCTCATGTCATTATCGGAGCAGCCGAGCCCCCTAGCGTCACCGAATGTGTAAAGGCATTGGCGCAGGAAAAACGCTGCGTGTACACCATCATCCCCCTAAAAAATTTTGAAATAGATCCTGTTGCGGTCTACGATGCCATACAAAGCAATACCTGCTTAGCGTGCATTTCGGGCACCAATGCTGTTGTCAAAACGTTCAACAAACTCCAGGAAATTAGCAAAGTGCTAGGAGCTATTCCCCTGCATTCGGAAATGAGTGATGTTGTTTATCAAGGATGTATTAAACAACATCCGCCCGCGGACAGTTTTTCATTAAATAGCCTCTATGGCTTCCTGGGAGTAGGCGTCCTGGGAATAAAGAAAAAGGCCATGCAAGGACTGGGACCGCTCATTTTTGGAGGAGGACTGAGGGGCGGAAGCCCTAATGTACCCGGAATTCATGCCATGTATAAAACATTAACCCAACAAAGGCCCTCCATAAAAAAAATAAATACTGTACATAAGTTGTTCATGAAAATTTTAAAAAAACATCAGCATGTGTATCTGCCCATAGAGGGCATGTCTTCTAACGGCATGCCCTCTAATGGCATGCCCTCTAATGGCATACCTGTTGAAGGCCCGAAGAGCCTCCCGGGTTATATTTTATTTAGCGTTGGTCGTTCCGCCGAGGAGCTACAAAAAAAAATATTCACTAAATTTAATGTAAAGGTAGGCCGTATTGTTAACTTACAAGAAGTGCTGTTTCGTATTAAAATACCTCAAAAATACTGGGAGACATTATTGTTTATCCAATTAAGAGAGGATCTGACCAAAGAGGATATAAAGAGAGTTATGGCTATTTTGATGTATTTAGATACCGTTACTCCTCGTGGCTCTCTTCCTCCTCCGAGCTACTCTTCTTCTTTTTCTTAATCGTTTTTGTTTGTTCTATAATAAGGGAAAAGAACTCTGTGGGATCTTGTTCCCCGTACAGATTATCTGCGACCATAAGTATGTTTAGGATGGTAAACAGGTGAGAATACATAAGGGTTTGCGTTTTAAGAAAACCCTGACGTTGAATCATAATGGAAAACACCTTGCAAAGCCGACTCATCAGCTGTTCTGTAATAGCGTTAAGCATTTTCTGGGATTTTTCTTGGTTTTCAGGCGTGATTTTATATTCATGTAGAAAGTGTTTCACACCTGAGGAGAAGAATCTTTCCTCCTTCGAGAGCCCATCTTTGATGATGGGAAGTTCCTTGATCAGGGCAAACCATTCCTCCTCTTGGGCTTGCGGGTTCTGAAGATACTGATGGCAGATATGGTTTAGAATGGTGCACACGTAGCTAATAAGCTCTGAGCTGATTCTTTGGTTGGTTTTCAAATGCTGGCGAAAGTAGTTTTTCACCGAAGTGCATGTGATAAACGTCTTCATTTTCTTATAATATACAACAGTATGTTGAGTCTTTAATTTAAAATTACAAGGAGTTTTCCAGGTCTTTGTGTGTATAGGTGCTTCTTTGCCGTAGAGCATCAACAGCCGGCATTGTTTGTGAAGCAGTGTTCTGAGTAGTGGCTGTTGTATAAAGCTCAGCCGAAGGAGCACTTGCGGCCGCTGGCCCTCCAGTTGCCATGATTAGTCTGTCCGTAATTGGGTTGTTCATAACTGGCCTGTCCGCGACCGAGCTGTTCGTAACTGGCCTATTCATGGCAACTGGCCTGTCTGTAATTGGCTTGCCTACGTTGCCTGTAGTGGCTCCAGCCGGTTTAGAGGTACCTGGTTGTAGAGTGGCTCCTGCCCACTGCTGATCTTGATAAGGATTTATAAACTGTATATCTTCCTCCTCAATAGCGGCGGCAGCAGCTTTTTTCTTTCTTGAAGAAAACAGATAAATTAGAACGATGATAATAATGATTAAGACCACGATAGCAACGAGAATAGTACACATATGTGTGGAGAAGAAGCTCGGTGTAGAGGTTGGTGACAAACATTCGCCATAATGCCGCGGATAAACAGGTTGGAAAAATTCAGAATCCATTTAAGATACTATTATAAATAATATATAAAAATGTTGTGGCGCAATGAAATTACAGAATTTATGGATCAACTTTCCAAGTATTCCCAAGAAATCTTAAAAACGTTTAAGCAGTTGCGTCCTAGTGAATATAAACAGTACAATGAATTTTTAACACAAGTTACACCGTTGCTGCAAAAAACCCCTGAAAAAATTCCAGAGGAGGTTGACCATATTTTCGATTACCTAGACAACGTTGAAAAAATTTGTGAGCTACTGGTGCATGCTAGCTCAATTATTATTAGTTCAAAAATACGAGAACAAGTAAAACACGGAATGAGCTTCAGCTATAAAACCGACCTCGACTCCTTGGCGGGCATCCTCTCTCAAAAACAGTACGTGCTTATTCATCTTTCAAAAAATATTGCGGCCCACTATTTTAATACATGTTTAAATCAAGGGAAATCCAGGTTAGATCTCAAGGCTGCCTCTGTGTTTTATAATAGCCGTCCCCGGACTGCAAGCTCAGCAGAACTATATAGAAAAATGTTATACGCCTATGGCTCGCTACAAGAAATTAATTATTATACGGAAAAAGCCCGAAATAAGACGCTGGATGTAGAGGAGAGTGATAGCATGGCCACTATTGAACGGACGGCCCGTCACAACCTTTCCCTTATGCACCCGCTAGAAGCCATGGGTCTTACCTTTGGGGCAACCAACACGGACGCAGACCCGGAGGATCTGAAGGATAAAACGGTGATAAATTTAACACTTCCGCAGGCAACAGAAAGCGTCACCTACCATCTTAATTCCCTAATGCAGCTAAAAAAAGTAAGTACGACTTCAGGACTAAATACAAACATTTTGAAAGCGTTTGATAATATTATTTCCGCCCCTGTGAAAAAAAATAAAATGGCCTCCAAGTTGGCGCCCGGAATGGATGTCGTGTTCACTAGCGATAACGGAAAAACATTTTTTACGAAAAACGTTTTAAGCAAAAACATGCTAGCGGGGCCCAAAGAGCGGGTGTTTGCATATAATAATCTCATTAGTAATTTAAATAACTCCTGCTTTATACAAAACCACAACGATTTTTTGAGACAGCAGGACTCTTGGCCCTTCTATGACGCACACAATTTTACCAACAAATTTTTAATGCAGCCTATTTTTTCAGGGCAGACCCGTCCTCGGCTCCAGGGAGCCATGGAGGCCGCGCACGTAGAAACGCATCTTACGGCATTTTTGCAAAGTATTCAACCTTCCAGGCCACAAGATCCCTCTATTTTGGCTTCCCCCAAGTTATCTGCTCTAATCTTGAACTAAAGTCTTGAATAAAATCTTGAACTAAAATCTTGAATAAAATCTTGAAAATAAAATCTTGAACTAAAATCTTGAATAAAATCTTGAACTAAAAACAGCTACTTCTTGGATTTAAATGACGGTCAAGCTTTTGAAATCACTTAGACAGCTACGAAGATTTTCATGAATTTTAATTTAGAGATTTGCAAAGGTTACTTGCGGTCATTTTCTGTTGATTTAAATAATTATTAGAATAGTATAATGTCTGAAGATATTCGTCGCGGACCTGGCAGACCGCCAAAGAAAAGGGTTGTTCCCAACTTTGAGCGCAAGGGGATTCTGGAGAAACCCGTTCGGCCACAAAGCCGTCTCGAGTTTTCCTATGATAACCCGCTGATATTTAAAAATCTTTTTATTTACTTTAAAAATCTTAAAAGTAAAAATATTTTGGTGCGATGTACCCCCACCGAGATTACCTTTTTTTCACGTGACCAGTCGCAAGCAAGCTTTGTTATTGCCACCATCGACGGAAAAAACGTGAACCATTATTACGCCAGTGATGTCTTTTGGCTAGGCATCAATAGAGAGCTCGTTGAAAAAATGTTTAACAGCATTGACCGCTCTTTTTTAAAAATCACCATCGTTCACCGCTATGACAAGCCTGAAACCCTGTTTTTTATCTTTACGGATTTTGACATTGACAAGGAGTGCACGTATCAGATTACGGTCTCGGAGCCCGAGCTTGATATGGACCTTATTGAAATGGAAAAAAGCATCAGTGAAGAAAGGCTCAAAAACTATCCTCTGCGGTGGGAGTTTACCTCCAAGCAGCTCAAGAAAACATTTAGTGACCTATCAAACTACACCGAGCTCGTGACCATTGAAAAACTCGGCGGCGATACGCCCCTGCACCTGTATTTCCAAAAGTTTAACTCTATCTCATACCACGAGATGTATAAATCTTCCAACAAGATCAACCTGACCTCAACCATTCCTAAGTCGCAGGTGTTCCAGATAAATGTTAAAATTGCTCACATCAAGTCGCTGGCCTCGGCTATGGTCACCGACAAAATCCGCATTCTATGCGAAGAAAATGGGAACCTGATCTTTCAATCGGAAATGGATGCCCTACTATTAAATACCATTACCTTGAACAACATGATATAGTTCGGTAAAAATGGATGGTCCTAATAGTTAGCACCCTAAATAATACGTTGTAATCCGGTCAGAGTTGCATCACAGTTTTCCCATTTTTTTGCGTCGTCGGCGGTGGCCACCGTTGCCCTGTCATTCACCCCTGGTAAGATAAAGCTAAAGGCGTTCAGTGGAGCCTGGCAATGCCCGCCCAACGTGAAGGAGCTCGGAGGATTTTGCGCATCCCGAAAACCCTTGGCCATATTGTTTAATACATTGGTTACATCAATCGAGTGGAGCGACCCCTTGGGGTCCGTGAATGTAAAGACGCAGTTTTTAAAGCGCATATATGCGATGGACGAATCATCGGGGGTTTTGAAGGTAACTGTATTCCCCTTGCTGTACTTAAAGGGGGACCATCCGGTAAAATTATACCAAATGTAAGCAATAATAATTAAAATAACCAACACGATAGTGATAGACAACACAAAATCTGTAGTGCCGCCCATATTAAATAAAAATATTTTAGACCGGCGGCTTAAAATTTACTTAAGTCTTGCTCATGGCTTACGTTGCTAATCATGGCTTAACTATGCTAGCTTAACTATGCTGGCTTAACTATGCTAGCTTAACTATGCTAGCTTAACTATGCTGATCATAATTATATAAAAATATGTTGCTGACTTAAAAATTGTTTAGGTTTGAAAAAATAAGAGATGGAGGGGGCAATTTATCTCCATTTTGTTTAGCCGCACTGGAAGACATTAAACGGTAAATAATTACAAGAATTAAAATGATTAATATAAGGGTTAAAAAAGGATGATTCATCACATTAATTAAAAACGTATTTATAACGCTGTTGCAGTTGAAATTTTGGTATAGGTCGGAAATATTACCCGTGCCTCCGTATTCTGCAATGTTCTGACATATGGTGAGTCCGGAGGGGCACTGCTTGTTCGTCAAAATATTTTTTTGCTCCGTTGTTTTATAGGCATTTTTATTTCCGTTACACGGAGCAAACGCACATTCAGCCCATAGGGTGCCGGAGTTCACGCAGGCACAATACTGGCTATACGCATACTCATCCTTTGAGCACAATCCCTGTTTGTCGCATATGCTCCCTATAATAGTGTCATCTTCCGCCGTTTGTTGATTTTTTTGCGAGCGTAAAATCGCGGCCCAGGCATTGGGCTCCTTTTTTTGCAGCTCGGAAATCGAAGGGCCTGTACAGCTAAAGTCGATCCAAATATCATTGCACTTCGTCGAAACTGGCGTGCAGGACATAATTGAAATTATTATTAAGTATATATCATGGCAACAAATTTTTTTATCCAACCTATCACCGAAGAAGCTGAAACATACTACCCCCCTTCCGTGATAACGAATAAACGACAGGACCTGGGGGTGGATGTATACTGTTGCTCCGACCTAGTGCTTCAACCCGGACTAAATATTGTTCGCCTGCATATTAAAGTAGCATGCGAACACAGGGGCAAAAAATGCGGTTTTAAAATCATGGCGAGAAGCAGCATGTGCACCCATGAACGGCTGCTCATTCTTGCAAACAGCATTGGTTTAATAGATCCGGGCTACGTGGGCGAGCTCATGCTCAAAATCATTAATCTTGGCGATACCCCGGTACAAATATGGGCGAAAGAATGTTTGGTGCAGCTGGTGGCCCAAGGTGACCACGTGCCTGATCATATCAACATCCTAAAAAGAAACCAAATATTTCCGCTATTTGCGCCTACGCCAAGAGGCGAAGGTAGATTTGGGAGCACGGGCGAGGCCGGGATTATGAGAACTTAATTTTATTTTTTTTCTTAACATAATGGGAGGCTCTACAAGCAAAAATTCCTTTAAAAATACGACCAACATTATCAGCCATTCTATTTTCAATCAGATGCAAAGTTGTATTTCCATGTTGGATGGCAAAAATTACATAGGCGTATTCGGTGATGGAAATATTATAAACCACGTTTTCCAAGATTTAAACTTATCATTAAATACTAGTTGTGTGCAAAAGCACGTAAACGAAGAAAATTTCATTACAAATCTTTCGAACCAAATTACTCAAAATTTAAAAGACCAAGAAGTTGCATTAACCCAATGGATGGACGCAGGACATCACGACCAGAAAACGGACATAGAAGAAAATATAAAGGTAAACTTAAAAACCACACTTATTCAAAACTGCGTTTCAGCCCTGTCGGGAATGAACGTGCTGGTGGTGAAGGGGAATGGCAACATTGTTGAAAACGCAACTCAGAAGCAGTCGCAGCAAATCATCTCTAACTGTTTGCAGGGAAGCAAGCAGGCCATAGACACCACAACCGGCATCACGAACACGGTAAATCAGTACTCACACTACACCTCAAAAAACTTTTTTGAGTTCATTGCAGACGCAATTTCGGCTGTTTTTAAAAACATCATGGTCGCGGCCGTGGTTATCGTTGTAATCATCGTAGGGTTTATAGCGGTATTTTACTTTTTGCATTCACGGCACCGCCATGAGGAGGAAGAAGAAGCGGAACCGCTCATAACCTCTAAGATATTAAAAAATGCTGCCGTTTCGCAATAATTTAATTAAAAGTAAAAAAAAAAGGTATTGTTATAGTGATGGCAGATCTTAATTCTCCTATCCAGTATTTGAAAGATGATTTCAAGGACCAAACCTCTATAGGTTCTTTAGAATACGATGAAAATTCCGACACGATGATACCCAGCTTCGCAGCAGGCTTGGAAAACTATGAACCCATTCCCAGCCCTACCACATCATCTTCGCTATACTCACACTTGACCCACAACATGGAAAAAATTGCGGAGGAAGATGATATTAATTTTCTACACGATACGAGGGAATTTACTTCACTGGTCCCCGATGAGGCGGACAATAAACCGGAAGATGACGAAGAAAGCGGCGGCGCAAAACCTAAAAAGAAAAAACATTTGTTTCCAAAATTAAGTTCGCATAAATCGAAGTAAAAATTGAAGCGAAAAAAAAGTAGAAAAAAATGTTTGGAGCTTTTGTGAGTCACCGTTTGTGGTCAGATAGTGGTTGTACGACTACCTGCATCGCAAACAGCATTGCCAACTATGTAGCCTTTGGCGAACAAATTGAATTTCCCTTTAAATCAGCCCAAGTATTTATTGCCGGCCCCAGAAAGGCTGTGATAAATATTCAGGAAGAAGATAAAGCTGAGCTTTCAAAAATGATTGCTAAGCACAATCTTTGGGTTGTTGCTCATGGAACCTACTTAGATGTGCCCTGGTCCCGTAGGAGTGCATTTGTTACACATTTTATACAACAAGAACTACTTATATGCAAGGAAGTCGGTATTAAAGGATTAGTTTTACATCTAGGCGCCGTGGAGCCTGAACTTATTGTGGAAGGACTAAAAAAAATTAAGCCGGTTGAGGGGGTTGTCATTTACCTGGAAACGCCGCATAACAAACATCATGCATATAAATACAGTACAATTGAGCAGATCAAAGAATTATTTTTACGTATACGAAATAGCAGGCTGAAGCATATCGGTTTATGCATTGATACGGCACACATTTGGTCTTCTGGTGTCAACATCTCCAGCTATAATGACGCTGGGCAATGGCTGCGCTCGCTGGAAAACATTCACTCCGTGATCCCACCAAGCCACATTATGTTCCACCTAAATGATGCCGCCACGGAATGCGGAAGTGGTATAGACCGGCATGCAAGTCTTTTTGAAGGAATGATATGGAAATCATATAGCCATAAAATAAAGCATAGCGGTCTGTATTGTTTTGTTGAGTACATTACGCGACATCAGTGTCCGGCTATATTAGAGAGAAACCTCGGGTCTTCCATGCAACTACAAACCGCGTTAACTACAGAATTTCATACATTAAAATCGCTATTAAAATAAGTATGAATTTTAGCGAATGTCCCTTAGTCATTAGTGCATGCAAAAAATTTCTACAGAAACGTATTACAATAGAGAATGAAGCACTTATAAATGCTCTAATAACCGCTTTAGCGCAAACCACCACGTTGAATGAGCTTTGTTTATTGCCTATTCAAACCTATTTGCTTAGCTATAAAAATGCTTTTGAGTGGATACACTTCGTATGTATTGCAATTACCACTATTTTAGACAATAAGTATAATTGGAAAGACTGTACCGTAGATATTAATTATATTTTTCTTCACGTAACATATATTTACACCATTAAAACTAAGGAATACCTAGACTACTGTTCTTAAACTCTTTATTTTTTCTATATTTACATCAAGACATGTTAAATTTTTTTTTCAAAAAAAAAACGATAGGGTAAAATATAGTTACATGATATAAGCATAGATGTAAACAAAATAGGTTACGCTTCATGAGATTCATACGTATATATGTAAACAGAATAGATTATACTTTATGAGATTCATACGTATATATGCATATATATATGTACTTTAACATATATCTTGTGATATTGGATGTATGTTCCTTTTTAAAAAAGGCTGTTTTTATTAAAAAAGGCTGTATTTATTATAAATCTTGCTTAGGATGCCATTGTCAACGTATATCCCATGTTGGACAAATTGCGTCACTATCCAGTTCTTTTTTTTTTGATTTTGTTTAATGCTATCTTTTTTGAAAGGATGGTTGTCCACCATATTTATTCGGTGTTCAATGAATAGGACGGCCTTTTCATAAGGCAGCGAAGATCGTTCCAAGACTCCTTGAGTGATGAACGTGTTTTTTTGGATCCACTTAAAAAGCACGTGGCATTCAAAAATAGGGCAGTGATTGGACCCTTGGATATGCTTTGGACAGCCAAAGCTTGAAGAGACGTAGTCCTTTTTCTTTAGGACGAGCTTCTCCACGCTGGGGCAACAAAGATCGTTCAAGTTTTGGACGGTCGCATTTGGAATGTTGAAACTTCGTATCCATTCGCCCTCGGGTCCTCCCTTATGAAGAAGCAGTATTTGTTCATGGTCTTTAGTAATCTTAACCAAGTGTTGGAAGATAATTTTTTTACACGCTTCAAAGGCCTGAAGGGTGTCGGTTGGCAGGGCTATTGAATTCGGCAGCGGGCTTTCATCGAGCGTGAAATGGTGAATGTAGCGTGACTGAAAAGCAAATGACCGTTGATTTGTTTTTTCAAATATGGTGTCGATTCCACCATGAAAGAATAGCTGCAAGATGTTAAAAGCTGTATTTTTTTCCCAATAAAAAATGACTGCTTCTCGTGGGATTAAAATCATTTGTGTCCCATTTTCATTATATAATTGGCCCATAAAGCCATCAACGTCTATCAACACCAAAAGCATGGTACAATGAGCTTTTAGAACGGAGATCGTTAAAAAAATAGAAAGTTCGTTTAAAATGTGGTGATGTTGCTAAAAAATGTAGTGTTTAAATGATAATGATCTCACATGCATTAATAAAAAAAACTTTTAAATTTTTGTTTTAATATTTGCATGAAAATGGAAACATTTTTAGTCTGTTTATTTCATAATGCTGCTGGTTTACATCAACAGATTCAAGAAATTTTGTATCTACTGCGGATGCACATTTACGAAACAAATCTTTACTTAAAGCAGGAGCTATCACGGCTTATATACCCAAATAGGCAGCTTTCTTTTGTGTTACTTATGCCTCTTTCCCTTTTAAGAAACTGGGATGACATTGAATATTTGACCGACATTGTAGATGATAAGCAGACTCTACATTACGCGGCAAATTTGCTGACAATCTACGTTCTACATCTATCCATGTATCAAAAGCTGACAAAACCATATTTCCTTTTAGCGGTAAAGCGGGTCAGCGAAAAACTCAACAAAAAGCAGCGGCATTCATTTTACGAGGTATTAGTAACCTCCGAAACATTGAATAACTATGAAAACCTACCTAAAAACATTTTGAATACGTTGATGTTTGCCGTGCGCTACGTATTTAAACCTACACCGAACTATTCGGAAATTATCGCAGAGTTGGAAAAAAAAAATAAGATTCACCATATTATTTTTAACATGGTGATCACGGATTTTCAGCAAATCCGTGAACAACACATGTGTAAACATCTGTGTGAAACAAATAATGAGCTTCGTCAGGAATGCAAAGAAATTATTTTTGATTTAAAGGTGGTAGGAAATGTTTAGCCAATAAACTCGTGCCCGCATTTTTTACAGGTACAATATATAGTTGAAGGCTCATCGAGGGCGCGTGTTTGTACTTCTCTATAAGTACACATACGCTGCTTGCAGTTGGGGCACTTATAAAGTTGTGACGTCTTTTCGGCGACTTTTTGCTGCGAACGTAGTGTAATTTCTGTCTTCTCCTTTAATGCGGCAGAGGGGCAAAGCTCGGCAAACGTCATGCTACCAATTGCCTCCGGTTTTAGCTCGCCGGAGATTAGCTTATTAAGGGCATCATTATCCTGCTGCTGGTGACTTTTTTTTTCGCAATTAATAATATGATTGATCATCCCACAACGGGTTGAATATTCTTCTAAAAAAGTTTTTTCTTGCTGCTGGTACGTATAATGATAACACGAGGCCTCAATTTTTTGCACGTATTCGGTGCATAAATTAGTATTTTCCCTGAAAAATGTATGTTTTTGAAGCGTCCTAAAAAACATCATTTGGATGATATCACGCATTTCTAAAGTAATATAGGGTTCTAACCTTTTGGAATCTTTCATAACTAGATCGGTGGTAATATTCTTAGTCATACAATTTATTAAAAACGGCTTAATATATTGTAAATATTTTTTAGGCGTGTCTGCCTGTAAAAAACATTCTTGTTCTATCTTATTTGTAAGGATAGTATTTTGCAAATGTTTATTCAGCAAATACACGATAGAATCGCGGGCTATATGCATTTTCATATAATTTTTTTTTTAAAATTTAATACAAAAAAAAGAAGTATAGGTTCTCCTCTCCTTCTAGTGCAGTTAATTAGTTAGTTGCCCCAAAATGGAGACTCAGAAATTGGTTTCCATGGTTAAGGAAGCCTTAGATAAGTATTCATATCCTCTTACTGCTAAAAACATTAAAGCAGTAATACAAAAAGAGTACAAAGTTGTCTTACCCACAGGTTCTATAAATAGTATACTGTACAGTAACACAGAACTTTTTGAGAAGGTCGATAAGACAAATACTATTTATCCCCCACTTTGGATGCGGAAAACTAACTAACAGTAGTACATTTAAAATGACAGTTTAATTAATAAATTTAGGTTAACATAGTTAAGACAATAAATAACAAGGGAGTATAGGATTATAGTAGATTATAGGAGAATATATAAGATTATAGGGTATATGATTATAGGTATATAAGAGATTATAGGTATATAGAAGAATATAGGTATATAGGAGATTATAGGGTATATGATTATAGAATAAATAAGATTATAGGAATGGCTAAGCTGAACTAATATTAAGCTTTTTTTTCAACGAAAACCTAAATACATGGGAAATGGCTGGATATATACATGTTAAATATAAGCCACACATTTATTTTCTTCTTGAACATGAAACTTTTTTTTCTTCTGTTGTTGGTATATAAACAATAGGGCTGTTTGCTGTAGATGCATGATCTTCTACAACTGCTGTCTCAGGATGACGATGTTTTTTTAAACTAAACGTGTAGGATGGAATGAGTGGAATATAGCTATGAGTCGTTTTACCCTGTTTCGTACAGGAATAGTTTTTACAAATAGTACGCAGCAAGCATATTAATAAAAATAGAGATGATATACAGGAGCATATAATGGATACCAACACAAAGGGGTAGCAGTTTTTATACCGTTCCGTATTTTTCTTAGCTATCAATTGATTTACTGTAATATTTATCTCGGGAAATTTTGTTCTACAAAATTTTGTTTGGTATTCCAGAAACTCATGTCCTGGTTTATTCCCGCAGCTTAAAAAATGATACAGATACGTGTGGTTGTTACTAAAACTAATTCTTCTTAAGAAAAACTGCGGAAGAAGCTTTAGGTACGTCTGTTCTTGCTTCAGGAGGAAGTAGTATAAGGGACAATTTCTTTTTCCGCACATCAGATTATTGTAGTATAGGTAGGTTGGGGTGTTGGAGCGAATAAGTTTTCTGAGAATGTTATAATCTATGAATTGCAGATCATTATACCTTAGGTCCAAAAACTTGAGTTCCTTACTAAAGCCAGCTGCAATTTCGGAAATATTTTTCATCCCGCAGCGGATAATGCGGATGTCCTGAAACGTTTTTAAAATACTTGTATTGTAGCGAATACTTATGTTATTTTTTTGTAAATAATCTATGTCGTGACAAGTGCATGAAATACCAGTAGCATTAGTTGGTATAGTATTATATGCAGGAAGTATTATAGTATCATTAAGAATCGTCACATTGTACTTATACCATGTATTATTTTCTGATATAAAGTATTTGCAAGTGACCGGTGATTTAACCTTACCTGCTAAACCACTTCCTAAAAAAACAAAAAATATGAAAACCCTTAGCATCCTGTATATACTATTAAAAATTTATAAAATTAATTTTGTTAAATTTCATTTAAACAAAAAAAAATAATGTATATACATCAGCAAGAAATTATATACAGATTATATAATTTTCTGATTTTTTTTTGCCATAGCAAACATTAAAATGTTAAGCACTAAAATGTTATGAAACTAAAATGTTATGGAACTAAAATGTTATGAAACTAAAATGTTATGGAACTAAAATGTTATGAAACTAAAATGTTATGAAACTAAAGTGTATGCAACTAAAAGTATGTAACTAAAAGCATGTAACTAAAATGTAAGCACTAAAGTATATATGCTGCATTACTCATCATCCATCTCTTCATCCTCCTCTTCTTCATCCTCATCATCATAGGTTAAGATATATGTGTCATCTTCCATTTCTTCATCTTCATGTTCATAAGCATCACTGGGAATGGCTGGAACATTGAATACAGCATTTTTAAAATATTCTATATCTTCTGCTGAACACTCATCTAATGATTTTTTGACAGTCTTTTTAACTTCCATGGGGTATGATTCCAAATCTTCTTTATGCATCAATTTACGGTAGCTTTTGGCCGCATCTACATTTGCTGGAGAATCCGTATTTGGCTCATTAAACAGTGAGATTACACTAAGAAGAACAGTTTCAATCTTTTGAGCTGGAGACCAAGTCATTCCCCTTTCCTCAGCATTGTCTGTGTGTAAGATAGAGATACATAGTCTCCCATCAGGATAGATATTAGGATGCCACATTTCAGAGGTGAATGTTAATTTGGGTGGTTCATATGGATAATTTGGAGGAAAGGTGATCTTTGCCTTGAATAAGCCTCCCTCATAAAAAGTGTCAGGTGGACCCTTTAAGATGACATCCCATTCAGTTAGATTATTCTCATTCACTGAGACTTTGAAATGTTCAGAAGGATTCTCTGTTAGGTTTCTGTACTCTGTCAGTAAAAATCTAGAAACCATGGTTATTTAATATTAATTAAATCCCTTGGCTTATTTCCCTTAAAAGTAGATGAACCTCTTTTGTTTTTTATAGGGTTCATTTTTACTAAAATTTTGAACTGATAAAAATCCTTAACGGCATAATTATCAAGTGAGAAGGAGGATCCGTATAAAACCCTATTTTGGTGGGAGTGGAAAAATTTTTAAGGGAATTATTATCAAGTGAGAAGGAGGATCCGTATAAAACCCTATTTTGGTGGAAGTGGCTATTAAGTTAAATTTAGTACCGGCAACCGTAATATTTAAAAAGCCCTGATCATTAACTTTCCACATTAAAAGATTATTATATTCGTATGTTTGTCCAATATGGATTGTTTTGTCACCAGATGTTACATGTGTTTTGGTTGTTAATGGCTGTAGCTTAGCACAGTCAAAAATAAGCCCATTAACACTAAGATATAGAGGAGTAGGTTGATCTATTTTTTCATAGTTTAATATTCCATCTTTCCACGTAATGGCTAGATAATTATCTGCGGCAATGATTTGAAATTTTATAAGTAATACAGGTGTTTTAGTTGTCATTATACATTTTAAAGGTGTTTTATAAAAATAAAAAATAATAATTATTAAAATTACGATAATAACGGCCAAAATAATTTCATACATTTTTTATAAGAATTATACATAGTATGGTATTTAAAATATTAGCTAAATTTAAAAAAACTTCATGATTTTTAAAGCAGGGAAAAAGGGGATTAGATTGAATAAAAAACGAAATCACTTGTCTATATATTTTTTTTATACTATTGTCTCGAGTTGTATTTTTAACTGGCAGGGAAGTGTCAGAGTGGAATAACACTGTTGTAGGCCTATAAGGTCTTGTTAAACTATGATCGGTCATTGTTTTCGTACCAGTGTCATTTAGGGTCGACCTAATAGCTCGATATAAAGTGATAGGGGTTAAACTATCAGAAATAGTCTTATCTGTGCTAAAATGTGTATAATAGTCTTTATCAGTAATATTATTAGAAATGGCAGTTGTTATATGATTACTACTTGTTGTGGATAAAATACTGGTATTATTAGGAATGACAGCTGCTGAATAATTTGTTGTGGGTGAAATACTGGTATTATTAGCAATAGCAGTTGTTAAATAATTACTACCTATTACAAGTAAACTAATGCTAGCTACATTTTTAACTTTAATAAACCTAAAAAGCCATACTAAATACCTAAACAACATCCTGTTATAATATGAGCAGAAAAAAAAATTAAGTATAATTAGGGAATTAGTCTTGTTAGCTTACTATTAAGAATTATTATTCAGATCCCTATTTAGTTAGAAACTGTCGTATAGTGAATAGGACTCATCATCGGATGAAGATTCCGATTCAGATATGGATTCTTTTTCTTCCTCAGAATAATCTGTTTCTACCTCTACAATAGAAGAATCAGTGTCATCCTCAGAAAGAGAAGCGTTTAAATATGGACTATCTTCTATAACAACATTTTCTGCCTCATAATCCTCCTCATCCATTTCCATTGTCTGTAGAAGAATGTTTTTAGCATCATCATACTCATTTCTTTTTTTGTTGGAAGGTAATGCATCCTCAATGCGGTTCATGTTAAGTTCCTTCATTTTATGGATAATTTCCGTAATTCGTGATATTTTTGGCATGTAGGATGGTTTTAAGGTTAAATCCACAATGACAGGAGAATTTTCATTTGATGTACTCTGATCTTCGATTTCTTCATCTAGAATTTTTGTCCTTTTTTGAGTACTGGATGGCATCGAGGAATTCATATTCTGAAATGATATATCAAGGGGTGCTGAACGCTTTTTTCCAATTAAGCCATTCTTAGGCGAATTATCTCTAGTTAAGTCGTCTTTCAACATACTACTTTTAGACAAATTATCTTTAGCCAAGCTATCCTTAGATATACTATCTCTAGATATTTTACCTTTAAATAATATTTTTCTAGACATGTTATTCTTAGGCAAAGTATTGATTCCTATATTTTTATAAGAAATAGGTTTTATGCCTTTATTTAAAGGAATGTCCATATCGAAGAACTTTCTCTTACGAATATTTTCACCACGAGCAACTTCCATTTTATCTACTATGAGCAGTATATTCTGGCTACCCTGTTGTTTACTGTGATAATTCTATGAAAATTGATTGTAAATCAATTTTTAGTTTTAAATATATTGTGGTACTTAGGACAAAGAAAGTATATATGGCCAATAATTATTTCACTAAATTGATTTCCGGACTGATGGGTATGGAGACATGTTGTCCCTACAGGCAACCGCGAAACTGGCCGTAGCGGCAAACACATACTCCAAGAATATCCATCCAATATTGAAGGTCTTCGGGCTGTGGTGGAAAAACAATACACTAGATGGACCTGTTAAAATATGTAACCATTGCAATCAAATAATAGTAGGAGAATACCCCATGTGTTTCAATCATGGAATGAGTATGGATGTGGCTTTAATTCGGGCAGTCAAAGACCACAATATATCTTTAGTCCAGCTTTTCACTGAATGGGGAGGAAATATTGACTATGGGGCACTTTGTGCTAACACCCCATCTATGCAAAGATTATGTGAGAGTTTGGGAGCTAAGCCTCCAAAGGGCCAAATGTTTATGGATACTCTTATACATCTTTCAGATACCTTGGATGATAATGATTTAATTAGGGGGTATGAGATTTTTGAAGAAAATAACGTATTGAATTATGTCAATCTCATGCAATTAAAAATAATTCTTACCTTGAAGACCCGTATACCTCTCATGGAACAACTAGACCAAATTGCCTTAAGACAGCTTCTGCAGCGATATTGGTATGCCATGGCTGTACAACACAACCTAAAAGCAGCTATCCACTATTTTGATAACCATATTCCTAATATGAAGCCATTTCGTCTGCGCTGTGCTTTGTATCTTAATGATCCCTTTAAAATCCATGATGCTTGTAAAACTGTAAATATGGATCCTAATGAGATGATGAACATTGCTTGTCAGCAGGATTTAAGCTTTCAAAGCATTCTCTATTGTTATATGTTAGGAGCTGATATTAATAAGGCTATGCTAATGTCTTTGAATCATGGGAATCTTTCTAATATGTGGTTTTGTATAGATTTAGGGGCAGATGCTTTTGAGGAGGCAGGGGCGCTTGCTGGAAAAAAAAATAAAAGAGCGTTACAACATATATTAGGTCTTAACATCTTTAAACAAGAGTTGATTCCTCCTTGTAAAGATCCTGATCCTTTTCAAATCCAACTTCTGTTAAAAAATTACACTCTAAAAAATGTATCAACCATTTTTGCTTATTATTGTCAGTAGTCATTGTTTATATCAGGATATATAACCCATTTGTTTAATCTTTTTTTTTGTATCAGGCTTCATGATCGCCCACAAAAAAAAAGATTAATCTTTTATCAGATACCTAAAACCTTTTATAAGTGAGTCTATGAGATGGATCATCTCTTGATGGTCATCGTAAGAAGCAAGCTTTCTAGCAAAAACGACAGCGTTAAAGAATTTATTCTGCTCGTGTTTGGATAATACTTTTAATAGCGAACCAAAACAGTATTTAAAAATTTGGCAACAGTTTTTTTGGGCTGCAATAAACAAACACTTGATCAGTGCCTGCTTCACTTTCTGATCGGACATATTTGCCGCATAACAGGCCTTTTTAAACTTAGTAATATAATTATGTTCCGCAAGTACCATTAACAAGGAGGCTATGGGAAGCTGCTTTTCTTGGTGAAATTCACGTAAACATTCGATGGCCAGTGCTTGGAAGACAGTGTGACTTATTAAGTCAGAAATGATAGTTTTCATGGTTGTAAAAATATACATGGGATTTTCTTGTTCTGTATATAGTTTGAAAAGCTTATCATTGCGTGAAATGATGGCCATTTTTAATACAAGATAGTATAGTTTATCTTTAGATAAAAATGCTTTGCAAGCCGTGATTATGTCGATGTTGTTGTTATGAATAGCGATAGAAAGTAATGTTTCTATTCTGAATGTTTTTAAATGCCTTAACAAAGGAATGCAGTCCATGTTATTATATTTAACAATACTGTAATACACCGAATCAATGACGGTCATCTGAGCATCAAGCCGATTTATTAGCAAATTTAACGTTTTTTTGGAGGCATGACCTTTAATGGCGGCACTAAGAGCGCACAGTATAGTAAAATTGTTAAATATATTTTGGTTAAAGAGAAGCAGTAATATTTTCCTTCGGTTATAGTACGCAGCATCTGTGATGATGATTGGACGATAAACGTTAAAATGGGTTAACAGCTTTTTAAAAAAACGGAAGTAGTTTTTTTGTATCGCTGTTTGCATCATCGAAATAATGAGATGGTCAGGGTACGTAATGGGTAGGTCACATGCTACTTCTAACAAAGAATAATCGCCCAATCTAAAGGCTGTGTTAAAAAGCGTACTATCATCATACGTATCGAACACTCCTGCTGTTGCAAACCAAGCAATGAGATGAATGTGCCGTTCCTTGCAAGCTATCGCAAATAGAGCATTTCCTATGGAATGTCGAACAATATACTCCCTATTTTTTTCTAAAATGTTTTGAAAATTGTATAGCGTTGCCGCATACAGTAGACACTCCATTCTGGCGTGATAATTTTTACTTTTGCATATGAATAGGTGGAAGAACTCGAATAATTCTTGAGAACTTGTTAAATGCATAATGTGGTGATAGCTTGGTCTAGTTAAATGATGTGAGAAAATGCATTCTATTACATCTTTTCGGTTATGTTTTAGTGCCTGAGCTAAGGCATATTCAGGCTCAACCCATAGTACTAGTGTTTCTAGAATTTTGATATTCGCCTGCTTCGCCAGTGCATATTTTAAAACACTCTGGTTGGAAAACATTTTGTTATGAAGATGGACGACAGTGTCCATTTTTATGATGGGACCATTCCAGTATAGTCCTAAATGCTGTAGCAGATCATTTGTTAGGTCTGAGGCGTCCTCGGGAGTCATATAAATATGTTGCAACGCTTTTTTCTGTAAGGAGAACATTTCGCCGTAATCATACAAAAAAAAATTAAAATTTAAGGATAGATATAATTCAAGCATAGCAATTGTTAATGTTAATAACAAACATAAAATCAAGATTTATAATAGGACATTTGCAGTAATTATACAGAATGTAAGTAAATATACAGAATATAAATAAATATACAGAATGTAAGCAAATGGGATATTATCTATCATAATGAATCAAAGGATATTTGTATAGATTAGGATTTTCTGTAATAAAGATATGAAGATCATCATAGTAGAATCCATCAATCACAATGCAACCACCTTTAAGGCATAATTTAGTAAATTCAGCACTCCCATCTTCTGGATGCTTTACAACTAACATTAAAAACTCCTCAGTTACATTATCTGTAATAAAGTAAGATCCTCCTGGAGCCATATCTAGCATGTCTCTTATTCCCATAAAATCCTTTTTGGGGTGGTAAAAACTTAGCAATTTCAATCTCTTTTCTAGGTTTTTTTCCTGGTATTTAAGCCATTTGTTATAAAACAGTTTTCTTATGAAAATGCATTTGAAAATATTGGGAATGTTTAACCATGCTTCTTCCGAGCACATCTCCAGATATTTACTTTCTTTGTTTCCCATGTCTAATTTATTGTTCACTAAGTTAGCAATGAATTAGTATATAACCTATTTTATAACCTAGTTATAACCTATCTTATAACCTATTTTATAGCCTATTTATAATTGGCTATAGCTATGCATAATCCTAAATGATTACCCTACTAAGCCCCCTACTTTTACATATATGGATTCACTTTTATTTTATAAACCATTAGAATTATTTTATAATTACTTATTTTCATTGTAAATGAGTGGATATTTATAAAAATCCTCAACCGTTTTAAGATAGTTTTCTAGAGAGAAGTAATTTTTACCGTTAATATATAATGCTTTCCCATTAAAATCTAGTTTTGCTATGTTTAGTGAACCGTTTTCTAGATCTTTTTGAACAAGAAACAGATTTTCATCGGTTGCGTCGTCCGTAAGCAGAAAGGTACCATTAGGCTTGTTCATAAACATACGTTCTATTTCGTCGTCATTTTTTTGTGAATAGAAAAAATCCAACTTTTTAATCCGTTTTAGCTCTTTTTTATCAATCTTTCCAGACTGTTTTATATATATTTTATTACAAATCTTAGAATCCTCTTTGGCTTCATTATACTTATTTTGCTTGTCCTCTATTGACATGACCGTATTTGGTAGGTAACTTCCGTCAAGATGGTTCCCCATGTTTTAAGTAGATTTTTAATTCAGTTGTATACTTGAGACTAAAATAAATATAAAAAAATAAATTTATTTTTGTAAATCTGTTTATGGCTTATAGCGGTATAGGGGCCGATAAAAGGTATCGGGGTAGTCTCCTACGATATCGTCAATTTTGGTATAGTAACACTTGTTATGGTAGTATTGTCCAAAACGAGTGTGTATGCGCCGGTGAAGCGTCCGCCCGCTAATGGGACAGTTCCAGGTTAAGACAACCATATCACAGTCAAAAAGAGAGGAAACGGCATAGGTGCCCAAAGGTTCATTAAACAGCATACGCCGCATATATTTTAGTTTTTTATCACCATGGTAATAGTCACAGTTTTTCATGTCCTGTTTAATAGGATTATTCCCCATCTATGATACTATATAAAAAATTTAGTTTTTAGCTTTTTCAAAACTAAATTTTCCTTATCACAGCGTGTAGAAAGAATATTTAAAGATGTTATATCTTTTAGCGGGACCCAAAAAATTCTCATCACTTATTTTTTTTATATTGTTGTAGTTCATAACAGCGTTTAGGACTTATAACGATATAAAGGTCTATAAAATATATGCGGGTATAATCTTATAAAATCATCGATTTTTTCATAATATTCTCCGTTTATATAATAAAGATCGTAACAGACATTGATGCGTAAATGCATTATTCGCGTGTTCGTTGGGCAGCTAAAGGATATCACAACGTAGTTTTTTTTGAGAAAAGACGAAACCACATAAGTCCCTAAGGGTTCATTGAATAGTAAACGCCATATTTGTTTTAAATTTTGTTGTTCACCATAGTAGTATTCGCACTTTTTCAGGTCTTTTTTAACAAGCCTATTTCCCATTTACGTTTATAAATAAAGATTTAGAAATGTTATATATTACTTGTTGATGAAAGATTAACACGTCTTATATGTAGATGTATTCGTTTAAAAATATTTGCATTGCAACAGACGTGGTTCTTTCTTATCAGAAATGTCAAAACTCGTCCTTATTTTAAACCTTAAAGTTTAAAATTTAAAGAAGTATTTATAAAATATAACCATGGGAACTTTTTCAGTGACGGTTTCTGCAAAAAATGACAATGCCGTTTGTAAGTATTTAAAAGAACCAATGATTGAAAATAAAAATTACAAAAACATATTTGAGCATGATAAAAAAAATTTAAATGATGCTCTACGTCAACATATCACTGTTCATAATCCAGTAGTTGATTGGTGTAATAATTATTCAACATTTTCATCTCAGGATTTTGAGGAATATAAAATTTATATACACGGTGATCTTATGGATGGACGACCTAGTCCAAAAAAAACATGGTGTGTAATCATGTAATATTCGTTAGTTTTATATACTGAAATTAATATACTAAAGTATATTTCTGGCTATTCCCATTATGGTAGTATCATTGCTATTTTTAAGAGCTGGGTGTGAATTTGTATAGAAATAACACGATCCTTGTCCTGGTGGATCTTCCTCATCATCAAATTCCCATGCTATACAACCATTATGTTGTAAGCATAATGATTGGCAGTAATCTACAGATGACCAAGTAGCATAAACATCACCATAATATATACGTGTTTTTCCAAATGGAGATTGAAGATCAGCAGTAGTGCTATTAAATGTATAAAAACCAGGCGTATAATTACATGAACGGATGCTAGGATCCAAATTAATATCTTTAATATCTTGTTTTACAGCTTCTAGACAGCTTATATCAGTACATGTTCCACGTACACAGTGGTGTCCTTTATCCTTACAATCTGTATCTGTCTTACACTTTTTTTTCAGATGGTAAAAACCTAATATTAAAATAATTACAAGAATAAGCCCTATAAGTACTTGAACAACAGGATGATACATTTTAATATTAAATATATTTTTTAATTAAATGATTAGATTTAATCCAAGTAGTATTAAATAATTCTTTAGAAATAGTGTTCTACAAATAATGAAATGGATGGTCTAAAAAAAATAATACATTGTTAGGTTAAGTAAATTTAATATTTTAAGATACTTTTCTAGCTATTGCCATTACAGCATCATTCTTGGATTTAAGAGCAGGATGTGGATCTATGTAAAAATAGCATTCTCCAGTTGTTTTGCCTGATATCTTATCAAATTCCCATCCTATGCAATCTTTACGATCTAAACATAATCTTTGACAGAAATCTTCACCTGAATGGGGGTCATAAAGCTCAGCATCATCTATACGTGTTTTTCCAAATGGAGATTGAAGATCAGCAGTAGTATTACTAAACTTATAAAACTTAGGTGTATAATTACAGGAACGGATGTTAGGATCTAGTTTAATATCTTTTATGTCATATTTTATAGCATCTAGACAGCTCATGTTGGTACAAATTCCACCCACACAGTGGTGTCCTTTATCCTTACAGTCTGTATCTATCTTACATTTTTTTTTTGCTGGTGATATTGGTAGTGGTAGTTTCTGTTCCGGATAGAAAAGACCCGTTATTAAAAAAATCATGAGAATAACAATTATAAACAAAATAACAGCTATAAGCAGAACAAGATACATTTTAATATTAAATATATTCTTTCATTAAATGAATATATTTAATCTGTGATATTAAATAATTCTTTAGAAATATTATTCTACAAATAATGAAATATATACATCAAAATATTGTTACTTATTAAAGTATTTTCTGAATATTTGCATTGAGTTATTATTACCACTATGATCAAAGTTATGGGTAGATTTGTGTAAAAAGCATTCCTGCTGTTTTATCATATTACCATGTTAAACAATGCTGTTGTAAACATATTGATTGACAGGTATCTGCACTTAACTTATCACATATATGTATACTAGATTCTCTAAATGCAGATTGAGGATTAGTAATATTAAATCTATAAAAATCAGGTGTATAACTACATGAATGGATTTTAGGATCTAGTTTAATATCTTTTATGTCTTATTTTACAGCAGACAGCTCATGTCAGTACAAATTCTACACCCAGTGGTATCCCTTTATACATACAGTCTGCATGTATTTTACATTTGTTATTTTTTTGGTGATTTTAGAAGATAAAAAGTAAAATTATTAGAAGAATATTTTTATATTAAAATGATATAATAGTTACTTTAATTATTACATTTAACCTGAAAAGACTTATTACCTAAAATATTATTAAAGGGGAAAGTAATATTGTGTAATTGAGTCCATAACATGGGTGGGAAACAAAAATCTCGTAATATGAAAAATAAACATCCTAGAAAGAGTGCAATTGTTATAAGCTTGTGTAACTTTATTTTAAAGTAGGAGTATAAAAATATGAGTATAAGAGGAATAGGCGCCATTACTAATATTGGCTCCAACATCCTGTTGTCTACAAAAAAAAATAACTTTTTTTGGGGAAAAAAATATTTTCAAATAGAGTGTGTTATAATTGATATTTTTCTATGTATAGATTTTATAAAATCTAAAACATACCAAATTATTATTATGATTATTGGATAGATTACTATCTTAATTAATAAAATATCAGACGTATTCATGCTATGAGCATAGACTGCTGGAATTTTAATAATTTTTTATTAAAATTTAGGCGTTATGTTTGTCCAGCAGGTCATGCAATTATTTGTTTCGCAAGTAATCTCAGTCTTATATGCGTATAATAAGATACATTACTTACAGCAAACTATTAAACCTCCTAGCAAGAAGCTTGGGTACTGGCGTACCTATACAAACCATCATAGATTCTGTTGGGATTGTCAAGATGTCATCTGTAGGAACAAGGTCTTTAATAATCATGTTTCTATAGTTAAGGACCTTAATACAGATAAATATTTGACGTTACATCGGTTTAATGGAGCATCTACCAAATAAAACATAAGTATCCTGTTATTCACTTATATAATGTCGTCATCCTACATGATATAAGTAATGTACAAGGTTTAATAAAAACAATATGTGTTTTATTTTTGTGTAGTAAGTAAATGCAAAATAAAATCCCAAATTTTAACCTTTTCTTTTTTTTTCTATACAAGATGTTAGAAATAGTATTGGCAACGCTGCTAGGTGATCTGCAGAAACTTAAAGATCTTACACCTATGCAGCGGGCTGTGGCTTTCTTTCGAGCCAACACTAAAGAGCTAGAGGACTTCCTCTGCCCCGATGGGCAGTCTGAGGAGTTACTCCCTGGACTTCTCCTTAACCGTTTATTAGAACCTTCAGGTCCTATTGACATTTTAACCGGTTACCACCTATTTCGTGAGAATCCGAAGGCAGGTCGGCTGCGTGGCCTTGAGGTCAAGCTGCTTGAACGGTTATATGATGCTAACATCTACAATATATTGGCCCAGCTACGGCCTGAGTTGGTTCGCAATAAGGCTGTTGAGTTATATTGGCTCTTTCGGGCTATTTTGATGTGTCATGGTCCCTTAGTTTTGGAGATTGTACGACATGAGACAATGGATTTTGCAGAATTAGCCTTTATCTGTGCTGCTTACTTTAGTGAACCTCAGGTAATGTACGCTATTTATAAATTTATACCTATCTCTTGCGCAGTCCTTGCTGATGCCATTCAGATGTGTCTTGAGAGTAACAGCGAGGCGGGGATTTGCTATGCTTACCTAATGGGGGGTAGCCTCAAGGGCAAGGTGCCTGGCGCGCTGCGCAAACGTCTGCGTGCCAGTCCACTTCGGCAAGAGCGCAAAAAGAAAAACGTTCTTCCACCCCATGAATTCCTACTCATGCTTCATGGGATTTAATTTTTTTCGTAGGAGCGCGGCTGAGAGGATCTCTTCGGCATCGGCAATCCGGCGTTGGAAGCGGAGCCTATCAACGGCAGCCTGTTCCCAGGGGCCCTTGCGGTTAATGTCATCAGCTTCCCGCACGTCTACTAAAATATCATCTGTAGCAAAATGAACTTTAACATCCCGTTGCCCGATTTTTACACTAGAATAGAATGCCTCCCACTTAGTATTCACGAAGTGAAGAGCGGTATTATTGTCAAATCCTTTATTAAAATGTTTAGCATCATGATTGTCATTCAGGGATACTTTATTTAACGGCATCAATGTATTTTCAAGAGAGAAATCTTCATCCCAGTCACTATCATCACTTAAATCTTCATTTCCCCCAAGAATGAAGGCTAACATAGGGTTAGTACCTATTTTTGATTGGTGGGAGACAGATTTGATGGGCTCATTTTGGGCTGAGGGTTTTGAAGGACCTGGTTGAATCTCATTAAGAGGTTTTTTACGACGTCGGCGGCTGCGTTTTTTATTTCTCCTCGACATTTATAGTTTTTAAATAACTTATGATATAAAACATGAGTATTTAAAATTTAGATAGCAATAACAAATTACTTTGATATCAATCGATAACTTATTCTTTAGTATATATTGGGTAATGTTTTTGAAGGGAAGAGTTCTAATGAAATAAATATTTTATAATAAATAAGTTAATTTGGGTATTAGAGACATCTACTACTTTAATTTGTTTTTTTCTGGAAATAATTATTTCGTAGAAGTATGCTGCTATCTACCGGTCTGCCGCCTGCTCTCAGGGACTCCTTGTGCTCGATGTCGTCGGCTTTCCACATCTCGATGGCTGCGGCAAAGTGGATGTGCTTCGCGTTGATCGTTCGTTTTTTGCACTGCCCATTATTCCTCCTATAGGATTAGTGTTTAACACCTATAATATCATAATTTTAACACATCAAAACTTAAACTATTTTTGTATAATAACTATTACTATGTCTACTTGTAATTATTCTCCAAAAGAGAAACCTGTTGATGTGAACAATGTGTCTGAGAAATCAGCTGCCGTGAATAATATACCTGATAAACCAGCTGTTGTGAATAATGCACCTGAGAAACCTGTTGATGTGAATAATGTATCTGAGAAATCAGCTGTTGTGAATAATGCACCTGAGAAACCAGCCGGAGCAAATAATATACCTGAAAAGTCAGCCGGAATGACATCATCAGAATGGATTGCTGAATATTGGAAGGGTATAAAACGTGGAAACGATGTGCCATGTTGTTGTCCAAGAAAAATGACCAGCGCAGACGAAAAGTTTTCAGTGTTTGGTAAGGGATACCTAATGCGTTCCATGCAAAAGCATGATTAAAAAAATATTTTTTTTGACAAATGTTTCTAAACTATGAAGATAGATAAAATGTAAAAAATCCTGGCAAAATTTAAACTATTTTGTAAAAAAAAAAAGAATATGCCTACACCGTCTTCTTTACAAGTCCTTGTCAAAAGGGTGTTGGACTACCAGCATCATGTATCTGAAGATGATTATTGTATTTTACAGCATTGTGGGTTGTGGTGGCATGGAAGTCCAATTATGTTTTTTACTAATGAAAATCATCAAAGGATGATAAAATCAGCAAGCTTTAAAGATGGTTTAGAAATAAATCTCGCATTAATGAAGGCCGTACAGGAAAACAATTGTATCTTAATAGAGCTGTTTACCGAATGGGGTGCAGACATTAATTATGGATTGATTACTGTCAATACGGAATATACCCGAAACCTATGTCGAAATCTAGGTGCCAAGGAGGCGTTAAATACACGGAAAATTTTAGATGTATTTTTAAATTTAAAGGATTTTAAAAGTAGTAATCATATTATTCTATGCCATGAATTGTTATCTAATAATCCTCTTTTACTAAGTGAAAATAATGATTATTTGAGAAAAATAATTAATTGTAATCTAAGGAGAATATCAATTAACTTTATATTGGATGAAATTTCATTTAATGAAAAGCTAACCAGATTCTGGTATAAACAGGCAGTACTAAATAATCTTACTGAAGCTATCCAATATTTCTATCAAAAATATAAGCAGTTTAAAGACTGGCGACTAATATGTGGACTTGCTTTAAATAATGTATTTGATCTTCATGAAATATATAACAAAGAGAAGGCTGATATAGATATTAATCAAATGATAGAGATAACCTGTACATATATGTGTAGTTATCCCACCATTTACTATTGTTTTGTAATGGGGGCTGACATTAATCGGGCAATGATTACCTCAGTTACAAAATCTTATACTGGTAACTTGTTCTTTTGTATAGATTTAGGAGCTACTGCCTTCGAAGAGTGCTTAGAAATAGCAAAACAACAGAATGATAATGAATTGGTAAAGGTATTATCATTGAAAAACTATTACAGTCCAGATAGCTCCCTTTTATCATTAAAAATAACAGATCCGGAAAAAATTAATATCTTATTAGATGATGAAACATATGAGTCAAAAAATGAGTTAATATATGAAGAATTAATATAAAATTATTTTTTCATAATAGCGATATATTATGATAGAGATTTTGATGGATTTTTATATAGGACCACATAACTGTCATTTTATTTTTTTTTGTAAAATTTAAAGAATTTTTGCAAAAAAAAACATGTCTACACCATCTTCTCTACAAATCCTTGTCAAAAGGATGCTGGACTTCCAGCATCATGTATCTGAAGATGATTATTGTATTTTAGAGCGTTGTGGTTTGTGGTGGCATGGAGGTCCAATCATGCTTTCTACTAATGATGAGGATCATCAAATGATAAAATCAGCAAGCTTTAAAGATGGCTTAGAATTAAATGTCGCATTAATGAAAGCCGTACAGGAAAACAATCATAGTCTAATAGAGCTGTTTATTGAGTGGGGTGCGGACATTAATTTTGGATTGATTACTGTCAACACGGAAAACATTCGAAGCCTATGCCGAGAGTTAGGTGCCAAGGAAGCTTTAAATCAATGGGAAGTTTTAGATGTATTTTATACAGTAAAACGTTTTAAAAGTAGTAATAATATTATTTTATGTCATGAATTATTATCTAATAATCCTCTTTTTCTAAGTGAAAATAATGTTCAATTGAGAAGATTAATTAATTATAATCTAAGGAGAATATCAATTAACTTTATATTGGATGAAATATCATTTAGTGAAAAGCTAACTAGATTCTGGTATGCATTGGTAGTTCAATATAACCTTACTGAAGCTATTCAATATTTTTATCAAAAATATAAGCAGTTTAAAGATTGGCGACTAATATGTGGGCTCGCTTATAACAACGTGTTTGATCTTCATGAATTATATAACAAGGAGAAGGTTGGTATGGATATTAACCAAATGATGGAACTGGCCTGCATATATAGATATAATTATTCCACCATTTATTATTGTTTTATGCTGGGGGCTGACATTAATCGGGCAATGATTACCTCAGTTACAAAATCTTATACTGGTAACTTGTTCTTTTGTATAGATTTAGGGGCTACTGCCTTCGAAGAGTGTTTAGAAATAGCAATACAACAGAATAATATTGAATTTATAAAAATATTAATATATAAAAATTATTATAGTCCAGATAGCTCCCTTTTATCATTAAAAATAACAGATCCGGAGAAAATTAATATCTTATTAGATGATGAAACATATGAGTCAAAAAATGAGTTAATATATAAAAAATCTCATTGATACTAATTTTTTTTCAGGCCTGAAAAAAAAATTAAAGTGATCGCGTCATAATTAACATTTTTTTGTACTCGGATCTTAGGTATAAAAAGGTGATATATGTTATTGTTGTTGCCACATTTATTAAGTATGCGCCGAAAAGCATAACGCCGCCTTCCATAGTTTATAAAGATCTTTTTTGAAAAAAACATTAAATTTTAGCCGCTTTCAACATCTAAACAGGTTTGCCAATAATATACAACTAAAATACCTAGCATCATATATAAAGTGAAATCTATACCAATAAAATGTTTAGAGAGCTTAACTAAGATTATTATAATATACCATTTTAATATGAATAACAGGAATGCTAATATCATGTAGATCAAACACCAAACATCACAAATAAACATAGCTAAAGATTTCTCGCAAATCAGTATGCACGGCGGCAATCTGTTTTTCGAGGAAAACATATTAAGTTTTAGCCGGCGATCTGTTTC